GGGTACGAACCGGTACCGGCGACCTTCGATTACCGGAGCGTTGATGCCGTGGTGGCTTACGACCGATTGGCCGTCGGTCTGTTCGGTGCGGTACAGCCAGTCAAGACCGGCGCGGAGAACATCCAATGCGGTTGCGGTCATTTCGACCATGCTGTGCTTTCCTCCTCGTTGTTCGCGGTTGTATACCGGTAGATAGTGGCTCAGTCGCGGGCGAGGATGGGGGCGTAGGGAATGCCGAAAGAGCCAGCGGCTTGGATGGCTTCGGCGAAGGTCATGCCCCACAGTTCGATGTCGCCGTACCCCGCATCCGAGGCGGCGTCCCAGGCTTCCTCTTCGTTCACGCCGCAGTCGACCATGTCAGCGACGAACCGCTCGATGGAGACGCCGTCGACACAAGCGGCGACGCGCTCCCGGATTTCTTCTTCGGTCGCGGGGCGATGGCGTTTCCCCGGTTTCTGCTGCACCGTCATGAGCTGGTTCATGGTGATGAACTGGAGTGCGGCCCCGTGGAGTTCTTTGATGGCGGTGCTGCGGGCCGACCGCGTGAGGTCGGGGTCGGCCTTGACGTCTTGCATGCGGTTACGCAGATATTCGAGGTATTGGTCGTACGGCGTGTTCAAGACTGCCATTCTGTGGTTCCGTTCGATATGGCGTGCGTGGGTCATCTGTGGGCAGACGACGGCAGTACTCGCAAGACGGTAGTGAGGTCCACTCTATTATGTGTTCGTATCCGTGACTGAAGGAGTCGCCATGCCAATCCCACCTTCCCACGAGCAGCGGCCCAAGCCCTGGTACCGGCGCTCGTGGGTCATCGCGCTGGCTGCGGTGTCCGCTGCCATCGCAATCGCGTGCGCCATGGGCGACGACGATGACGACGATGACGACGACGACGATGACGACGGGATTTCGGAGCAGTTCGACGACGGCGACGATGATGACGAGGGCGCGGGCGAGGACGTCGGCCTGTTCGCGGTCGTTACGATCGTCGACAGCGAGTCGTGGAAGATGACCGCCCCGTAGGGGTGCAGGCTCGTGCTTCCCGGGGGCGCACGCGTCCCCGGCAACCGTGCTATGTGAGGGATGTTTTGCCAGGTCAGAGGTACGTGTCAGCGCTCGTCGACCAGGTAGTGAGGTCCACTCTAGTATGGTCACGTAACCCTGAATGAAGGAGCCGCTATGACCGTCCCCCCTTCCCCCGCTCGCAAGCCGAAACGCTGGTACACCAGGTGGTGGGCCATTACCCTCTATGCCCTGATCGGTGTGTGCACCATCGGCACCATCGCAGGCGCCCTCAGCGGCGACGTCGAGCCCGGCAAGACGTCCGAAGGCCTCACCGAAGGCCTTGACGACCTGAACGATGCCACCGACGGCGTCGCCGAAGACGCGGAAGACCTCGGCGCAGTCGAGTTCGAGGACTCCTTCGAGGCCTACACCGAAACCGGTTCCGGGGACGCCACCATTGCGCTGCCTGAGGGCGCGGTGGAGGGCACCATCACCGCCAGCCACAGCGGCGATTCGAATTTCCAGCTCACCGTGCTCGACGAGGGCAACGAGATGACCGGCGACCTGCCCGTCAACACCATCGGGTCCTACGAGGGCACTACCGCATTCGGTCTCTACGACCTCGGCGGCGAACCGACCAACCTCAAGGTCACCGCCGACGGCGACTGGGAGATCACCATCGCCTCCTTCGAGGAGGCGCCTCGCCTGGAACTGCCCGCCGAGGGCGACGGCGACGCGGTCTACGTTTACGACGGCGGTGCGGCCGACTGGGCTATTACCCACGACGGCGACTCGAACTTCCAGGTCCACCAGACACCCCTCTCGGATCTGGCGATTGGTGACCTTCTGGTCAACACGATCGGCTCCTACGAAGGGACGGTCCCCGTCAACGACGAGGTCGCGGTCGTGACGGTCGTCGCTGACGGCTCTTGGAAGATCAGCGTTCCGTAAGGGCGAAGACCGGTAGTTGCCGGGGGTGCGCGCATACCCCCGGCAACGCTGTTTTCAGCGGTTGCGGGCGCCAGTATCGGCAAGACGGGCAATCAGTTCATCACGCTCAACCATTGCGGCCTTCGCGATGTCGGCCAGGGCGAACGCCGCCGTGAGCGCGTTGTCGCGGTGGTTCTCCAGCTCGTCGCATGCCTCATCGCGCCAGGCGCGGTACTGGTCCCGCTCGGCCGCGCACCGCTCGGCGAACTCCTGGGTGGCCGCCAGCTTCGCTTCGAGCCGGTCGACCTCGGCGATGAGCGCACGCCGGTCGGCGTCGGCCATCAAGTGATCGTAGCCGAGCGCGGTCTTCGAGGGGATGGGCCGGATGGCGTTGGCATCACGCATCCGGATGGCGTCCATCTGCGTGCTGGTGAGGTCATCAGTGCCCGGGGCCCAGATCAGGTCCCGGTTGATCAGCCGGTCTTCATCCATCAACCCTCGTCCTTCTCGCCTGCTTCGGCGCTGTCATCCCAGCTGGCGGTGTGGCTGACACCGAAGTTCGGGAGGCTGCCCCGTTCCAGGGTATGCTCCCAGGCCTCGACGAATTCGTCATAGGCGGCATCGAAAGCGTCATACCGGTGCTCGGTGGCGACCTTCATGACGACGGTGAGCCACTGCTGCGGCGCCTGCCTGAGACGGCTCAGCCTCGGCATCGCCTGCCGGAGCGCCTGCTCCTCCTCTGCCGACAGCGGGGCCGTGGGGACCTCGATCTCGACGTACCACTGCTGCAGCGGATAGCGCTGGCGGAAGCGGTTGACGCGTTCCTGGACGTAGTCGCGGGTGACGGGGGCGATCGTGAACGTCCGATCGGTGCCCAGGAGGTCGGGATCGTAGGGCCGGTTGGCTTCCAGGAACCCTTCTTTCTCCATGCGCTCCAGCGACCCCAGGGCGTTGACGCGCTGCAGCCGCAGCGCCCGCGCCACCGACATGGCAGTGCGCGGTGCGTCGCTGCACAGCAGGAGCTCCGCGATCACCACGCGCTCCCGGTTCCAGATGAACGAGGGTCTTCGCAGGTCCATCACGATTCCTTATCAGTGGGGTCGAAGAGGTCGAGGAGATCCGTCACGCGGCCTCGCGCTGCCCAGATGCGGTCGTCGCACTCCTCGGGTGGCCCGTTGGTGTCGGCTCCGGCGACGTACTCGCGCAGGCGCAGCCCGTCGGGGCCTGACTCGTACATCAGGCCCGTGGTGTCGCGGGCGCAGTTCTTGAGGTCAGCGCGTATGGCCTTCAGTTCGGCTACCACGTGCTTGAGCGACGGCACACCTTCAACGGCGTCCGGCGCCTCTCCCGGTTCGGGATACTGCATGCCGGTGATGTGTCCGCATCCTCGGCATTGGAATCCGATGTAGGTCCGGTCGTTGCCCCGGTCGTATCCGGGGTTCCAGTTGTCCTGGCCGCATACACTGCAGTCGCCGGGTCCGATGATGCCTTCACGGTGGAGCTGGATGAGGTGCCCGTTAATTCTTTCCATCCTGCTGTCCCTTCTCGGTATCAAGGCCTGTGTCTTCGGGAGTCGGGGCTGCCAGACGCCGGATCGCGCTGCCTATGATCCGGTAGTCGCCCTCGGCGGTGAGCAGGTCCACGAGGGGCACGTACAGATCATAGGGGTGCAGGACGGGTGCCTCAGGGTGTTCGCTTCGGTCCTGCAGGGGCCACAGCAGGTGGTGGGTCTGCATCAAGGTCAACGGCGTTGAGTACGCCAGATCCTTGCACAGATCGTCCCACCCGTACTCGTCGCGGGTCACAACGCCCTGCGTGGTGGTCACTGGGTTCCCTCTTTCATCGCCCGGTAGCGGACGCGTGGCGGGTAGCCGTTGCCGCCGCGCGCGAGCCAGCCTTCCTTGATGAGTACCTGCATGACCCGGCCGACCGTGGCGGTGCTGACGTCGAACTGCGCCGCCAGCGTGCTGGCGGCCGGGAGCGCCTCGCCGGGGGCGTACATGCCCTCGCCTTCTTCCAGGCGTTCCAGGACCGCGTCGTACACCTGCTGGAACTTGGAGGCGGCGCGGACGGGTTTCAACGGTCGGGCCATGCTCGGTCTCCTCGTTTATCGGATCGTGGCGGTGCAGCGGCACAGGCCTTCGCATCCGCAGGTAGGTGTGGGCAGCGACAGGTCGTGCCGCCGGAAGTCCATGTAGCAGGGGGGGAGATTGGCCCAGCCGGTCAGCGGCGTCGTGCCTTCATCCACCCTGGCTGAGGCCAGGATAGTCGGGTCGGCCAGGTCGGCCATGGTGGCCAGCAGCTCCCGTGCTTTCTTTCTGGCCGGGACGAGGCCGTGCACGCTGAACTTGAGTCCGACGGTGCGGCCGTGCCACAGGAGCCAGCGGCGGCGCAGCCGCACGGTGCAGGGCCGGTGCTGGTCGTGGCTGAGCGGGTCGTCGCCGTGGCGCAGGCGCCGGTTGTCGTCGAACAGCTCTTTCCAAGGGCGTCTCCAGTAGGAGACGACCGCGACGTATCCGGGCACGTCGTCATGCCAGTACGTGTCGGTGAACCGCCATGGGACCGTCACGAGGTGCCCGACCATGTCGCGTACTCGTGGGCGGCGCGTTCACGGCGCAACATCATCGGATCGGACCCGAACTGCACGGCCCACTCCACGAGCCGGTTGCGGTCGTCGCGGTCCATGTCGTCCAGGAGCCCTTCGCGGTAGAGGCGGTCCCAAACGCCTTGGCGGGCGCCTTCGGCTTTGTGCCAGTGCCATTCGGCGCGGGCGACCTGATTCCACGCGCGCACCGACGCCGGGATCTTCGCTGCCGTGAACTGGGCCAGGACGCGCTCGTAGAGGCTGCTGATCTGGCCGCTGACGTCTTTGTACGGGACGACGGGCATCGTCGTGTGGGCCAGGGCCGTGACGCCCTCAGCGTGCGGTTCGCAGCCAAACATGCTCGGGGTGTATCGCCAGGGTCCGACGGCGCTGGTGGCGACGACGACGGCACCGGTGAGCTGCCAGTCGTAGCCCCACCAGGTGCCTTTGGTGACGTCGGCGAGGTGGACGATGACGAACTTCCCGGCCAGCGGCTCGGACTCGGTCAGATGGGTGAAGCCGGTGGCGACGAGCTCGTCGACCAGGGGTTTGGCGATGGTGCGGCGCAGGTAGCCGTCGATGGCGGTTTGCATCAGGTCTCCCGGGGGTAGGTGCCGTACATGAGGGTGGGCCGTCCGGTGTAGCACCGGACGGCCCGGCAGGGGGCTACTCCCCCTTGACGTTGACGATCTGGCGCAGCTTGTACCTGATCGTGACGAGGTCGTCGGCGTCGGCCATGATCTGGTCGATCGGCTTGTACGCGTCGGGGATCTCGTCGACGAACGCGGCGGAGTCGCGCCATTCGATGCCGATCATGCGTTTACGCAGATCGTCGTGGGTGAACTTGGCTTTCGCCTTCGTCCGCGAGTGGTTGCGGCCCGCGCCGTGGGGGCTGGAGTTGAACGCGACTGCGTTGCCTTTGCCCTCCACGACGTAGGAGGCGGTGCCCATGGACCCGGGGATGAGGCCCAGGCGCCCCTCCTCGGCGTTGATGGCGCCCTTGCGGGTGATCCACAGCTTCTTGCCCCAGTGCTCTTCCTGGGCGGTGTAGTTGTGGTGGCAGTTGATCTCGGAGTCGACGACGATCTCGGAGTCGCTCCACGCCTCGAACGCGTCGATCATGCGACGCATCATCTCCACGCGGTTGGCCTCGGCGAACTCCTGGGCCCACATCATCTCGCGGATGTAGTCCCAGAACTCGGGGGTGCCCTGCGCGAGGTAGGCGAGGTCCTTGTCCGGCAGGTCGATCCACCACTGCTTGCACAGCCGCTGCGCGACCTGGATGTGGTGCTGGGCGATCTTGTTGCCGATGCCCCGGCTCCCCGAGTGCAGGAACAACCAGACAAACCCCTCCTCATCGACGCAGAGCTCGCAGAAGTGGTTGCCCGAGCCCAGCGAACCGAGGTGGAGCTGCCAGTTCCCCATGTAGGAGGAGGGCGTGAAGCGGGCGGTCACGGCCCTGGCTTCGAGGTGCGCGATCGACTGCTCGGCGGTCTCGGTCAGGCGCGTGTTGATCCCCCCTTTCCCCAGCGGGATCGCCTTCTCGATGGCCTCGCGCACCACCGACAGATCCAGGTGGGCGATCTGGTCGACGTGGTGGCGGGTGCGGACGGCGGCCATGCCGCAGCCGATGTCGACACCGACGGCGGCGGGCATGATCGCGCCCAACGTGGGGATGACCGAGCCCACCGTCGCACCCATCCCCTGGTGGGCGTCAGGCATGACCGCCATGTGCGGCCACACGAACGGCATCGATGCGGTCCGTTCGACCTGTTCGCGGGCGCCCTCTTCCAGGATCGACGCCCAGTTTTTCGCCTTCTCGTTGATTTCTTCCATATGCGTGCCTCTCGTTCGTGCCGGTCAGTCGTTGTCGTCGCCGTCGGTGTAGGTGTCGCCGATCTTGAGCTTGTCCCAGTCGGCCTTGGGGATGCAGTCGGAGTACTCGTAGGTGTCGTCTTCGAAGACGACGAGGTAGCAGTTCTCCTCGACGTCGGCGGTGCAGCTGGGGCCGTCGGCGTCGACGACGCAGTCGGTCTCGATCCACCCGTCGGGGTGCTCTTCGAGGCGCGTGATCTCGCCGGTGGCCTCCTTGGGTCCCTCGAATCCGCACGCGCCGAGGGTGAGCAGGGCGGTCCCGCAGGCGGCGGTGACGATGGCAGTTGTTCTCATCGGATTCCATTCCATAGTGGTGTGTGTGGTTACTGCAGCTCAGCGGAACGCTTGAGCCACACGGTCTCGAACGCCTCGAAGTGCTCGCTGGTGATCTGCCCGGCGCCGCACGCGATGTCGGCACGGAACATGGCATGGTCGAGTTCAGCGCGACTCGTACTCTCGGCGAACTCGCGCCCGATTTGCGCCAGTGTGGCCCCGGCCGGGATCTGGGCGACCGCCTCGCGCCACGAGGTGCGTTTCTTGACCAGGGAGAACCAGATCCGGAAGTCGCGGTGGTCGATCCACCAGGACGCCTCCCCGGACTGGGCCAGTATCGCCAGCACGGCTGCCTGCTCCAGCTCCGGCGTGGACGCGTACGCGTCCCTCACCCGGGCGGTCACGACGTCGACCGCGTCAGCGCGGATGGCGTGCGCCCACGCCACCTGCCGCTTCGGTCCCTGCAACGGTGGCCATCCCTCGGCCTTGGACCGCTCGGCCGCGATCCGGTTGCGTTCGTCATTCGCCTGCCGCAGGCACGCGGTGCACGCCCGCTCGCCGAGCTTTTCAGCCTTGCGCCCCCGTTCACCGTTCACGTCGGTGCCGTAGATCTGCTGCTGGCTGGTGTGGCCGCAGGAGTGGTGGATGTCGTACCAGGCCATGATCGCCTTTCGGGAGGTGGGGGGTCAGTCGAAGGAGCCGACACGATCGGCTCTGCGGCACAGGAAGGCGAACATCAGGCGCTCCCTTCAGGGGAGGCGTCGGGTTCACGGGCGATGGTGACGGTGTCGACCTTGGGCTTGCGCGGTTTGCCTTCGCCTTTGGTGTACTGCTTGATGAAGACGCGCTTAACCACGTTGCCGTCGGCGTCGCGGTAGCGGCGCCAGTGGCCCGGCTGCCACACCAGTTCGCCATGCTCGTCCGGCGCCCAGTCCCAGGTGTGACCGACCTTGAACTCCCAGTTGATGGTGCGGTCGGTCGGTTCACCAGAGGCACGCTGAGGCGCTGGGGGGTCTTCGACTTCCAGCTCCAGGGTGCGCACCGGCGGGAAGTACCAGCGCTTCACACCAGCCGCTTTGGCCTTGCGCTGGACCTCGCGCGGGATCGGTTCGGCCCTGCCTTCGGCCGCCCGCGCGAGCGCGACACGCAGGAAGTCTCCGAGGGTGCGGCCCTCCTTATCAAGGGGCGCTTCCAGCTCGTCGATCAGTGTCGGCGGCCACATCAGGGACTGCTGGCGCATGTGGGCGATCTGCTTCAAGGCGCCTGCCGGGTCGACCGGTTCGTTCTTGGCGTCGCGCATCTCGAACAGGTATCGGGTGTTGGGGTTGGAGTACAGCTGCTCCTGGTCGATGAGGCGCGAGTACGCGGTGTAGCCGTGGAAGGGTGTGCCGTCGGTCAGGACGTCCTCGAAGGGCATTCCCTGCGACTCGTACCGGACCACGATGGACACGGGCCGGGAGACGACCTCCCCGGTGGCACGGTTGACGACGTCGAGGAAGCGCGGGCGCTCGAACCCCAAGATCGTGTCCGCTGGCAGCGGGGGCAGCTGGTCCAGCTGCTCCTTGCTCATCGTTTCCCACGCGTGCTCGCTGCGGTTGAGCAGTTCGTGCTTGAACATCAGCAGGTCGCATGCCTGCATGCGTTCGCGCATGTAGTCCGCCCAGGCGATCATCTGTTCGGGGCTGACGGCGTCGGCGTCTTCGCCGAAGAGGCTGAACAGGATCGAGCGCAGTAGCCCGGCGTTGATGCTCAGACCGCTCTTGCACATCAGGGCCCGTTCGCGTGCGAACGCCGTCGGCCCCATGGTCGTGAAGTACTGGAAGTAGTCGGCGCTGGTGGGGTCCACACTGACGTGTGATACCGCAGTACGCTGGGGATGCTTCTCGGGGGTCGCGTCTGCTCCTGGTGAGGGTTCGTTTTCACCTTCAGGGCGCGCGGGATCGGCGTTCATGGGGTGCACTCCTTCTTGCGCCGGGGCGGCGCGGATCAATTCCGGGGTGGTTCTTGCTTATAGGTGCAGTGGATGCGGCAACCCACGGGCCGTGTCAGTGGCCTTGGTCACCAGAGGTGGTTAGTGTTCGGTCGCGATGCCGAAGAAGGGCCCACCCAGGCCGGGGAAATACTCCTCGACCAGAGGCAGAGCGCGCTCGCGGCCCACGCTGTGGAGGTGTCCGGCGATCACTGAGGTATCCCAGATCTCCCACCGGGGCGCCCACTCGGCGGCTTTCTGTCGAACCTTCAATCCCGCTTTGCAGCGTAGCAACACAAGCGCCCGGTCAAAGCTGGGCCCTTGCTGCTCAAGCCGGGTATGGACTTGCGCGAGGGTCGTCGGTTGGAACTTGCGGGCCCGGGAGCAGTGGACTGCCAGGCGCTCGCCCGCAGCGGTCAGCAGGTGCAGGTCGATGTCAGGCGAAACCTCCTCGCTGATCAGCGCGCCGGGAAACACCATGGTGAGAAGATCGGTGGTGAGAGCGACGAACTGGTCGGGTCCCATGCTGAGCAGCGGCAATGAATCCAGCGTCAGCGTTGATGTAGCACCTGTCGACGTTGCGCTTGCGACGGGGCCAGGAAGCTTGTGGCAGGGCATGAATCCCAGTGCGCTAGACAGGCGCTGCAAGTTATCGCCCTGCGGAATGCTTCGTCCGTTCTCCCAGTTGCTGATGGCCTGCTGTCCGACGCCGACCAGCGTGGCCAGCCACTCTTGCGACCAGCCCAGGGCCTCCCGTGCGTCAGCGACCTGAGCGGGGAACGTCTCCCGCGCCAGAACCGGGAGGTCCTGATGGCAGGTGCAGCGGCATCGGGCGCTGCAGAACTTGCAGGTGCCGGGCACCTTCGGCTGGCCGTCCTCGTTGACTGCCGAGCGGCAGTGCTGGTGCACCTCGTGAAGGCACGCCGTGGACAGGTAGTCGTGCCCGGTCATCGGCCGGTTCCCAGCACGAGCCGTACGTCCTCGCGATGGGCCTCGGCGATGCGGTAGAACCGGCGCCGAGGCTGCCACCCACCGTCGTTGCGGGGCTCGGCTTCTTCCCACTCGCTGGTCACCCACTGGTGGCGTTCCAGTTTCATCAGTTCGACGGCGACCGCCCCCGAAGGGACGCGGAGGAACCACCGGCGCGGGAGGGACTGGGCGATCTTCAGCCCGTACATCTGGCCGTCGTCGTGGTCGAACAGGAGACGGAGGATCTGGCGCGTGGTGCGGTTGAGAGCGAACGGCGGCGCGCTCACGGCGGCTCCTTCAGGGTGTGATACGACAGGATTTCACGTCGGTGCAGCACCGACACTCTAACGGCCCCCACCGACAGGGGGCACCTTCAGCGGACCGGGTCGGCGTACTCGGGTCGGAACGGCTCCAGCGGGCAGCCCGCGCCGCACGGGTCCTCCTCGCACACCGGGCACTTGCGGTAGCCGTCGTCGCGCTCGACCGCGTACGCGGCCTCCTCCAGCTCAGCTGGGGAACGCGCATCGGGATACCACTGGGCGACTTCGCGCATGGTCGCGGCGATGATGGCACGCGGATCGCGCGGGTCGGTGACCGGCGGCGCGTCCTGACCAGTGCCGGGCATGCTCACAGCACCCACTTGAACAGTGCCGCGAGGCCCCACGCGAAGGCCAGGATGATCGCCAGGACAGCGGCGAGCGCGCCGAGGCCGCGCGTCACGCTCGGTTCGGGCTTGTCGGGTTGTTCGTTTCGCATGGTTCAGTTTCCCCTGGATGCTCTCGGCAACGTACCTGATCTGACAGTGTCGCGGTCCTCGTCGGACAGCAGCTCAGGGTGGCGGTAGCAGGTGGTGCCCCTGCGGACGATCGCGCCGGTCTCGGGGTCGCGGGTAGGGCGGCGCTCCCACAGCGGGAGGGTGTAGCGGGCCGGGCGCCGAATGACGCCGTCGCCTTCGGTGTGCTGGCTTTCCTCGTGCAGGAGCTGCTGCGCGCGCGGGCGCAGACTCATGACGCGGACCTGCTGCTCCGGTCGAGCGCCCAGGCGCTGCGCCCGTTTCCGCAAGCCCTGCGGGACGGCCTCGCGTTCGTCACTGCCGAGGGATCGGGCGGTGGCGATCATGAACGCGATGCGCAGCATCCGGGGAACGGCGTACCGGTTGGAGCGGCCCACGTGCGGCAGCTCGGCGATGTCGGTGTTGCAGTTGACGATGTGGTCGAGTTCCTCGATGATCTCGGGGTAGTGCCCACGGGTTTCCTCGCGCATGGTGTTGGCGTAGGTGAACAGCCGCAGGTGCGTCTGGCGGCTGGGGCGCTCGCTGATGATGATGGTCTGGTGCTTCCCCGGCTGGCTGAGGTTCTCCGTGAAGGGCCCGGAGATGGCGGGGATGAACCCGCAGTCGTCGACAGGGCCCCACGCGGCGGCGCAGATCGGGGTCCAGTCGCCGCGATCATTTAGCGGCAGCGCCAGGGCCTGACCGAACACACAGAAACCGTAGTCGGAGGGGAAGGCGTCGTCGAACCGGCACGGCCCGAACTGCTCCTCGCACGCCCACGCGTGGGCCACGAGCGGCCCGGACAGGTGGTAGAGGTCGGCGCGGGTGATCATGCGCCGATGCCACGCGGCTAGCTGACGTGCGGCGCTGTCCAGCAGCGGGTCGCCGATGTCCAGGGGGGTGGCGCCGACGGCTTCGATGGGGCGCAGGAGCTGCCGTTCGGTGGTGAGCCCGGACAGTTCCTCGATGGGCACGGTCGTGCCCGGCCGCATCGGGTGCTTCCCCAACAGGACGTTGCGCAGGTAGGCGGTGGCGGTGGGGCTGTAGTGAGGGTAGGTGGGCATCTCGGGCCTTTCACTGCTCTGGGGGTACGCGGTCGTAGACGAAGACGATGTCGTGAAGTCCCCACCACTGCACCGGGGAGTGGTATTCGATCTCGTCCCATTCCGTTTCCAGGAGTTTGTGCAGCTCGTCGTCGCCGGTGCAGCCGCCGTCGCCTTCGCCGATGTAGATGATCCGGTTCCCCGTGTAGGCGCGGACGGCGTCGGCCCCGTCGGACGTGTTGTAGGGGGGCCACGACAGCAGGAGGGTCACCCCGGCCCCGGCGGCGGCGACCGTGTCGACTGCTTCGCCGGGGAGCACCGTTGTCCAGTGCTCGACACCTCGGTGCCAGTGGTTCGCCTCGGGGGTGGCGGCGTGCCGGTCGTAGGCGAGAGTGAACACGCCGCGCTCGGCCAGCAGCCGGGCCCAGTAGCCGCTCCCGGCCATCGGATCGATCACCGCGTCACCGCAGAATCGGACGACGAATTCGACGGTGGCCGGATCGGATACCGTCCAGGCATAGCGCGGGACCAGCTCCTTGCGCAGATTCGTGGAAGCGACGCCGCGCCAGATGCCGTCCTCGTCGTCGCTGTGGAGCGGGTCGCGTGGGAGCACAGCATGCTGACGCATGAGATCATCCCATCCGATGTGGTCTTTGACCGCATCCCAGTAGGGATTCCACCGTGCTCCCACGATCCTGTCTCCTTATCCGGCGAAGTTCGCGCGGGCTTCGTGCGCCAGCTGCTGGCCGCTGTCGGCGGCCAGGAAGTACAGGACGGGGCGCGTGTCCCAAAAATCGTCCGACCCGGTGCTGACCTCGACCAGGTCGACGTCCTGGACGGCGTACTCCATGGGCTTCTTCAGCCCCATGGTCGCCACGCGCACCGGGGTCTCATCCCCGGTAGCAGCAGCGAACCCTTCGAGGGTATCGATCAGTTCACGGATAGTGTTCATCAGAGTGAGAGTGCCTTTCGTGAATCGGTATTCTTACACAATGACAGTGCGAGTTCTGGCAACCGGCGGGCGCGGCTTCCCCGGGCGCGCCGCCGTCGCCCGAGCGCTGGCCCACGTCGAAAGCCTCTTCCCCCATACATCACCCGGCGACTTCATCCTCGTCCACGGCGACTGCAAGTTCCGGCGCCGTGACGGCACCATCGACTATGACCGCAGCGCCGACCAGCTCGCGGCCCAAGAGGCCACCAAACGCGGCTGGCAGATCGAGGCGCACCCCGTCGACTGGGAGAGCATCCCACCAAGCCAGTACAGCGCGGCCGGACGGGCCCGCAACGCGCACATGGTCAGTCTCGGGGCCGCGATCTGCATTGCGCTCCCCGGCGGGGGTGGTACGCGCAACTGCAGGAACACCGCCGACCGGGCAGGCATCCCTGTCATCACCCTGGCCGATGTGCCAGTGTGAGGAGACCACGCTTACAGTGACAGGGTCTACACTGACTGCTTTGCTGCGGGTGCTGGTATACACCGGGACGCGCTGAGCCTGGTCAATTACGGCTCCCTGAGCCGCCATCAGAACCGACCTTCGTTGGAGGACAACATGAAGCGCGACCTTACCTATGGTGACCTCGGCACCTACGTCCACAACCGGCGCACCGCCAACAAGCAGGACACGAAAATCGCTGGTGCCTACAACGCCTGGAATTCCTTCTCCCATCGAGTACCGGGATTGGCGGGAACCGTCATCAGCGACGAAGCCACTGAGAAAGTTCTGCGGCAGTTCGCCGAGAACGCCCAGGGCGAACTCAAGGAATCGACGATCAACACCTATTCGAGTGATTTCCGGCGCGGCCTTGCGTTCATGCTGCACCACGTCGAACTCACCGGCACCCTCGACGTCGAGGCCGAGGACGCTTCGGTCGAAACGGCCCCGGCTGCTCCCGAGATCGCTGTGGCGCCCAAGCGCACACCGATCTACGGGGACTTCGGCGAATACCTTGTCGCCTACCACGAGGACAACCCCCGCGACGAGACGGCGAAGCGCTGGGCCGGGGCCTACACCGCAGTGATGCTGCGCGTACCGGACGCGGCCGAAGAGCACATCGACCCCGAAACGACCGAGCAGATCCTCGCCCGCTTCGGCGAGATCGCGATCGACGCCAAGGCCACCAAGGCGGCGGCGAAAGCCATCGATTTCGATGACGACGCCGCCGAATCCCTCAAGCGAGCGCCGGTCATCAAGGTCAGCACCATGCGGCACTACCAGGGGTGCTTCCGCAAAGCGCTGGAGCACTACTGCAAGGTCCGTCATTTCCCCTACGCGCAGGTCAGCACTGAAGAGCGGCGCCAACGATCCATCGCCGCCACCCGCGCGCGCAAGGCGCGCCTTGCTGAAGAGGCAGCTGAAGCCGAGCGCCAGACTGCGGCGAAAATCGAGGCCGCCCGGATTGCGGCAGCAGCCGAGGCTGCGCGCGCCGAAGCGGTAGCCGCCCTCGCCGCCGAAGCGGAGGAGGAACCGGCTGAGGAGGAGCTGCCCGAGTACACCTTCTTGCTGCGACCGGGGGTCATTGTCGGCCTCAGCCTCCCCGACGACCTCACCCGCGACGAGGCCGACCGGCTCAGCCAGTGGATCGGCGCGTTTGTCATCGAGTAGGGCACTCGTCGTGGTGTCGTGGTGCGCCGCCTGGGAATCGAACCCAGGACCTGCAACTTAAAAGGAAGCGGCTCTTCCAACTGAGCTAGCGGCGCTTGACCTGCTCGACGAATTCCGCGTCGAGCAGGTCGTTCAATTCTGAACCATTCGTTGCCGTGTGGCCACGGCCCCCTTCACTCTTCGGTGCGGGCATTCTCGATGAGCATCTGGCGCAAATCCCCCACGAGGCCGGTGCGACCGGCGCACGCGTCCAGGTACTCCTCCAGCTTCACCGCCAGATCATGCGCGTGGTTCACGTCCGCTCCGGCCAGACGCAACCCGTCGATGGCCGCGTGCAGCATCTCGGCCAGCATCGCCAGCGCCGCCATGGCCTGCTGGCCCGGATCGGTGCGCACGATGTTGAACCACTCCATGCTCACCCCTTGGGCGAACTCGTGCTGTTCGCGTTCACCAGCGGGGCCTGCGAGTTCCAGGCCGTTCACCGCGAGGCGGTAGAGGGTCTCGCCGAAATAGTGGCCGAGCATGCGAGTGTCTTCGGCGGCGGGGGCCCCGGGGGTGCGTTCGGTCGTGTAGTGCCCCACCGCGCCGCTCCACATGGAGATCAGGCGCCAGGTGGGATCGTCGTTCTCGTCGTTGTCAGTGTCGGGGACAGGCATCGCAGGTCATCCTTCTTCCGGTCGGGTTTCGAGGACGCGGATGGCGCGGTCGAGGCGGTCTTGCCGTTCAAGCACGTACGACACGAGGTCGTCACCGGGAGCGGCCCGCAGATCCATCTTGAACATCGGCTTGCCGAACAGCTCCTCGTGTTCGCGACCGAGCTTGTCGATACGGTAACCGGCGGCAACCATCAGTTCCAGCAGATAGTTCAGGCGTTTCGGGCGGTTGCCCCACGGGATGCGGTTCGCCTCGTGGAGGCGCATCTGCTCTTGGATGCCGTCGATGAGGTGTTCGATCACCTCGGGGGTTACGTTGCACAGCTCGATGGAGATGTGTCCGTCGACCCACCAGTTGATCTCGCCGAAGATGGTGCGCCCGCGTGCGGGTCGTGTGGCTCGAACGCTGCCGAGGGTGCTTGCGACCTCCCACCCCTCGCCCAGGCGGTCGGCAACGGACTGGGCGTGCCCCCGGTGGGCACTGCGATAGGCCCTCGCGCGGTCCCTGTCGTCGCGCAGGCGGTCGAGGCGCCGCCGGTAGCCCGGCAGCACGTGCTCTTTCAGATGTGCGGCCATCTGCGACGGCAGCTGGAAGAGGTTCAGCATGGTGTCGGTGATGGGCTTGGCGTTGAGGTCGAGGGTGAACACCTGCACGAGGTGCTGATCCTCCTGGTGGACGTACCGCATCCGCAGGCGTCGATCACCGTCGGCGCGCAGCACCATGGCCACCGGCTTGTACTCGGGGCACACCTCCCAGGAGGAGCCCAGGTGCGCGGCGACGCGCTGGGCGAGCTGATGCATCCCGTGACCCAGGGCCGTGGCGTCCTCGATGGTCAGAGGACGGTCGTCCAGATCCGGTCGGTTCATTTGGCGCCTTCCAGTGCGAGGTCGCGGCCGGTGCTCGGCTGCGGGTCGGGGACTTCGGGCTCGTCTTCGGGGGTGCCTCCTCGGCGGCACCACGGGCACCACGGCTGCAGCTGGGAGTGTCGGCGCACCGAATGCACGAAGAAGATCACGAACAGGATCGCGACCACGCCGGTCCAGTGCGCCGGGACGATCAGTCGGGCGATGCTGGTGACAGCTACCACGAGGGCCATGGCGGCGATGATGCCTGCGCCCAGCGCGTCGAAGCCCAGCTTGCGCAGCCGGTCACTCAGCCACATCACGACGTGGGTGAGGATGAGGTAGGGGCGTGCTCGCCGGGCGGTGTCATCGCCGGGGACGACGAGGAAGCGGTCTCGGCAGATGTCGCATGCGATGGATTCGTGCTTGCGGGCGAGTGTCAACAGGCCGACGGCGTGCAGGATGACGACGGGCCACATCACCGTCCACGTCAAGAGCGTGTCGAGGTCGGGCCAGATGGCGGTGGTGACGGCGTTGGCAATGACGAACAGGGCGATGACCCACACCGCCCAGAGGTCGAAGAGGTGGTTGAGACGCAAACGTCGGGTCACGGGGTTCCTTTCATTGCGGGCACGGGGGTGCCCTGTGAAGTACGAGGAAGATTCTCAGCCTACGACGAGGAGGCGACACAGCGGTGCCCGGCGCGGTGATGAGCGCGCCGGGCAACAGCGTGTAGGGAGCCGGGCCAGTTCAGTCGGTGAGGCTGGCGGTGTTTTTCTGGCCGATCTTGGAGCCAGAGAGGGCGATTGCCACTTCGAGGACGGCGGCGGTGAGTGGGATGCCCACAACGACTTCCCAGCCGAGGTCCCACAAGAGGGCTTCGGCTCCGAAGGCGGCGACGAATGAGGTCGCGGCATTGCGGACGGCTCGTTCGGAGGTGTCTTTCCAGAACTCCTTCGTGAACATGATGACCTGCTTCCCATTGAAGGGTATACAGACCAATTATCCCACTATGTCCGGTTTTTCGGTAGATGTTACCGATCGCCCTGCGTCGCTCCGGCGATCTTTCTCTCGACCCGGTCGACCGCCCGCTGCAGCCGCTCGGGGCTGACCCCGCGCTCACTCCCGGGGTTGAACAGCCGTTCGGCGAAGAAGTGCGCGATGGCGGCGTCGGCTGCCTTCTCCTGCTGCGCGGGGGGCACCAGCAGCTCACCGGGCGCCTCGGCGGCGGCCACGCCGTCCTTGACGCGCCACTGCCCGCACAGCTGCCCGATGCCCTCACCGCTGACCAGCTGCGCGGTCAGGTCCAGGTAGGGGAAGGCGGCGGCGATCTGGGACCACTCGTCACCGATCTCCTCCACGGAGGGCCACTTGCCGACGTTGTACACACTGCCGATCCGGCCATCCCAGTCGCACCACCCGCGCGGGCCGCCGATCCAGGAGGAGGAGATCCGGTAGGTCTCCAGGTACGCCAGGTTGAGGACCCCCAGTTCCTCGACGCGGTCGCGCATCCGCTGGAACGGAAAGTCGTGTTCGGCGGCGCGCTCGTCCTTGAACACGATCCGCGCGACGATGTGGTCCCAGTCGTGGTCGTTGCAGTGGAGGTAGTAGAGGACGCAGGTGCGGATCAGGATCTCGTCGGCCTGCGCTTCGGTGACCGGCTGCCCCGCCACGATCAGGCGCGGCCACTTGCCGGGGTCGATGTAGGGGGTCTCGGATGTGGACATGCGGTTGCCTCTCGAACGAAAGCCCCGGGCACAGTCGCGCCCGGGGCTTTACCGATCATGCATTTCAGGGTGTGGATTCGTCGGGCATCCTGGGGCCGTGCTGCTCCAGGTGCGCCAGCGCGAGTTCGAGGTGGGCCTCGGTGGTCGCCGTGGGCCAGTTCGGTCCACCCTCCCCCACCTCCCAGAAGCCGTTCTTCGAGGTGAAGGCGGCGCTGTTGCGGTCGTCGAAGTGGATGAACCCCCAGGCCGGTTCGAGGGTGGCCCGGTTGTCGACAGAGACGACCTTCACGCGGCCACCGCCTGGTCGACCGGTGCCCCCTTCCCCTCGGCCGGGAGGATGTCCCAGTCGGTTTCGGCCAGCGCCCCGGTGAGCTCGTCCACGAGCCACTTGATGTAGTCGGGGGTGTTGTTCCTCTGGTGCCGGGGCGACACCGCGATGGTGTCGGCCGCGCCGGGGCGCGTGATGTCGAAGTCGGCCTCGGTGCCGTCGGAAACACGGATGACGCCCCACGGGTGCTCGCGGGTGCCCTGGTTGCTGATGTCGATGGTGCGCTCCAGCTCGACCGGTCCGTGGGTGCGCAGGTAGTGATGGACTACCTGCAGGCGCACGGGTTGCGGCTCGGGCCAGTACTTGCCGCCGCCGGAGACCTCCCAGCGGTTGTCCACGCGCCGGTAGCCGACCCGGACGCCGTCGCTGAAGTAGAAGTAGCCGAAGTCGGCCTCACCTCGGTTCTCGATGCCGGTGATCACGATGGTGGTCTGCTGCTTGGGCATAGTGCTCCTGTCGATTCAGGATATTCTCTCACGTTCAACTGAAGTTACGATATGTCCGTTTTGTGCGGTAAACTTCCGTTATGTCTAGTTGGCGGGTGGCGCGGAGTCTCGAAGTCCTGAGGGCCGAGATCAACCAGGTCGCACCCGGCCGCAGCACCGCCTCCGACGGCGCGATCGGCGACGCGGCCCATGCCGCATCCGACTCCGACCACAACCCCAACGACCAGAACGTCGTCTGCGCCCGCGACTTCACGCACGACCCCGGCGATGGGGCAGATATGCACCGCATCTCCCGACGCATCGTCGCCGTCGCCCCACCGGCGCTCAAATACGTCATCTGGAACCGCCAGATCTGGTCGCGCGCACGCGCCTCCGAAGGATGGCGCCGCTACTCCGGCTCCAACCCCCACACCAAGCACATGCACGTCTCGGTCGGCCGAGGCCCGGACGGCCATTCGACCGGGCCCTACGACGACACCAGCCCGTGGGGCATCGCCAGCGGCGCACCGATCCCACCGAAGCCGTCGGTGCCCAGCCGCCCCCGCCTGATCGAGGAGATCATCATGGCGCTCCCGACCATCGACAACAACAACGCGCCGACAGCCGACAAGAAGCGGGCCCAGTCCCTCCTTGCCGCGAACGGTTTCCCACCAGCGAATTCGTTCAACTCGCGAGGTGAGCCCGACGGGCAGTGGGGACCAGGAACAGAGGACGCCCTCAAGCGGTTCCAGGTCGCGCGCAAGGTCCGTGACAGCGTGCTCTCCAACGGGCGCGGCGACGGCATCCTCGGCGACAACTCCTGGGCCGCGCTCCTGGGCGCTTAGCCCGCGCTGGCGGACGCGCTCGCCGTCGGCGACGGGGAGGGCGACAGTGATGTGGACGGGGCGACCGAGGGCGACGGCGACGGTGTCAGCCACGGCGTGTGCGTGGCGAGGTCGTCCATGCCCTCGATGTAGACGTCGCCGACGGCGAGCCCCGTGAAGACCTCCTCGATGGTGCACTCCTCCAGCTCGTCGCCCTCGGGGGTCTCGAAGTCGACCTCGTAGCATTCCGGCACCCAGCGGTCGCTGCACACCTGCTTGTTCTTGTAGGTTCTGGTGCGGGAGTCGTACACCGACTGGGTGTAGCAGTCCTCCTCCCAGTACCCCGGTTCGTATTCCAGTTCGGTGACGGTGCCGGACTTGGGAGGCTGGGGCGTGTGCTCCCAGTCGGAGGCGCTGCACGCAGCGCCGACGGCGACGACGGCGGCACCGGCCGCCATGATCAGGGCAGCTTTCATTCAGCGGGTTCCTTACTCGGAGGATTGGGTTCAGGACACGGTGGGTTCGCCGCGCAGCAGGTAGGTGGGGTGCCCATCGGGGTCGTAGAGGGCGATGCCGCCGGTGGCGCCGATGGCGAGGCGTTCGATCTTGACGCGGTGCCGCTCGGGCACGCTGGGGGTGTGCCCGCAGCCCATGGTCAGCCGTATCCACGGCTCGCCGCCGCTGCCGTCGATCGCGTCGATCGACAGCAGCGGCGCGCTCTCGCGGCACTCCAGGCAGGTGATGGCGAACTGGTAGGTCATGGGCTCGTGTCACTCACGCGTCGGGCTGCTTGCTCTCGTGCGCGGGGTGGCGTTCGAGCCCGGCCGCCCACGCGAGGAGGTCGTCGGCGTGGGCGTACGCGGCGATGTCGTTGCCGCTGCACAGCGCCACCCGGTCGTTGCCCGGCTGGGGAACGGCGGTGAGCGGCCGACCGGCTACGACATGGTCGATCCAGCAGAGCTTGTAGTCCTGCAGATCGGTGAGCGCCTGCCCAGCCCAGCGCTTGGCAGCGCCGACGTCGCTGATCGCGTCCTCGCAGACGCAGATCGCGTCATAGTCCTCGTCGCAGTCGTTGTGGTTCTTGGCGGTGATCGTGTAGTACACCCCGTCGCAGTCGGGGGTGTGCTCCTCGGGCCCGTAGACGCCGTAGTGGTTCTTGCGGCGCGATTCCTTGTAGGCCGCGATGGCGATGACGACGCCCTCGGTCCATTCGGGGACCCGGGAATCGGCGGTGCGGAACAGGACCGGCTCGTTGATCGCGAACCGGTTGGGGTGGTCAAGCATGGTCTCTCCTCACATATATCGCAAAAGCCCCCAACGGGGGGCGATAGACTTACAATGGATGGAAGTCGATCAGGGCTGGCAGCTCACCGCCAACCCAGACCTTCAGGCACCGGGCAGCCGGTGCCTACCTCCCCGGGTCGCCGCCCCATCGGGAGTGGCGGCGACCCGACTTCCACCCCGGATGATGGGTGGTCTTCGCCGACTTGCACCAGCTGGTCAGCGTCCGTTTCACCTCGGCCGCTCCCTGCTTCGGGGAGTAACCAGGGTAGCGGCCGGTCGCGACCGCCCGGTCGATGAGCCGGTGGGCCTCGGCGCGGATCTCCTCGCACGTGGCCGCCTGGACCTGCAGCTCTTCGGCCACCCAGCCTTCGACCTCGATGATGTCTGCTTGGTCGACGCCGTGGTAGAAGCCCACCCGGAACGATCCGCCGACGACGGTGATGTGAGTGTAGAACGGGGTCTCGCCAGGATTCGTGTCGGTCATAGGCGGTCCTTCACGCGCTCGAACGCCTCCTTCCAGCTGGAGCCCTTCTCGACCAGGTCCGTCACTTCGTCGACGAGGTCGGCGTTGTCGATGTCCCACACATCGTCGGGGACCTCGCCGGAGTACCACTCTTCCTTGTCGTAGACGCCGAGCGCCCAGCAGGCAAGTTGGATGATCTCGGGCCGGTCGACGAGGTAATCGTTGTCCTCGCGCAGCCACGACGGCAACGTGTACATGATGTTCCCCTTTCCGGTATGCGAAAGCCGCCGGTACGTATCCGTGCACCGACGGCAATAACGACAATAAGGCAGCAACGCCTCATGAGCGTAAAATTGTGGCTTATTTCAGGCGCGCGTCTCGGGTGGCCGCGTTCGCAACCGGGAGCATTCCCGCACCACAGGACGCCCTTCCCTCCTTCATCACCCAGGGATCACCGTCTCCAACGCCAGACCCATCGGCGTCCGAGTGATCACGTACGCCCCACGCAGCCGTGGCCACAGCCACCACACCCTCGCGTTGCCCGACCCCCGGAACTCCGACTCCAGCACCGTCAACCGCGCATGCTCGACCAGCGGCGGCATCGGACGGTCGAAGCCCAGCTTGACCAGCCACGCCTCCTCCGCCCCCCACGGCAGGCGCACGCCTACCCGCAGCGGCGCGTTCATCTCCCCGATGACCACCTCTTTCGACGTCATCGGCAGACCCGCCAGCAGCTGCTGACGCAGCGCGTCCAGGCTCGGCCAGGTCAGCACCTGCCGCAGCTCGACTTCCCCGTCACCGCCCGCTGCGCCCACGACCGCGAACACCCGATCTGATCCACGCGCTTTCGGCTTAACCACGAACGCCCTTCCTGTAATACGATGTGCATGAGTTCACTACTGCGGTCCGGTTCGACGTCACCGGCCGCGCTAGCGCGAGCGGTCCTCAACCCGCTCGCGCTTCTCCTTGTAGAGGGCGATGACCGCCCTGGCCACCGCCTCCTCCTTCGCCTCCTCCAGCGGGAACAGGTACGCCGGGCGCTCCTTGCGCCAGTACTCCTTCGCGAAGGTGGCGAACCACTCGATCGGATCGTCGACGCCGGTCCACAGCTGTCGCACGATCCATGGCTCGGTGCCCGTGGCCATCCGGTCCGCCAGCCGCCGCAGCCTCGGGTCGGCCTTGAGCTTCTTGATTTCCTCGGTGTACACGATGTGCTCCTTCCGTAGCGTTCACAGCCGCCCCGAGCATCGGGCTCGGGGCGACGGTCAGCGCTCGGCGAGGGCGTTGTGCTTCGCGGTCTCGACCGCAGCCAGACGGGCCCCCTCCTTGCGGATGAGCGCCGCCTCCATCGCCAGGCCCTGGGCCTGGCGCTGCACTTCGGCCTTGTTGGCGCGGTTCTGGCGCTCGTGGGTCAGCCCCGTGAGCACCATGTAGAGCACCATCACGAACCAGGTCGCCAACACGGCCATCAGGACGTACAGCGCGGCCGGGAACAGGACGGCGAGCACGACAATGACGGCGCCGACCCAGAGCCAGATACGCAGCATGATTTTTCACCTCCTCTTCAACGAACTGCGCCCCCGAGCCGTACGGCTCGGGGGCGCAGCAACACTCGGTGCGCTAGGTGTCGTCTAGCGCTTGCATCGTCTTGTACAGGGCGACGCCCTCCTGCAGCGTGGCCAGCAGCTGATCGACGTTGCGATCGAACACCGCGAATTCAATCGGCACAGGATTGCCGTTGCGGTCGCGCCCGTGCATCGTCAACAGGAGGTCCATCCTCCCGAATGGTCCGGGGACGCCGCCGACCTCGAAGCCCTCCAGCGCCAGCTGCTGCTTGCTTCGGGACACCTTGCGTTTCGCCATTACCGCCCCTGCCGTCTCGTTGCCCAGCCGCGCTGCATCAGATCGCTGCGGTCGGTCACCATCGGTCCCCCGCGTTCTGCTTGTTCTGCACCATCCGGTCGAACGCCGCCACCAGCGCGCCGTGAGGGAGGGGACGGGGCATCCACGTGTCAAAGTCGAACCCGGTGATCAATACGGTGCCGTAGACCCGCACCGCCTCGGCCAGCGACTGCTTCGACTCGTCGGCCAGCAGCGTTGTCGCAGCCGGGTTGAATTGCGCCTGGTCGTCGATGAACTGCAGGTCATTGTTGAAGTAGTAGGACAGGCCCGAGTCGCGGAACTTGCGCGTGGAGTAGGGACCGCCGACAGTCTCCCGGATGTAGGCCTGGAACGCTTCGGTTCCGGGACCGAGGTGGTCGACCGACTGGAACAGGCACCGCTGCAGCTCCATGACGGCGACCATGTTGGGCTGGGCCACAATGAGGTCCCGCAGTTTCGGGTCACCAAGATTCAGCGTGAACGTCTCGAACTCTTGGTCGTCGGTCACCATCGGTCTCCCACGTCCTTGAGCCCGGACGAGGTGAACAGCTTGGCCGCGACCTGCGCAGCCGCGCACGTCAGCCGCAGGCGCGCCAGCTCCAGCAGGTCACCGTCGGGTACCGGCTCTTCGCCGAGGCTGCTGTACCCGAAGGGCAGCTTGTAGTTCCAGATCTCGGCGAGGCCGACGACCACGAACACCTTCGGAGGGTGCAGCCGCTCGACCTCGGAGCGGATCTGCTCCCACTCCCACGCGGCGTAGGAAACGTCGGGGTCCTCCTGCCACGTCTGCTCCTCCTGCTCGTGTCCGTAGCTGATGGCGTCGACGACCTCGCTGAAGAACTGCAGCACGTCCTCGTACTCGCCCCACATGCCGCGCCACTTCACGTTCGCGTCGCGCATCGCTCGCTTGAGGGCTGCGGTCTTGATCATGTGTCTTGCCTTTCTTCCAGGTTGCGCGGGAGGAGCGTGAACGATCGGTGCTCGTCGATGTCGGCGACGAACATGGTCTGCGTCGACCGGTTGCGGACCGCGACCAGGTACTTGCCCGCAGGCCAGTCGGTCTGCGCGGCGATGTTCCCGACCGCGTACATGGCCGCCTCGTACCGCTGCGCGGCGATCTGCTCGGCTTCGCTGTCGCGGCGGGGGATGTCGGCCTCGGCGAGGACGACCTCGAACTGGACCCCCCGCACCGGCAGCACGCCGATCGTGAACCCCATGGTGCCGGTGACGGGAGCGGCGTGCGAGCGGAGGTCGACGGAGTACCAGTTCTCCTCGGGGCGCGCCTTCGGCGCTCTGGAGACCCGGTCGGATGTCACGCCCGTGCGGCGGCGCGGCCTCGTGCCCTGCTCGTCCTTGACCTTGAGGCCGCTCGCGGTGCGCACGACGATCCACCCCTCATGTTCGCGCTGTTCGCCCTCGGGGGCGTCGGTCATGTCGATGTCGGTGCCGTTGAGGGTGACTCTCGTGCTGGTGGTGGTCGACCATTCAGGACCGACCGTGAGGGGGCCGTTAGCGACGAAGCCTCGGGAGCCGTCGCCGATCGTGTCGTAGAAGCGGGGCATCGCTAGTCCTTCAGTTTGCTGTCGATCTGGGGGGCGAACACCTCGCGGAGCACGAGGTACCCGGCGTAGCCGAGCAGCTGTTCCGCGAGGTCCAGGAGCGCGCGGCGCGGGCCCCCGCTGTCGGTGTTCCCGAGGTGCGCTTTGGCGTCCTCGGTGCCCTCATTTACACCGAGGTCGGCGACGCACACCAGCACGTGGCCCGGGGCCTCCATCATCGCAACGAAGCGATCGGCCTCATCCTGCAGGTGCTCGCGCGTCTGGTCGTAGGACATCGCGTTGAACCATTCGGTTCCGATGTCGTTCTCGGCGACCCGGTCGCACAGGTCCCGCAGGTACTTCCAGCCCGGCGAGAGATGACCGGCGGCGAACCCGAGCGGCCCGGCATCAGGGTAGTTCTCCCCTGAGACGATGGCATGCGCCAGCGTGAAGCAGGCGTCGTTCTCCCAGTCGTCCTCGTTGTCGGGATCGAGGTCGGTTTCGTACCCCGCGACGGGTACGCGACCGACCGGGTCGAGGTCGTACGCCTTGCAGGCGGCGCGGATTTGTTCGTCAGTGATCAGCATGGTGATGTGCTCCTTATCCGTACACGGGGGGCCGAGACTTGTCGACCGTTACCTTGATGTCGACGCCGTTCCATTCGCAGATGAACGAGTGCCAGCCTTTGCTGCCCTCGACGTGGGCGCGCATCGGCGACGTGGCCACGCGGCGCAGCGCCCGGTACGCGGTCTCGGCCGCGAAGCGGCGCTGCTCGGTGATGAATTCGGTGATGTCGGCGTGCGCGTTGACGCGTGCTTGGAGCGCGTCCGCGTCGATGTCGACCACAACCGACACCGATCGCAGCGCCACGCCGTCCACGGTCATGACGTCGCCGTCGAGTTTGACGGTGCGGAAGGTGACTTCGTATGCCATCAGGTTCTCTCTCTCGTTAGTAGACGGGCTGCCCCAGGAGGGCCACCTGCATGACGGTGTCGGCGTCGGCGGCGCTGAAGTGGATCTGGTCGAGGTCGATCTGGTAGATGATCTGGTTGCACTTCTGGACGACGCGCAGGCGCATCGGTTCGATCTTGTTCGAGCCGCAGGCCAGGATCGCGGCCCACAGGAGGGCGGCGTTCAGGCGCCTGCGCGCGAAACCGTTCTCGCGGTCGCCGATATCGACGACCACGTACCAGTCGTCAGGGACCGGGTCCTGGCTGTCGTCGTCGTCGACCAGCTCCCAGTGCGGGTAGAGGTCGAGCACGTCGCGGCGGATGAACAGGCGGTACAAGTCCTGCGCGGTCGCGCTGCCGTAGTTCTTCTGGGGCATGATGTCTCCTCTGGTTACAGTCCGAATCGGACTCTGCTGTACACGATGACCTGCAAGATCTGGTCGGCCGTCACCGAATCGATGCTCCCGGCGGACTTCCACACATCCGGGTTGTTCAGCTGCGTCAACTGCCGCGCCGCTGCGCAGGTGTGGGCGTGCACCCCGGGGACGTGCCCGGTGCCGCACGCCAGGAGCGCGGTCCACACCCGGTAGGCAGTGATGACCTGCGTGCCCACATGGTTCCCCGTATTCGGGTTGAACAGGGACAGCATCATCCGCCACGCCGGGTCGACCGCGACCTCACTGACACCGCGCTCAGCGTCCCACGCGAACCACGTGCACCAGTCGGCGTCGAAGACACCCGATCCGGCGATCGGGTCGTACAAGGCCTGCGGGGGAATCGCCCCCGCAGGCCAGTCGCTGAGTGCCGTCATGACGGTCCTTCCGTAGGATTCCAGGTGATGGAGGGTGGATCGACTTCGACCACGGCACCGAGCTGGTCGGCGAACCGCAGCGGCCACGACCGGTACCGGCCCTGGCCTTGGTACCAGAAACCGTGGCAGATCGCCGGAGGCGCGTCGTACTGGCTGGCCGGGATGGTCTGGTGGCACGGGATGAAGGTGTTGTCGGCGATGGCGTCGGCCTCCATCTGCTCGCGCCGTCCCTCGTCGAGGAACATGCGGTTTTCCTTGAAGTAGATGCAGGTCCCGCACTTGCGCTGGTTGACGCGCATCTGGCCGTGCTCGTCGAGCAGGTCCACCAGGTACACCTCGTTGGCTTCGCCGTTGTCGGGATCGTCGGCCACCGTGGGTCCTCCTCAGGTCAGGTGAAGGGCGAGGTACTCGTCGCTGTAGCCCAGTTCGGAAAGGAAATCGGCGAGAGCTTCCCCGGGGATGGGGTCGGGGTTGTCGTAGCTGCCCCACGCGTCGAAGGGAATCGCGAGATACTGCTCCTGGAACACAGTCAGGTGCTCGGGACTCATCCGGAACGCCATCTCCCCGAGCCAGTCGAGCGTGCCCTGGTCGTAGCCGCTCAAGTCCTCGGCGCACAGACCCTGCATCCAGATGATGGCGGTGACCACGGTGGCCTCGTGGCTGAGGGCGGTCACGGTAGAGACCGGCTTGACGCATTCGGCAACCTGGTCGAGCACGTACAGGCCCTGAACGCTGACTGCCGGGTCGGCCACGGGGGCAGACCGCTCGGCGCAGGAGAACAGGACCCGCTCGGCCGGGAGCTGCCAGATATCGGTGATGAACCGGCCGTACCGTCCATCGGCAGCCCCGAAGAACTCAGGTTGGATCTGCCGCACCGCGTGGTGCAGTTCGCTTTCGGTGAACACTTGCTCTCCTTGTCGTAGCGGATTCGGCGAGCGCACCCCGAGCCGGGACGGGGTGCGCCACCGGGACCGCTACGCCTGCGGTCCGGGTACGGCGTGGGCTTCAAACCACGCCGTCAGGGCTTCGGTGCCCCAGTTGATGGCCACCATCCTGGCCGCGCCGCTGAGGTAGGCCTCGGCCACGTAGTCGAGCTTGAGCATCTGCGCGCATCGCTGCTTGTACTCCTTCATGGCGCGGTCGTCGCGCAGCGGCGGGGGGTTCTCGAACGCGCTGGTGAGGCGCATGTAGATCTCGTCGTTGAACGGGTCGGTCATGACCTCGGGCAGGTGCGAGGCCTCGCACAGCGACAGCACCTTCTTCATCGATCGCGCCTGCAACAGGCACTGGCGGATCGAGTTGTCGACCAGGGTGTTCATGCGGTCCTGCCAGAACTCGTCGGTGTCCCACTCGTGGTAGTTGTTGATCGCCTCCGTGAGGTGCTGGAGCAGCCAGAGCCACCAGGACCGTTCGCCTTCGTGGTTCTCTCCCTCCGGCCAGAACCCGTGCGAGGTGATGTGGGCGATGGCCGTGGTGTTATCGAATGGGGTGGTCATGCGTTACTCCGTTTCGTCGTCGCTGCTGGTACCGACCCACTCGACACCGGAGACGAGCCCGGTGCTGGGCGTGGCCACGAAGGAGGGCGCCCAGCCCTCGGCGATGAAGTTCAGGTACGTCTCCTTTGACAGGCCCGAACCGTGCCACGTGTAGGCCGGGGAGGCCATCCATTCGGCGAGTTCGTCGGCGGTGGCGAAGACCGGGCTGATCGGTGAGCCTTCCGAGACGGTCTCCCACAGCTGGTAGCCGTCGCCGGGGGTGGGCTCGGTCTTGCCGTGCTCGTGCCACCAGTCGTAGTCCTCTTCGGTGACGAGCCCTGGGGGTGACAGGTATCCGGGCCACACCGTGTTGATGGGGTGATCGAAGTCGAGGTCGACGCGCTTGATCTCACGTCCCATGGGTCGTCTCCTTGCTGCGGTCGGGGGGCAGGCTGTAGGTGAATTCGGCATCGTCGACCATGACCCGTGCGCCGACCGGGTTGCCGTCCGCGTCCTTCTGGAGGAAGCTGACGGAGCGGTGCATCGCGTAGCCGTCGGTGCGCATCTCCAGGATCGTCAGCTCACCGCGCAGCGGGAGCTTGTCGGCCAGGTACGGGTTCGAGGTCGCGGTCAACGTGACCATGAGCGGCCGGTTCCATCCGGTGTAGTGGCTCACGAGAACGCCGCCTCCTCGGCCGCGTCCTTCAGGTAGTAGCGGCCGAGGTCGGCGGGGTCGACGTGGTCGAAGAAGTGGCGGACCAGGCTCGCGACGGGAGCCATCGGCGTGTCCATGCTCGCGATCAGCGGCACCGGCTTGATGAACAGCTCGGCGATCTCCTTGCCCAGCTCGACCGCGCGCTCGTGCGTGGTGAGCCATGTCGCTTTGTGGGCGCGGAGCGCCAGCTCCATGACCTGTTCGCGCAGGTGCCGTTCGTTGTCGATCAGGTCGCACAGATCCTGGAGGTAGACGCCCCCCATCGTGGCCGGGGTGCGGTACCAGACGGTGATCCACTCGCCCCGGATCTTGTTGGCCGGGACGCGGTAGTGCCGCTCACCGGTCTCGAACTCGTCATCGAGCTCGACGTTGTCGACCGGCATGATCACGCGCACACACCCCTCCCCGTACCCGGCGGCGTATGCGCCCTGATCACGGTTGGAGAAGTAGACCGGGCCGCTGTCCTTGTCGCCCTCCTTCGACTGGAAGCGGCGGACGCGGCCGATGAACGCGGCCGTCTCGGCGGTGGTGCGGTGGAACAGTTCGATCCACCCCTCGGGGATATGCTGCTCATCTTCGTGGCTCATGGAGCCCTCCTTGTCACGGTCGGTAGTTCTCGGTCAGGGCGCGGGCCTCGGCCGGGTGCGCCCGGCACCACGCCAGCACGACCGCCACGTTCGCGGTCGCCTGGAGCGGCGACAGGCACACGGTCTTGGCACCGGGGACGCCGTCGATCCACGACTGGAACACCCAGCGCCCGGATGTCTTGGTGGGGTGCTCGGAGTACAGGAACACGTCCTCGACCCCCACCCCGGCGAGCTGCGCGATATCGGCCAGCGCGACGGCGTGGGCTTCGAGGAACGTCGGTGCGGCACTTGGCATGAGCAGTCCTTACTCTTCGAGTTTTTGCAGGTAGTAGTACCCGAGGTCGCCTCGGTTGACGTGGCGCAGCAGCTGGTCCAGCAGACGCCCGAGTGCGTCGTCGGACTGTCCGGGCGAGAGCATCCCCGTGAAGGTGCGTAGCACCTTCTCGCCGACGGCGCGGGCCCGGTCGATTTCGCTGGGGTAGGTTGCCCACCGCGCTTGCCGGGCCGCGTCCAGCGCGAACCCCAGCAGGCGCTTGTCGTTGTTGACGACCATGGTCACGTCCTGCATGCAGGCGGCATCGATCGCGTCGCTGACCTGCGCCTCGGTGTAGCATCCCGCTGGCGGGGCTCCTCCCTCATGGATGCTCACTTGCCGTACTCCTGTCTCCACGCGTCGGCCATCATCCGGCCGATGGCGTGGGCCAGGTGGGCACCGGCTTCGTCCAGGTGCGCGTACACCACCCGGTGCAGGTTCGCGGCGTCCTCAACGTCCACGTCGTAGTGAGGCTGCCACAGGGAGATCTCAGTGGCGATGAGGAACCCGTCGCCGGTGAACGGCATCCAGTCCTCGGCGACGCCGAGGACCCCGCGCGCCCACTCCCATTCTGATTCGTCCCACGCGCCCGGCTCCCAGGATTCGACGGCTTTCTCGCACACGCGACCGGCCCACTCCCAGCCCTTGGAGACCGCAGTGTCGCCGGAGATCCCGGTGTGTTTCTTGATCTTGAGCCGGGCCTGCTCCGACGCGGCGCGCAGGATCGACGCGCTCACCGGGAAGCTGATCCGCAGCGCTTCCAGATTGTCAAAATTGTCCAGGTCGTCCATCTAGTGCTCCTGTTCGTACGGGTTGGGTTTCTCGATCAGGTCGCCGGGAGCGTACTCGGTGATACGCTCGTTCTCGTCGCCCGCGTTGAGGTGCACGCGCACCCACTCGCGGCCGGTCTCGGTGCGGCCGGAGTCGAGCACGACACCGTACTCGGCTCCGTGCCACCACGTGTCGCTCTCCCCGCGCGGAATGGCGACCGCGTCGTCGGTGCTCCACCAGTCGTATTCGGATTCGGTGAAGGCGCGTCGCATTCTGGGGCCCACCCAGAACCGCGCCTTGCCGATCGCGACCGCATCCTGCCACGAGGCTTCACCGTTGGCGCACTCGTCGCAGATGGGCACCGGCTCACCGGCCCAACCGGGGGCCGGTTCGACGGCCCCCATCACCTCGTCGGTCTGGTCGGCCGGGGCCACACCGCAGAGGGCGCACTGCTGGTCCTGGTGCAGGGGCTTCAGCTTGAGCTCCATTCGTCCTACCTTTCGGGGGTCTGGGTGGTCGAGTACTTGCGCCATGCAGCGTCGAAGCACTCGGGGTTGACGAACACCTCGCGGCTGTTGCACACGTGCACCTGCACGTATCCGGTCTCGGACTCCTTCTTGTACTCGGGTTTCAGCGAGCCGACGGTGATCATTGCGCCGCCGACGGCGGCAAGATCCTCGCCGCAGCCAGCGCATTCGGGATACGCCATGATAATGATTCGCCTTTCTGTCGAAACGATATCGGAGAGGGCCGACATGGACGCCAGGCCAATGGCACGCGTGCCCCGGCCGCTGGCCGGGGCACGATGCGAAGGGACCGGCGAGCGCTACTCGCCCGGTTCGGCGACGGCGACCCATTCGAGTTCGCCCAGGTACGAGTCGGTCTTGTGCACCGGGTCATCCGCCCAGGTGATGCAGGTCCGGGGCCCCCAGTGCCGGTTGGTGTAGTCGCGCCTGGTGGACAGGACCGTGCGCGGCGCGTCGGTGAAGCTGCGCTTCTCGAACGCCACGATGACGTCCCCTTCGCGGACCTCATCGGCCCGCTTCCACCGGCCGATGTCGCCCAGGCGCGGCACCGCGTGCCGCCCGAACAGCACCCCCGCCAGGACGCGCTCACGGCGCGGCGCGTAGACGTGCTCCTCGGGCCGGAACGTCATGGCCTCCAAGTCCTCGATGACCAGCCGCTCGACCGTGCTCGTCGTCCCGGTCTCGGGCCACTGGGCCGTGCCGGTCTCCACCCACAGGCGCGAGAACACGACCGTCTCGACGCCGTCGTTCTCCTCGGGTTTGTCGTGCGAGAACACGAACCCCTCATCGGGGTGCGCCTCCCAGGTGTACTCCTCGCCGATCCACCGCTGTTCCATCGGCACCGCGAGCACGGGCTCCAACTGGTGCTGCTGCTCCCAGTACATCAGGGACAGCGGTTTCCGCTTGTTCTGTTCCTCCGTCATGCCGCTCCTTTCAGGGGCGTGTCCTTGTAGGCGACGATGCCGGGGATCGGCTCGATCCCGGTCATGCGCCCCTTGTGGATCGCGATGCCGGTGTGACCCCCGCACACGGCCATCGCGGCCGTGCCCGCGCTCTCGCCGGGCGCAGCCGGGTTGTCGATCTCGTAGTGCTCGATCTGCACGGGCACGCGCCCGCACGAGGCCACAACACAGCGCTGCGGCTGCTTGTGCTCACTCATCTGATTCTCGTTCCTTGGGTTAGACACCCACGACCAGAGCGGTCGGGGCGGTCTTGCTCGCGCGGGCGGCGAAGCTCGACGCCTTGGCGACGATGAGGCTGCCCTTCTTCGCGCCGCCGGTGACGCGGGCGACAATGAGCAGACCGATCGGGCTGCGTCGCGCGCCCACCACTTTCACCTTGGTGCCGCTGCTCTTGTGCAGGGCCAGCTGGCCCGTGCCGAACGCGAAAACCTTGCTGCGCTTACCGTTGGGGTGGTTCATGAGTATCCTCCATCTTGCTGACGTTGATGTGGCCCGCAGGGTGCGGGCGTGAGTGGGCTCCCGTTTCGGGCGCACGAAGAAGCCCACCCGGCACGTTCCGGATGGGCTTGTTCCTGCGCCCGGCGCTCGCGCGCCGGGCTCGGATCTGCTAGTGGTAGCGGGGATCGTCCTCCTCATACCAGCGCTCGCCCGCATACGTCGGGTCGAAGTCGTCCGGTTCGGTGTCGGGGTAGCGCTGGCGGATCTCCTCGTGGCGCTCGCACGATTTGGCCCAGTGCCCGTCGCACCGGTTCGACCCGTTGCCGGTGCCGGATAGGAACGCGTGGTAGTTGACGGTGCCAGTGCAGTCGGGGCCGGGGCCGTCGGAGCAGGTGCGCTGGTGGCGGCGCACGAGCCAGCGCTTGCCGTGGAGGATGATCTCCGCGTCGTGCCCGGCGGCGGCCGAGGCGGCGAAGCGTCGCCACTTCGCGGCCTTGTCGCTCGGGTCGTCCTCGCCCCAGGGAGGGCGGATGGTGTCGATGCTGTCGCTGAAGCTGACGGCCTCCTCAGCGATGAGCTGGCCGAGCTTCCAGGACAGGGCGCTCACCGCTTCCAGCGGCGTCGCGCACTCGAAGCCCCACCCGGAGGAGTCGTGGCCGGTGGGGTCGTACTCCATGCGCGCCTCGAACGCGACCGTCACACCCGGCTGAGTATTGAAGTCTGTCAATCTGTCTCCATTCCATGCATGGATCACTATGCATAAATAAGTAGAGGCGGTAGCCCTGTTGTATCGAACTGTTTCTATGTCCATGGGGGTCGGGACACTCAGCCTTGGAAGTACTCCATGTCGCCGCCGATCGACACGCGCGTCGGCACCGTGCCCGCCTCCGTCAGGACGTCGGGGTCGGCCGTGTCGTAGTGGGTGCTGATGCGCAGCTCGCCGTCCTCGAAGTAGACGTAGACCTGGACGCCGCCGATCTCCACGCACGGCCGCGAGAACTCCTCGCCCTCCCGTTGCGGAAGGAACCGGGCCGCCAGGTTCAGCAGCGCCGCCTCCTCCTCGTCGAGCAGCGCCCTCCCCGGCTTTACCGGGTCGGCCTGCCCGCGCCCGTAGTTGTCGGTGAAGGTGAGGACGCGCCGCTCCTCGCTGCCGTCGGGGTACACCAGGACGAGCACGTCACCGGTCTCCAAGACGACGTCTCTCGCCCACACCTGCCCGGACGCGGCCGTGCCGGTCGAGTCGCCGTGCGCACTGATCACCGTCGACTCGGGTTCGAGCAGCACCGTGACCTTCTCGTCGGTGCCCTTGTTGTACGGGTCGAGGTACTTGCCGTCGCCGCCGATCGGCCCCATCGCACCCCATTTGGTCTCGCCGGGGTGCGGGTTCGGGCGGCGCAGGTTGTTCCACACCTGGATGCGGGTCGGCCCCGTGTTGCCCTTGGTGCGGTAGACGTACGCCGAGGTGTACTCGATGCCGTAGTGCTCGCGACGGTACTCGTCGCCTTCGGCCAACTCGATGCGGTGTTCCATGGGCGGTTCTGCTCCTTCTGTCATGTGTACGCCTCTCGGGTGCACGGCGGGGTCGGGGTCAGCGATTGCTGCGCAGTGCGCCCGTCGGGCCACACCCATGCGCCACGCCAGCGGCCGTCCTCACCCAGCGGCCGGTACTGGTCTTCCAGTCCGCAGTTGAGGCACACCTTCTCAAGCGAGTAGCCTTCCTCGGTCTTGCGCTGGAAGAACCGCTCCCAGCGGTGCTGGTTCGACCTCGGCGGGTACCGTTCCTCGCGCCACTGCTCCAACTCGGCGGCGGCCTCGACGTGTCCACTGTGTCGCAACTGCTCGGCGGCAGCCTTCAACACGGCACGGGGTGCCGCCGATTGCGGACGCGCAACCAAGGATTTCCTCTCCTTGCCGACCGGCGAGTGTTCAACCGATTCCATCTGGGCTCCTTCTTATCGTGGGTCGGGGACCAGTCCGTCGCCGCACACCGCGAGGTGGAAGACCGCGTCAGCGGCTTGCGGCGAGAGCGGCGTACGGTAGCGGGACCAGTCGCAGGTGACCAGGTCGCGGCACTCCAGTGCCAGCGCCGCATCGATCCGCATCGCGCCGGTCGCAGCCGCCACCAGCGCCATCCAGATCCGGGCCGCGTCGACCTGGACCGCGTCGTTCGTGCCGCACTCCAGCCAGTACGACCACGCCGTCTCGCGCTCGTGCTCGTGGCCGACAACCGTGAAGCCCTCCAGCGTCGCGGGTTCGGCCACCGCCTTCCACAGGTCCAGCTCTCTCGGCCGGTAGTAGTGGGGCCTCGCCTGCGGGCACATGATGGGCTGCTCCAGCTCCACCTCGGCCAGCGCGCGGCGCGCCTCCTCCACGGCGTAGTCGTACCCGACCATGCCCGACGAGGAGTAGTCGCCGTTCTCCAGCGGCTGCCACTCCTGGCGTTTGAGACCGGTCGCGTGGTGCGTCCACTCGGCCTCGTACTCGACCGTGTAGCCGTACACGTTGCCCTCGCACCAGTCGCGCACGAACTGAGCGGACTGCTCCAGTGCGGCGTCCACGTCGGCGTCCGACCCGAGGACCGAGGTGATCCACTCAGGAGTCGCCACGGCCCACCAGGTGTCCCCGTCCGGGGTGGTCTGGATGAGCTGGGCCTTCACGCCGTAGGCCAGCCACAGGTACCGGGCCGTGGGCTCCTCGCGCACGTTCCCGATCGCGTAGTGCGACGCCGCCCACGCCAGCCGCGTAACGTCGAAGTCCCCGACGTACTGACCGCCGTCCTCGATCACCGGCGAACCATCCCGGTTCGGCTTCGGCACCGACACGACCAGCGGCCCGAAATCCCCCTGGTCGCCCAGCTCCCCGGGGTCCTCGTCGCGGAACACACGGACCCTCAGGCCCTCAACCCGGCTTGACTCGATCTCCATCTACGACCATTCCTTTCCGCAGTGCTCGGTAAGCGCGGCCTTCGCCGCCTCGATCGCGTCCTCTTCATTGGTAAAGGTTCCGAATTGTTCGGACCGTTCGGCTGCCCACTCGAACATCCACTGCCGTGTGCTCCCGTCGGCCCGCATCCACTCGCGCATGACGTACCACAGCAACAGGTATTCACCGGGGAACGAGCCTGTCTTGACCAGGGCGAGCACGCTATCGTCGTTCGCCTGACCAGACCAGCGCGCCGTCGGTTCTTCGGTCTCGTACGGCCCGAGGAATTCAATCGTCATGCTGCGAACCTTCCTTGTAGAAGTCATGCAACGCAGCGGCTACCGCGTTGTCGATGTCCTCGTAGTTGGCATCGGTCCGGGGCGTCACGCAGGTGACCCTGATTTTGTCGCCGTTGTGGGTGGTCAGCATGTAGCCGTCCCCCTTGGGAAGCGACAACCCGCTGGCCTCCCAAGTGGAATAGAACGGACCTGACCAGACCTCGATGCGGTCGCGTTTGTGAGTGGCGGCGTAGTCGTAATCCGACGTGACACCGTACCGAGCCATAGTGATTCCCTCCCTTGCTTCAAATAGGTTCACAGCGGACGGCCGGACGATGCCCGGCCCCCACTGAGGGCCTACTCGACGTAGTCACCTGCGCCGCCCTCGGTGACGTCGAAGACGTACACCCACTGCGGATAGCCGGTCGCGCGCCCGGCCACCGACCGGAACGCCGCGCCCTTGCGGTTCATGGTCTGCTCGGCCCACTCGGTCCAGTCGAACAGGTCCCCGATCGCCCTGTTGGAGAGGTCGCCCCAGCGGGTGAACCCGCGCTGCGTCCCGTCCCAGGTCGCGAGGTGGTCCAGCAAGGAACCCTTCCCCAGATCCTCGGGACTGGCGAACTGGTCGCGGCAGAACGTCTCGTTCGATTCCCACCGGCCTTTGAAGCCACCCGCGTTCATCCATCGGATGACCGCCGAGAGCGGATGCGTGTCATCCGCGCGGCGCCACGCGTGCGCGGCGTCGATGCCGTCCCTGCCGTGGGTCTCCTCCAGCTTGACCGCGAGCGGATGCGGGACGTTGTCCCACATACTCGACGTCAGCGTCGGGTCCTCCTCCTGCGCCAGGGCGAACGACAGCTGCCGACCCGACAGCTCGGTCACATACTGCCGCTTCCACATCTTGGCCCTGTATGGATCTTCCATGCCTACGCTCCTTCCTCGGTGATCTGGTCGCACTCCGGCTCGAAGCACGGCATCACCCAGACCTCGACGCCGCGCGTCACGTGCGAGAGCGTGCCGCCCCCCAACGCCGACCCCTTCGGGCCGTGCAGGCGCGCGCCCCGCTCCAGAGCCTCGATGATCTTGTCGTACCCGGTCTTGAGCAGGCGGCTGTCGTAGAGCTGACCCGCGTTCCGGAACGCTCGCTCCTCCTCGCGGTTCTCGGCGATGTGCGCGAAGTGGTAGAAGTGCCCGGCCACGATGGTCACCGCCTCATCAACGGTCACGCCGTGGTCGATGTTGTCGGGGTTGGGCGCGTCGCCCACCTCGTTGTACCCGACACTCCAGTGCTGGACGATGTAGGTCATGCAGTCCTCAGCTTCCGTACGAGGGCATATCGAGCCCGTCGGTCATCTCCCACGGCTCGGGCGCGAAGTACCCGGCTTCGACGTCCTCGTGCTCTTCGTCTTCCTCCCGGTCCTTGTTCTCGGCGATCTGCTCCGACAGGTTTTCCACGAGGCCGCGCAACCGGGCGTTCTCCGCTTCGAGGTACCGCATGCGTTCGGCCCCGTGCGTCTGGCTCGCGAGCTTTACCACCTCGACCTCATCGGGATCGGACGGGTCGAAGTCGACCCCCGCCACGAACGAGGGCGAACCGGTCGGCGCCTCACCCACCGCCTGCGCGTACGTCATTCGCTCCGAATCCACTGTGCGCACCTTTCATCGATCAAATTGAATGCGAAGTATCGTCGCTGGCAGGCAGCAACAATTAATCGAACGATTTCTATATCACTGGGGGTCGGGACACCACCGTGCCCGACCCCCATCTCCTCACGATCCGGTGAGCCTCGCGAAGTTGTCGAAGGCGTACACCACCGGCGCGCCCGAGGGATTGACGCTGGTGAGAAACGCGAAGTGCGCGGGGAATCGGTCCTCGTGTTCGAGCGCGTACCCCACCGACTCCCAGATCGGGCTCACGTCGCTGATCTCGATGTTCGGGAACCCGAGCTGTTCACGCTGGCCCCACTTGTCGAACCAGCGCTGGAACTCCCCGGCGAACTGGCGCTCGGCGAACTCGGCCATGTCGGTGAAGTCCCCGAGATAGCCGCCCGCCAGCATCCACCGCACGGTGTGCACCGCACCCGCACCCGCACCCCTGTTGCCCCGCTCGATGTACACCAGCGCAGCGCTGGCCGCGAGCGGCCCGTGCTGTTCGAGCAGTTCCATCACCGCCGGATGCGCGCCCTCCCACTGAGGGCCCGCTTCCCAGTGCTCGCCGAGCACTTCCTGGAACATCTTCGCGGACAGTGTGATCACGTCCTCGGTTACTTCCATACCGCCCCTTCCTCGAAGCCAACAATGTCAGATATTTATAGTCTCGAATATAACCAGGTAGATGCAGACATGATTGCCAAAACCCTGGGGGTCGGGACACCACCGCCTCCCGACCCCCAGAAAACGCTTACTTCTGTCGCTGTTCGATCCGGTAGGCCACGCTGGTCAACGTGTCGCCCGCCTCCCCGAACCGCTCACCCTCCCCCGGGTTCCCTTCGACGCGCACCGCCTCGTCCTGCTGCCGGTAGGCGCACTCGCCCATGGCGCGGACCCATCCAGCCGTGAAGATCGAAGCTCCCACCAGCGCTTCCACGACATCGACGGCGACCGATTCACCGTGCTTGTCGCGCACCTCCCGGTAGACCTCGACGCACGCCTCCAACTGCTCGTCGGTGGACAGCTCCGCTAGCTCCGTTCTCTCCAGGCGCTCCATGACGTTCCCTCCTCTACCCTTCGGTGAGTTCTTCGATGACCAGCGCAGCCACGGACAGCGCGGCCCGCGTCATCGCCTCGGACATGTCGCGGATGCCCACGCTGTACGTCGGAGCCGCCATCGGCAGGCTCACGACCTTCCACGCGTCGTAGTAGCGCATACCCGCCGTCTGCCCGGTCTCGCGCTTCTGGAGCTCGAACGACCAGACGTCGCCCTGCTCGTCCGTGTCCAGGAAGATGCACGCCCGGACCTCCGCGAACGACGCATCGATGATCTCGACCGGCTCGTCCGTGGTGTCCTCGTCCACTCGGTACACCTGCATTCATGCTCCTTCGCTCAACCGATAGAACTTCGGCCGCGACCAGCACCCCCGCGCCTGGTCACGACCGGACTCCTAGCCGTCGGCCTTGATCGCCTTCCCGTCGGCGAGCCCGTGCCGATACGCCGCCGACACATGGGCGGCGATCCGCTCGGCCTCCTTCCACTCGTGCTCGCGCATCTGCGCACCGGGGTTGACGCCTGCGTTCCTTACCTGCTCCCGCATCGCCCCCGGGACGAGGTCGTTCCCGAGGTCGGCCCCCTCGACCACGCCGCACAGGAACGCCACCGCGCACAGCGCACCGGCAGTCCGGTCGTCGTAGGTCACGGCCCGCTGATCGGAGATGTAGCGCACCCCGTTTCCGAGGTCGATGCCGATCGAGAACCACGGCGTACCCGTGACCTTCTCGACCGCGCGGATCACCGGCTCTACCTCGTCGCGGTGCCACTCGAAGCCGCTCATGCGCTCCCCTTTCCCTGCTGCTGGTCGATGACGCGTTCGGCCGCCTTCTCGCACCGCTTGCACAGCTGCTGGTCGAACAGCAGGGCCTTGTACCGGACCTGCTTCAGCGCCTCCTCGACCGTGGCGAACACCTCGGCGCTATAACCGAGGTTCGTACCCCCGGGCCGGTAGGAGAGGGCCGCGCACTTCATGACCGGCTCGGTCTCGCGGTCTTCGGGCACCTCCTGAATGTGGATCACTCGCGGGCTGAACCTGAGCCGGTAGCTCCTCTCGCCCATGCCTTACTCCTCGTCGTTCTCGTAGTCGGAGAAGGGAATCGACATGTCGAAGACGTACACGCCAGAGTCGACGTCGATAGAGTAGAAGACCTGTTCGTCCTCGCACGCCCACGGACCGGCGACCGCCTTGTACGCGATGTCTTCCCAGTCGATCGCCTCCCCCCAGTCCACACCGAGGGGGAACCCGATCTCCTGACTGCCCGTCCAGTCCTCCATGTGGTCGGCGATCTTGTCCGCGAACTGGTCCTTGCAGAACGACGCGTTGCTCTCGAAGTGCCCCTTGAACGCACCGGCCATCATCCACCGGATGAGGGCGGGCGCGTCCGACGTGGACCCTTCCGCGAGGTAGGCCAGCGCCGCGCTGACCCCGTCCTTGTCGTCGGCCGCCAGCTCCAGCACCAGCGGGTGCGGCTCGGCGTCGACCTCGCGCTCCCACAGGTTGACCTCCGCAGCCGGGTCGCCCGGCGCGGACTCCCACTTGCGGACGTACCGCGACAGCTGCCCGATCTGCGGCGAATCCGCATACCCGTACACCAATGCCTTGCTCCTTCCGAATAGACACTCAGCGCGGGACCAGGCACCCCCGTGCCCTGGTCACCACTGGGCGTCTACGCCGTTGCGTTGCGGAACTCGCGGTGCGCTTCCGTACCGAGGAGATCGTCAAGGAGGGATTCGAGCGCGACCATCCACATGATCAGCCGCGCACCCGGCGCGTCGATGTCAGCTTGCGCTTGCTACCCGCGCGGCGCCTGCTTCAGGTCCTTGTACGCGACCCAGGTGTAACCCGAGTCGACCCGGTAGGGCCGGATCAGGTTGAGCACCTGCTTGAACGTGTCGAGTGGCATGTCGCCGTAGTCGACGACGATGCGCATCTGCGCCCAGCCGCCGGAGTCGATGAACCGGGCCTCGACCCCGTCCTCGGTGAAGGGCTGCAACGATTCGACCAGCGCGATCTCACGCCGCCCGGCCGCGCCCTCCCATCCGTTGAACGTGACGTCGTAGAACGGCCACTGGTGGTTCGTCCACTCCAGGTGCACCGCGCCACGCCGCTCCGGACTGGACATCGTCCGTGTCGGGAACGCCTTGATCAGCGCCGCGAACGGTGCGTGCTCGTTGCCGTCCGTGGCCGGAAGCGAATCGAGGAGTTCGTTGAACGCCTCACGCGCGTCCTTCTTACCCAAACCGAACCTCCTAACGTGAGGAATCTACAGCCTGTGCGGTTCGACAGACCCCACGAACCGGCCCGCACCCCCGTGCGAGGGCCGATCATGGGCAACCAGCGAACAACCCGGTTACGCTTCCGACACTCGCTCCTGCCGCTCTTTTAGCGCCTCGGCATCGCGGCGTCCTTCGGCCTCGGCCTCACTGTCGAACCGGCCGGAGGCGTGAAGGTATTCGAGCACCGCTCGCGTGTCCGGATCGGACAGGTCGACGCCGAACACGGCCGCGACCCCGCCCAGATAGGACAGGGCCGACGCCGCACCCGGGCCACCCACCCAGAGCCGCCCGCGAAACCCTCCGTGGTTCGGGATGTAGTGCTTGCCCTTCCCGTCGCCGGGATTGTTGATCTGCAACCAGTCCCGATGACCGGTCGCCTCGCAAACCGGCAACAGCACCTCGTGCACTCGCGCTGATGTCAACCGCATCGCTCACCTCATACTCTCTACTTGCTGGTGACGCCGTACTCGGCGATCTCCTCCGGACGCAGGCCCGCGAGCCACGCGTCGCACTCGGCCTCGAACGCGTCCTGTGTGAACGGGATCGTGGCGTGCCCGACGCCGTCGGTCGCGGTCCAGACGTTGTTGGTGGCGACGGCGTACTCGCCGCCGTTCCACACGTCGATGTACTCGCCGCCCTCCCACGTGAAGGTCACGCCCCGACACGAGTACGACAGTTTCTCGTCTTCCATAGTGCCTCCTACTCGTCGTTCTCTTCGCTGTTGTCCTCGTAGTAGGACTGGACGGCCGCGAGAATCGCCGCCGCTTCCGCGCGGCCCTTCCACGAACCGGTCCCGTCCCAGATGAAGTAGTGACCCAGTTCCTCGGGCACCGCGTCGTGTGCGATCTTCTGCTCGACCTTCCACCCGTTCAGGACCGCCCGCAACAGCGCGGTCCTCCCGAACGGCTCGGCGAGCACACCCAAGCGGTGCGCCTCGTTGATGATCGACAGACCCCACCCGTTGTCGAACTGGTGGATCTCGTGAGCGCCTTCGTCATCGACCCACGTGTCGACCGGCTTCGACTCCCGGTCCATGCGTTGCCTCCTCATCGTGATAGGTGGATGCAGCGCGCCACCACGCCCGAAGGCGTGGTAACCGCTGGAACGACCTATGACCCGCTGCCGCCTTCGCCGAGGACCCCCCGGCGGATCACCTCGCACCACGCGCGCGTCTGCTCGCGTCCGGCCGGGTCGCGCATGCCGTTCACGATGACCCACGCGTCCAGCTCATCGGCGACCCGACGCCACGTGTGCAACGTCGCGATCAGCAGCACGTCCCCGAAGTCGCCCTCATCGCGTTGCTCCCGCACGGCCAGCATCGTGTCCGATCGCTGGACCAGACGCCAGTACTCCTCACCGGACGCGACCACCCGAGCGATGTGCTCGGGCCACGTGAGCCCGGGTTTCGACTCGAATACCTTCACGAATGACCCTCCCCCTGCTAGTCGACCGCCGTGTGCACGACCGGCTCACCGTCGATCTCGGCGAGCGTGACGTTGACCGTCGGCCGCTTCTTGCGGCCCTTGTACAGCGCGCGCGCCTTCACGCTCGCCTCGTACAGGTCCTCGGCCTCGATCTCGTGCCGCTTGCCCTCGACGAACGCAATGTAACCGTTCACGTGAACCCTCCTCGTTTCCCTCGCTAGTTGTGCGCGTGCAGCGCCCCGTCGTCACCCACGTACAGGACGAACGCCCCGTACGGCTCGCAGCGGGCCGTGAGCCGGTCACCGGCCTCCCCCAGGCCCCGGTCCCAGAACCCGGTGCCCTCACCGTTGCGGGTGAGCACGAAATCGTGACCCACCTGCCCCGCGCCGATCGCGACGACGTCGACCCACATCGCGTGGCAGAACTCGGCGACCTCCCGCGTGAACGCCACAGCGACCGCTGCGTCGATGTCCTCGCGCTGGTACATCGCGGGGAAGGACCAGTCCCCGCCGTTCCCTGACGAGGACCACATGGCCGTATCCAGACCCGCCCACGCCACGTCCGCGACGTAGTCGAAATCCAGATCCCACTGCGAGCACACGACGCACTCACCGTTGCGGTTTGCGCTGGTGTGCTCAGCCCACCACGCATCCACGGCCGCGTGCACCAGGTCATAACCCGTTGCCACCGCTTCCATGCCAGGCCTCCTCTCGAATAGGTCTTCAGCGCGAAACCAGGCACCCCCGTGCACCTGGTCACCACTGGAGGCCTACGCCACTGCGGTGAGCGTGACCGCTCCCGTGTCCAGCACCTGCCACCCGTCCGGATACAGCTTCGACACCGGCACCGCGTACCGGATACGAACAATCCCGTTGAAGTGGTGCCCGTGCGAGCACTCGCGGTGATACTGGACGACCTCACCGGCCACATCGGGACGCAACCCGGAGACGACCCGCGTTCCAGCGTCGAACACCTCGAAGAACCGGCCCGCGTACTTCGCCCACGTCGGCACCCGCTCCGCCTGTTCGGCCTCAGCGATGACCCGGCGTCGCCGGTCGACCTCCTCAGTGGCGATCATGGTCACGGCCCCGCAAATCCGACCCCCCTCACTCGGGAGCGGCCCACCCACCAGGCCCGTGTAACCGGGACCGGGCAGGAAACGGTGGCACTCCAGACGGCTCCCGTCCGGATCGGACACCGGACTCACCCGGCTGAACTGGGCGTCGGCCTCCACACCCCCGCACTCAGCGCACCACACGCTGTCGCGGTAGCAACCCGTCTCGGTCTGGCACGCCCACATGAACGACTTTTTCGCTTTCAGCATCAGCCCTCCTCGGCTATCCCTTGTCCGCGCGAACCTTCTTTTCGAGCGCGCTCAACACCCCGCTGATCGCGTCCCGGATCGGCTGGTGCTGCCGGTTGTGCTCCCGCGCGTCGGCCAGCGAGTCGCGCCAGACCTGAAGCGCGTCCATGTAGACCCCGTACGCGAACAACCCGTGCGTGTCCTCGCGGTAGTCCTCACGCTTGGGTGACTCCACAGACCCCCGGTACGCAAGGTCACGCGCCGACTTCGGGTTGTACCGCCCCGCCGGAGCAACCCGCGTGTACAGGTGCTCGTTGACGCCGAGCGTCGGAACGTCACTGAGGACATGCGCCCACAGGTACTCGACTACGACCGGCTTACCCGGCCAGTACGACGCCATGACGACCGCCCGCTTGTCAAGCCCGTGATGCTTGACGGTCAGCGTCGCCTCCCACGTCTTCCGCTCGCGCGGATTCGGGTTGCAGACGTCGCGGTACGACTCATCGAGCGCGGATTCTTCCACCACCCAATCGGCTTGCGACCGGGTGTTGAAGTAGTACGGGACGGCCATGCCGCCACTCCCTTCCTCCTGCTACTTGACACCTAGCGCGGCGAACAACTCGCCGCGCACCTCGGCCGTGACGCCTTCGAAGTGCAGGCTGTACTCGTACTGCGTGTGCTGCTCGTACAGGTACTTCTCGGTCGCGGACACCCAGACGTTCTCGTCGGCCGCGTCCCAAGGGGACGCGGACGGCTCCCAATCCGAGGAGGGGAACACGTCCCACTCCGCGAGCACGGTCGCAAGCGCCCCTTCGAGACGGTCGCACACGCAGTCGTCGGGCTCGGCCGGATCGGACCCGCACTCGCACGGGGCCTCGACCAGTTCCCAGACCACGGCCAGCGTGCCGAGCTTTTCAGGCTCGGCCGCGTCCGGGTCCTCCCACCGCGCGAACTCGGTCCGGTACATCCGCACGGCCGGGAAGTCCTCCCGGGCCCTGATCTCGCGGTGCTCCTCGGGCGTGCGCTTGTCGAACTCGTCATCGACCCGCCGCTCTTCCAACTTCCACATGCGAGCCTCCTTCCATTAGCTTGAGAACCTTGCCGCAACCCGCCCCCGAAGGGACGGGCTCCCGTAAAGCGCTCACGCCTCGTTGCCGACTCCGGCGACCTCCCGCGCCAGGTCCTCGCTCACACCCAGGTGCACCAGCAGGCGCAATTTCTGGATGCGGGCGTGCCGGTCCAGTTCCCCGGAGAACAGACCCGGACGCGAGGGCGAGTCGTTGATGGACAGATCCACCACCATCTCGCGCGCGTCCTCGACCGACATGCGGGCCGTCATCGGCCGGTCCGGCTCCCGGTCCATGCGCACGTGCACCCACACCACGCCGAATCGGGGAGGGAACCAGCGCGTGATCCGCGACTCCCACGTGCGCTTGCGATGGTTCGTCTTGTCGGCCGCCATCCGGCGCGCCAACTCCAACTTGTCCTCAGACATGAGCCGTCCTCTCATCGTTCTAGTGTCCTAGAAGGCTGTGACAACCCGCCCCCACCCCCGTAGGGCGACGGGCTCTCGTAACCCACTACAACCAGCAATGACCCGCCTTCCGGTGCCACCGCGTGTGACGCCACGGACCCCAGTCCCGACCCCACCGGCGCACCCGCACGACCCGGCCCCCGCACACACCGCACCGGCGCCGCTCCCACCGCTTCACGACCCGGCCCGCGCCCTCGGCAGCTGCACCGGGTACTCGGTCAACTGCCCGTACCCGCTGTTGTACGTCGTGTCCCGGGACCTCCCGAACACCCGAACCGTCACCAGCTCCCCAGCACCGACCACACCCGCAGCCTCAGCCAGCACCTCACGCCACGGCCGCTCGTCTCCCTCGACCTCTTTCCCAGGCTCGCCCCGGTAGATCACCCGACCCACCAGCGAACCCCTGTCACGGTGCAACCGCACCACCTCACGCGCCATAGACGCCCCTCCTCTCGAACTGGGAACCTTGTGGCAGCCCGCCCACCCCCCGAAAGGGACGCGACGGACTCACACCTGGCTCTCAACCCAGCAGGACCGCACCCGCGACCGCCCGCGACGTCGGCACATGCCGACCCCACCGCAGCGACACCACACGCCTGCCCCGGTCGTACTCAGCGACCACCGCAGGCAGCACCTCCGGCGGACGCTTACGCAGCAACCACGACACCGCCCGCGCCGGATCATCCTCGAACTGACCCCACGGCACCTCGACCGCGCCCGAAAGCGGATTCACCGCCCCGAACTCCCACGCCTCGCACGTCCCGTCCGGAGCCGCAATCCGGTCACCCTCGCACAACTGGGCATACAACCAGTCCGCGAACACCCGGTCCGTCTGCGCCTCCACCTGAACCTCAACCCGACCCACACCAGCCACAGGCCAACCTCCCTTACAGCTTCTCGATACGAACCGGAACCGACCCGAAATCACGCACGAAGTGCTCGCGCCACGCCAGCTCCATCACCGCCTTGAACGAGTCCTCCTCGGGCCGGTGCGAGGACACACCCCACTTCGGGTGCGTCACCTCCAACGACCAGCCCTGATACAGCAACTCGCCCTGCGAGGACATCGACGCGTTCACGACGATCTCCACACCCACCTCCGGAGCAGCCGTCTGCATGAACACGGCCCGCTTCCGACCCGAGAACCACGTCTCAGGCTTCACGTTCCCCTGCCTGTCCTTCGGAGTCGTCTCCTCCAGAACATCCGCGACCACACCCGCGAGCTCCTTACGGGACCCGTGCGGCATGACCACCGAACCGATCGCACCCGCGATCGCCTTCACGTGCTCAGTCGTCAACCGATGCACCATTCGCTACACCTCCTCACAACGAACAGATGAGTACACCTCGCCAGAGCGCGCGATCTCGGCCGCCTCCACGAACAGCGTCGCGTTGAAACGAGGGTTGTCCGCAATGAACACCTCGATCATCGCCTCCAGCAGGTCATAGAACACCTTGTCAGGCATCTCCACACCCGCCACCAACGCAGCGAACTGCTTATAGGTCGTCTTGCTCATACGCGACATGACAACTCCTTACTTGAAACTTCAATGACTGAAAACCCGGGGAAACACCCGAGACCCAGGCACGCCAAGTGCCCCGGCCACCCGAAGATGACCGGGGCACCTCACCCGGGCGAACGAACTTCATGACTCGGGAGAATGCCGCTCCCGACCAGCATCAACTTTGAAATTAGTATGAAATTAGCTCGAACCAACAGAAACGGCCCGTTCAGTGACGTGATTGCCGCTTGCCCACCAGACACCCGCTTATCCGGGGTGGGGCCGCGCCCGCTCTATTCCACCTACTAGCGACCTGCCCTCTGAGGACAACTCACGCCCACCGGCACCTCAACCCGCGAGGGAAGGCACCCGATGCGCATGAAAAATACTCAGAGACCCGACCTCATGACCCGCAACCCGCTGGACAATGTCCAGATTGTCCCAGAATTTATATTTCACGTGTGGCCCGTTCATGTTGCGAGCGCATGGGTTGCGTACGTTTTGTCCGGTTTTGGGACATGAAAAAAGGCCGCCCATGGGCAGCCTGATTTCTTTTGCACGTTTTGTTCACTTTTCGATTTTCACGAAGGTTGCGAGATCCTTCAGGAATTGTCCGAATTCTCCGGACTTGTAACGCTTGGGCAACCCTTGCGTCAAGCTGGTCACTTCGCTAGGCGAGTACAGGTCAATATCGACCATTTCGCCCGGTTCGATGCGTGCGGCGAGTTCCCGTAGCGTGTCGCTTCGGTTGTCACCTGCCAGCTTGCCGCGCTTAGCTTGAATGTCGTGCACCCGTGCGAGCATGACCAGCATGTCGCGCGGGATTGCGAGCGTGTACCGGTTCGCGACCGGTTCGCCAGCGCTGTCGGTTGGGGTGGCGTCTCGCATGACGTTCGCGAGCGCTTCCCTTGCCGTTGGGTCGTTTTTGTACATGAGGTGCTTGTTGCGTGCCGTGAGTGGTTTGTCCACTCCCGCACCGTGCGGCATGACGTACGTGATGCCGCTGGTAGACACGTGCTTACGCTTGGACCGCGCTTTGCGATCGATGGGTGATGGCTTGTCGAGGTACGCGTCCGATGAGAACGCGTAGGTTGCTGCTTGGTAGTAGCCAGCTTTAGCCGCCCGGTCCCGCGCTTCCGTCGAAATGTCCTTATCATCCCTATGGGGGAGGTTCGGGCCTTCCGACAACTCGTCAACATTCATGATGGGGGGAGCGGACTGGGGATAGGGAGCGCGGGCAGTGTGCGCCAACGTTTCCATACCTACGGCCCGTTCGTCATCCATTCGCTGGCGAGCGCGCTTAGGGTCCTCGTAAACAAGGTAATCACGTTCTGTGATAAATGCGCGATGCATGACGCATCCTTTCGCTAGCCGAATCTTCCGCGCAACTGGTCCCCTTCGCATATAGCTAGCCATGTGCACAGTTCGCCCCCGAGGGAGCGCCCAATGCGGGCGGGATTCGTCGCGCGTCTGCGCTTCAAAACACACTGTTCGGTTGAGGCATCCGCAATGGGGGACGCGCGGTAACAACATTCGCCTGCCCGAGTGCCGCGCCCCTTGCGGTTCGCGTCGCTCGGAAGCGATGACATAACTATGTCATAGGCCAGCACGGCGATTTTTAGGGGCCGTGAGCTGGGGTTTCATTTTGTCCGTTTTGCGTTTCGCCTGGTCACGAGCTTATGGGAGGAAATGGGGTCGGCCCTTAAGAGGTGATGAGAGCGCTTGCCACAAAGGTCACGGTTTGGTAAAGGCTGCGTATTGCCTGGTCAGCGGCTCAAGATTCTTGAAATTCGCACGGTATCGACATTGTGGACAGTCGAGCGGAAAGCGCTTGCTTTACACAGTGGACAGTCACAGTAGTCACGCTAGCCACACGCGCCACAAGTCGCCAGCGCGGCCAGCGATCGCGCGCTGTGAAGGGATATCCCTAGAGGTGCGAGACGATATGGATGAGGCATTGATGGCGTGAGCTGGGAGGATGCAGCGTTTTCCCTGGTAGATTCGTCGCACTGTCGCAAGTGGAGCCGAGAGCGTCCGAAGTGGACACGATGGGGCGCGTGTGGCGCACGCCTGCCAGCGCGACAAGATGAGGCTAAAGAGGCATTGCGGCGCTGGCCTGCGACAATACGCGTTTCCCCTGCTAGATCGCTTGCGACCGGTTCGGACGGGCCGCTAGGGGAGGCGTAGCGCGCTGGCAGTGGCGCGGCCTAGTCACGGGTAGGGACGTGCCACGGGAGCGGCGTAGGGAGGCGTACAGCGGCCTAGGCGGACGGGTACGCCAGCGCGGCCTAGCTCTCTACACACGGTGCGCATGTGTGCGCGCGCGAAATAGCACAGTACCGCGCTGGCGTCAAGGGTGAGGCCATGATCGTTATCAGTTTGTGATGTCGTGCTGGCAAGGAATGGAGCGCTCCCAAGAATGGAGCTGCATGTCAAAGGCACATTCCATGCATACCGAGTATGAACACATTGTTTACCGAATGCCACACAGTGAGACGCCAGCTACCGAACGCAAGCGCATCGCTACACAGAGATAGTCCACATGAGAGGTAGCTAACCGCGCGGCTAGTGCCAGCGCGCCAATGCGCATAATCCACAAGCGACGCTCACCAATTCCACACAGGACGAACCCACAAGAGACACGCCAGCGTCCACAAAGGACGTCCACACAGGAATGAGCGAAGATCATGCGTCCACACACGACAGTCCACACAGGATCAATCCAAAATCGACAGACTACAAAGGAGGGCCGATCCGTCCACAGTGGACGACACCCCCTTAAAAGATAGGGGGGGTCATGAAATTTTTCGAGATCATGATGGTAGCACGTGAGGAATGCTCACTGGTGGGTGGTTCGTTTGCCGGGGGCGGCTGGTCTGCCGATGGTGGGGCTGTGTGCAGCTCGCTCGTGGCTGAGGGTGATGCGTTGTTGGTTCCAGGTTTCCCATTTGGGGAGGTGTTCTTGGAGCCAGAGGGGGGTGGGGGTGGTTTTGTTTCCGATGAGGTGTGCGTCGGGTGGTGGGGTGGGTAGGTCGGGGTCGTTGTGCCATTTGGTGATGAGGTGGTTGATGTTGCTGGGGGCGTATCCGAGGGTTTTGGCGATGTGGCTCATGGTGATGTAGATGGGCTGGGTGCTCATCGGTGGGTCCTTGGCGGGTTGGTGTGGGTGCCGCGCTGCTCGGGGTATGACTGCCGTGCAGCGCGGCGGCTCTGTGGGGGTGGAGCTCGGATGTCTGTGGTGTTCACGTTAGCAGGGTGGGCGGGTTGGGGTGTGGTGACATCGAGTGAATGCCTGTCGTGTTCGATCGTCTAGACTTCCGGGCCATGCAAACAAGACGAGTTCTGCCGTTCGGGCATGCGCCGGAGGAGCACCGATTCCCGGTGTTCGGGTCTTTGGGTGCGGAGTACGGGACTGTGGAGGAGCAGCGGAAGGTTGAGCTGTGGTTGTCAGTGGCGTCGGATGAGTGCATAGGGTGTTCGCAGCGGCTGGTGTGGTTGCTGGCTAAGGATGTGGGTGCGGTGGCGTCGTTGGGGAAGGTCGTGAAGTTGCTGTTCACGTCTGAGCCGCCGCCGGAGGGCGCGCATGAGGAGGTGGTGGAGCTTCTGCAGTGGAGTTCGGTGAGCGATCGCGCGGAGCTGGTGGTGGAGATCGCGAACGATTTCATTGCGCGGCGCCGTGCGGCGATTGGGGAGATGGCGGCGGAGTTGGGGGATGCCGCGTCATTCCTGGGTGGGTTGCAGGATCGGTCCGAGGAATCTGGTGTTGCAAGGGAAGACCCAGGTGAAGGTGCTGGCCTTCGTCCAGCTCTCTCTGGTGGAGAGCAGCGTCTCCAGGGGGCTGAGCGTGGTCAGGAAGGCGATGGCGTGCCATAGGCCGGTGGTGTCGTGGGGTGGGGGGTTGTCCCAGCCGGGGATGACGGTGAAGGTGTCGGTGAGGTGGGGGTAGCGCAGAAGGGCGTTGCGGGTCCATTCAGGTACGGCCAGGAAGTGGGGGCTTTCGCGCCACCGGTAGCGGAGCTCGATCTGGATCATCTCGATGAAGGCGGCGAGGTGTCGGCTGGCTTGGTCGCGGTCTTTGGGCATCTCGTCGGGTTCCCAGATGACGGGCGCCTGGTCGGCTTCCTTGATGATGCGTCGCATGGTCATGTTCACGTGGGCGTGGACGGGCCCGGGGATGTCGAATCGCATGGAGCGACGCTAGCAGCCGCTCCTGCTTACAGGCGCTTTTTCGGCCGGTAGTGTTCTCGCGTTTCGAGGTAGTCGTCGGGGAGCTGCTCGACGGGGCCTGGGGCGGGGAGGCCCTTGACGTGCTTTTCGAAGTAGTCGTCGAGGGGGAGGCCGTGCTCCCAGAGGTATTTGGTGTAGTCGCGCCACGCGGTGACGATGTCCGGGTCGGTGAAGCGGATGTTGCGGTCTTGGACGCCGTGCTCGTCGTAGGTGTGGAGGTAGAGAACGGTGTCGTCCATGGTGCAGATTTCGGGGAGTTCCCTGCCGTAGGCGCGTTCGTCTTCGGTGATGGCGGTGGTGGGGAAGACGCGGATGGTGGCGCCGGAGACTTCGTCGCGCAGTCGCAGTAGGTGGAGTTCCCATTGGAGGTAGGGGCCGATGGGTTCGTCGACGATGCGGACGCGGCGGGCGGTGATGCCTCGGTCGCGCATCTCGTCGTGGTGGATTTCGAGGTCGGTCCGGCGTGCTTCGATGAGCCGGAGGGCCAGTTCCCAGTTGCCGCGCTGAAACGCCTGCCATGAGGGGCTGTCGGGTTCAGCGAAGTGCGTGGCGCGTTCGAGTTTCCAGAAGTCGGTGGCCTCCCAGAAGCGGGTGTTGAAGTCGCTGAAGAACTCCTCGTCGGGAAGGTATTCGCCCTCGGCCGGGTCCAGCAGCGGTGGAATGGCGGTCATCGAAGTGTTCCTTCCCGTGGGCATGGGACAGCCCGGGGGACGGAGGTCTCCCCGGGCTGTGTGGGTTGGGTTAGCCGAGACGGTGGCTCCCAACCCTGTGTGTCTTCATTCTTCGCGTGTGCCAGCGTAGCATCTGCGGCGCGTTCATGTTAGCCCGGTTGTCGACAATGCATTGTGAGCATTGTCCGGTTCTGTACGATTTGTGTATGTCGAACTGGGATGAACCGATCGAACTCGATGAGGACATCGAGTTGTGGGAGCAGCAGCCGGGCGAGACCGACGAGCAGTACACCCTGTTCAAGATGTACATGAAGCTTTCCCCGCAGGCGGACACCGATACCCGCGAGGTGCTGCCACGCCGGATCTCCGAGCTGTTCGGCAAGACGGACTTCTCCGACCGGCACGTCAAGCGCCTCGCGCGCCGCTACTCGTGGGAAGCGCGCGCCCGCGCGAATGACCTCGCGAAAGTCCAGTCCGTGCAGGGGCAGCTGGAGCACCACTGGCTCGTCCTTGTCGAGAACCGGCTGAAGCAGCTCGCGAAAGCCGAGGACATGATCTTCAAAGCCATGGAAGCCATGGTCCAGGACGCCGAGAACTGGAAACTGCGCGACCTCGTCATGTTCTGGGAGACGTCCGTGAAGGTCGGCAACGGCATCCTCGGCATGACGCGCCTCGGGGGCCCCGAGCAGGCTGCCGCCGCGCAGATCATGGCCGGAGCCCGCGCCGAAGTGACCGTCGGCAGCGGCGACTCGCTCGACGCCCGCACCATGGAACTCGCCGAAGAGCTGCGCCGCCGCGCCGAACTCGCGGCGGCCGGACCCGCACCGGCGATCGAGCAGGCCTAACCGCCTACACACTGCTGCTCATCCACGGCGCTCCGTTACCATCAACGGGTGCTTCATGTTCTGAATGCCTCCGGACACCGGCATGTCCGCGAACGCCTTCACCAGAACCGATGGGAGATTCGGTGAACCCTTCACGGCATGGTGTCGACACCCACCTGAAAGAGCGGCTGTCCGGTGAGCAGCGTCGCGTCCTCGGGCAGCTGCCGGTGGCGCGGCGGCTCGTATGGACCGCGCACGAGATCGGCTTGAGCATGTGCGTGCCGTGCTCGAAGGCCATGGCGAACCGGGTGGCCGCGTCGACCGAGGCGATGATGGAGCTCGCGCGACTCGCGCACGCGACCGAGCTTGCCCTGGAGAAGCCCAGCGCTTACCAGGACGGCCTGCCGCACCGGCTCGATGAAGACGCGATCCGCCGCGACCTCGAACAAGCTTCAGCCGTGCAGCGTCGCGCGATGGCCGTACAGGCACTGCACATGCTGGCGCACGACCTCCCCGGTGCTCGACGAAAGGCAGCGCAATGGAAGACCGAGCTGGACACCATTACCGGTCCCACTACCGGCTGATCGTCGACGGGCCCGGCGCCCGCGCCGTCCTCGGCGAGGACCGGCATGTCGCGCTCGCGGAGAACGCGATCTGCGCGGAGATGGATGGTTGCGTGCCGTGCTTCGAAGCGATCGTCGACGACATCGCGGTTGAGCCCACGGCGTTGCTCACCACGCGCCGGTTCGCGGCCCTGGTCCTCGGCACCTTCGAAGGCATCACACCGATCGGATCGCCCGAGGAAGCGGAAGAGCTGCAGATGATCATCGCGCACTTGGCGGAATCACGGTCGCTCGCGGCCGAGCTGCTGCGGTTCAGCGCGATGAACATGCTCGCTGCCCATCACGCTCACGACGGCCACCCTCACAGCCATGACCGTGCCTACGGCGGTGGGGGGAAGGCGAAGAAGCGGAAGGTCGTGCGTCATCCGACGCGGCGGGTGCGCACGAAGGAGGAGCGTCGCCGCGACAGTTAGGCGTCCGGTGCCGTGACCGGGCCGAGGAGCCGGATGCGGTGGACGCGGCACCCGCACGGCTGGTTGGTTTCCTCCAGGGAGACCAGGCCGTGGTCGTTGATGCGGTAAGCGCCGGTGTAGCCGATGATGGCCTCGTTGCAGGAGCGGCAGCGCGGCGGTAGTTCCGCCTGGTCGTCGTCGACGCGGGCACTGCCGTGGCGCTCGGCCACGATGCGTTGCATGGCGTGCGTCTGCCGGAACAGGAAGGCGAGCATCCAGTGCTGAAGCATGACGATGGTCGATGCGACGAGCATCATGATGCTCGTGCCTGCGAGCAAGGAAGTGAACTTCTCGGGTGATCCGAGGGCAAAGGACACCGCCGTTACCGACACGCTGAAGAGCGCGACGGCAGCGAGCAGGCTGATCAGGCGTAGCGGTGTCATGGAGTGTCGTCCTTGCTGGTCATAGAAGTGCCAGGGGTGTAGTCGCAGATCTGCCGCTAGCCGAGCTCGTGGAAGGCCTTCTCGGCTTTCCTGCAGGAGCGCATGAAGTCGTTGATGCTCATCGTCGTCATCCCCAGCCGGTGCACCATCACGGAGGGCAGCAGTGTCGCCACTGACAAGTGGACAGTTTCATCCCTCCAGTGGCCCTGCGCCGTCGGATCGGCGAACGCTTCGATGATCTCTTCCAGTGCCTCGACAGGGAACTCGCCGTGGAGCAACTCGATGTCTTTCGCGAGGCGGTCGCGTTCATCGCGGTCGGGCCTGCGCCCCTCGAAAAGTATGTGGAGGGCGCCGCTGGCGGCGTTGTAGACCATGATCGATCGTTGGTGCGGCGTCTTCGTGTCGTCTTCGAACAGCAGGCGTGCGGCGCCGCTGGGGTTGATGCAGACTGTCCGGTAGAACTCGGCGTAGTCCTCCCCGAACGCCTCGATCATCGACTGGCGTCCCACCAGGAAATGGTTTACAGCCTTGTCCACCCACCGGTCAACGTCCGCTGCCGGGACAGCGGCGCCAGAATAGATACCGTGCGGTAGGAGGAATGCGATACGCCGCATGACCTGCGGGTGGATCGAGTCCAGGCGTCGCTGCGCGGCCACCGAGTCCGGGGTGAAGCAGCTTTCGATGACCGAGGCCAGCGCGAACGAGTCGATGGGTTCGTTGAAGATGCGGCGCATGCGGGAGGCGAGGGCACGGATCTGCGCGGGTTTCGGCATTTCTTGGAAGCCGGACATGGTGGCTTGTTGGGCGGCGCAGGAGCGGAGCATGGCGCGTTCGTTCTTGGACCACTGGTCGAGTTCGGTCTCGGCGGCGGCCGGGTCGGTGAGGATAAGACGGAAGAACCGGACGACGTTCGGGTCGGGTGGGTTGTTCATGTGGACCGGGCAGGATTTGAACCTGCGATGCGTGATGCAGCTGGTTTACAGCCAGCCCCTTTTGGCCGCTCGGGCACCGATCCTTGTCGCCCGACCTCCCCCCTCTGAAAGCCGGGCGCGCCCGCTCTGCGGGGAGTCCTACAGGTGTCCAGAGGTCACGCACGGCCTTCCCCGACAAGAAGCGACGTGAGTCTAACACGCAGTGCGGGTACGGCCGGTGGGTGTTTGGGGTGGTCGGCGGCGCCGCGCACAGTGTGAAGAAACGATGCGGCGCCGCCGGAACCGTGCCAGGTGTTGCTCGTGATCTCACCCGCTTGGCGGGTCATTGGCACGGCGGCTGTTCCCCTGAAGGCGAGTATAGGTCATCGGCGTTGTGAGCGCATGTCATGTCGGGGACGTCGCCGTTGATGGCGAGTTCCTCGACCTGGTCGGCGATGCCGCGAATGAACTGGGCGAGTTCGACCGTGACGACGACTTGATGGTCGTCGCCGTAGTGCGGGAGGATCGATGCGGGGAGCTGCCCGGCGGCGATGGGGTACTCATCGCCGTCGGGGCCGCGCATGACCATCGTCCATTCGCCCAGGTTCATTGTGCATGCCATGTGTGCTCCTAGTACAGGTCCGTGGTGGCCCAGTCGAGGGGGTCGGCGTAGATGCTCATCCCGATCGGCGGTTCGATGATTTCGCCTCTCCCGTATCCGGCTCCTTTGAGGAGCCCTTGTGCGAGGTAGACCGTGGCGTCGATGCGCCCGGGGCTTTCTCGGGAACCGGGCTGCCAGGTCGTCCACTGCTGGATGAGCTTGTCATGTTCACCGACCAGACGGATATCGCCTTGCACCCAGTATTGGGCAACCGGGTCCGCGCGAATGCGTTTTCCGTATCGGGCGCGAACTTCATCTATTCGGGGGATGGGGACATCGGGTGGAATGGCACCGTCTTCCTCCAGATCGGACCATGCTGACTGGATCTGGAGCTTGCACATCTCGCCGCCGAAGTTCGTCTCCACGAAGATGACGTCGGCGGTCAGCTCGTACGACATGAGGGCGACCTCGCGGGCCCATTCGGTGGGGGACGCCTGCCGGGACTTGTCGTGGGTGATGTAGCAGCGGTTGTCGTCGCCGAGGAACCCGGCGACGATCCCGGCTTCGTCGCCGCCTGCAGTGCCGGAAGGGTCGACGGCGACGGCGACGCGCAGCTTCTCGGGGAGCGGTTCTCCGGCGCGGTGGCGGGACGCTTCGATCTGTTCGAGGGTGAGGAGGGCCCCTTCGACGGGTTGGGGGTCGCATTGGAACAGGGCGAACCAGTCGCGCTTGGACAGCGAGGACTGCAGGCCGCCCCAGTGCGCGAGGAGCGCGTTCTTGTCGTCCTGGGGGATCTTCGGGTGGCCGAGCGGTTCGCCGAGGGCGCGGCCGAGCGGGTCGTTCGCGTCAACGGCGATCGCGGGGAGGCGGATGACGTCCCATTCGTTGCCTTCGCGTTGCAAAAGGCGACCGGCGATGTCGTCTTCGTGCCATCGGGTGAGAACGAGGACGATGGGGGCGCCGGGAGACCCTCGGGTGAGGAACGTGGAGGTCCACCAGTGGTCGACCGCGTCGCGGAAGATCTTCGATTCGGCTTCTTCGCGGTCTTTGTGGGGGTCGTCGCAGATGAGCAGGTCGCCGTCATGGCCGGTCAAACCCGAACCCACACCGACAGTTTTCATGCCGCCACCGGTAGTGAGCTTCCAGGCTTGGGCGGTGCGCTGCTCCGGGGAGATGCTCAAACCGAGTTTGCTGCCGTGCTCGCGGACGGCCTTGCGGACGTCGCGGCCCCAGTTCTTGGCCAGATCCGATCCGTAGGCGGCGGCGACGACCTGGTGGTGGGGGTGGCGGGCGAGCCACCACAGCGGGAACTTCTTGGTGACCAGCTCGCTCTTGCCGGTGCGCGGGGGCGCGAAGATCATGACCTTGCGTTTGCCGCCCGGTTGGGCCAGCTGCGCCAGGCGGTCGCCGATGAGGCGGTGGTGGGGGCAGATCTGGTAGCGCGGTTCGATCCAGGCGCCGAGGCTGGCGGGATCGTGGAGCGCCTGAACGCGCGCGGCGTAGGCGTACAGCTCCGCGTCAGACAGCTTCGACAGATCCGGCATAACCCGAATCTACCCGAATGTCCGTTTTATTCAGCTATGCGATGAGTGCGCCGCGCTGCCGTGGCTGAACCCCGATGGCAGCGCGGCGCGTAATCTCCACGGCCGTGTCCGATGCACGCCGTGCACGGCAGGACCCCACCCTGCAGTCTGCGATTGCGCCGGGTCGCCCCGCCTGAACGTCGGGGCCTTCGGAGCCTCCAATGCTACCTGGAGATGCGGCCTCGCTGGTGAGCGCGTCACTTCTCACCGCACCCAGCGTCTGGGCTAACGTCCGGCCCCCCGTTGCTCATGAGGGCCGACTGGCGGCGAGGCCGCGAGAGCCAGCTCCCTGTTTTATAGCATGTGGCCTGGCGTGTCGCTGAGCCACAGGCCGAACTCGGTGGTGCCTTCGGCGTGCGTGCCGGAGTGGCTGACCATCCACTCAAGCGCATGCTGCCGGGTGTGGGCCGTGGCGCAGGCGCTGCACGAGCTGCGACCCTGGCAGCAGATGACCACCGGATAGCGGTAACCGACGCCGTCCAGCAGCCGGTTGAACGACCACAGGGGGCTGCCGACGAGGATCGAGTCAGGGTTCATGCCCCGATCCTAAGCGCGGCGGCGCAGCGAGGTCGTCTTCGCCGATGAAGTAGGCGCGCGGCGCTGCCCACCACGCGATGGTCTGGCCGCCGTCGCCGGTGAAAGGCGCCTCGCCGTAGAGCACGAACACACCCGGGACCACCGTGATGTACCCCTGCGGGGCTTCGCTGCCGTAGTCGTCCCGGTCGCGGCGTCCCACATGGACCTGGATGCCCGGGTCGAGCTTGCCTTCGACGTCAGTGGCCCAGTCGGCTAGGCGCAGCATCAGCCGCGACTTCAGCTCGGGAGGGCACACCAGCGTGATCGGCGCCTGGGACAGATAGGAGTGGTCGACCTGCTCGCTCACACGGTCTCCGGATGATCGGGGAAGTCGGCGGCCGTGATCGTGAACGAGGGGCTGCGGAACAGCTCGTGCCACCAGCGCCACCGGATCGTTCTGCCGCGCGAGGTGAACGGCAGCGGCCTGTACTGGTCGAGCATCGGCGCTTCCAGGGTCCAGTAGGCCATGGTGCGGCAGTCGCAGGAGGAGCCGGTGCGGTAGTGCAGGCGCACCGGTACGGACAGGAGCGGATCTCTCATGGCTGCTCCATGTCGGCAGGCAGCCGCGTCCACGGGAGCGCGATCCCGTCGCCGTTGCTCCTGGGCAGGTAGTGCAGATGGAGGTGGTCGACGGTTTGGGTCGCTTCGGCGCCGATGTTGATGATGAGGTTGAAAGGCCTGCGCTGGGCCAGCGCGTACTGCCATGCGCCCATCCACATGTACATGGTCGGCGAGTGGCTGACGGCGACGCTGTGGTCTTTGGTGACGTGCAGGTGCGGGATGAACAGCACGTGGCCCTCGACGCGGGGGTTGAGGGGGACGATCGCGATGGCGTTGGTGAACTTGGCGACGACCTGTGCGGGGGCCTGACCGGTGATGATCTGGCAGAACGGGCACTGGTCGCTGGAGCGGGCGTCCACCTCAGTGGTGCTCGCTGCTTGACTGGACGCCCGCTTCATGCTCCTGCTTCCGTAGTGTATTCGATGGATTCTCGTGTCCACATCGCGCACGGGCTGCTGGTGTCGATGAGGTGCTGTTCGCCTGCGGGGACGATGCCGCCGGTGGCCAGCGGGTGTCGCTGGAGGCGGGCGCAGGCGGCAATGCCGATCCGGGGGCGCTCGCCGGTGCGCCGTTGGCGGGCGAGGTACTGCTTCGCGCGGCGCCGTTCGGCCTTGGTCGTGCGCGGCTCAGCCAGGAGTCCGGCGGCGCGTAGCTTCGGGCCGAGGACGTCGGTGAGGCTGGCGGATAGTTCCGCGAAAGCGTCCTGCAGGTCCTGGACCGCGTCGCCCAGGGACTGCCCTACGGCGCGAAGGTACTCCCGCAAGGACGCGAACGGCATGTCGGGATCGCTCATCGCTCCATGGTCGCGCATACCGGCTACGGAATCAGGGATAGAACCGCTTCGCCGCACGCATGGCAGCCTTCTTGCACTTCACGGCTTCCTTCATCCGGCGGCCGTTGCGCGTGACGACGGCCTTGGCGAACGAGCCGTCAGGCTCGTAGTGCATCTCCACGACCTTGGCGTGGTCGGTGTCCTCGTCGAACAGCCAGAAGTCGCGGCCCATCTTGCGGACGTTCTTGACCCACTGCCCCGGCTCGACCCACGCGATCCGGATATCTTCCCCGGCGGCCTTGTTCCGCTTGTACCACTCGAACTCGAAGCGAAGGTAGTCGCCGAGGGCGAGCTTGCCGTCCTCGTCGGTGAAGCGTTCGATGACGTGGACGCGGCCGATGTCGCGGCCCGCTTCCACCGCCGGGACGATGACCTCGTCGATCCACGAGCTGGGACGTTCGTGGATGAGGCTCAGGTCGCCTTCCAGGAACGCTTTGTAGGCCTCTTCCTCGTAGGCGACGCTGTAGGAGTCCAGGGTCTCCAGGCGCCATGCCGAATCGGTGAAGGACGTGAACAGCTCCGTGAAGCGCTCATCGTCCAAGGAGTCGATCTCAATAACGGGCACGGTAGCTCCTAACAGCGTCGGCAACGATGTTCCACAGGTCGTCAGCATTATCGTGCATGGGGAAATGCCCCGAGTTCTCGATGCCCTGGGTGATCACACCGAGTTCCTCGAAACGTGCGCGGTGGTGCTCGGGGAAACCGCTGCGCTCCCCGTAGAGGTATACGGCGTCCCTCATAGCGCCCCCGCGCGGGTGGTTGTGCTCGACATCGGACCAGGCGACGATGGACGAAGCCAGGTTGACCAGGAACTGGGGTTCGCAGGAGGCGAGGTCGACAGCCCAGCAGCGCATGGCGGGGTCGTCGCTCCCGGCGATGTCGGCGACAAACTGCTCGACGGCGTCGATGCCTTTCGCTATGGACCGCGACGCCATGGAGCAGTCCTCGCTAGTGATGTTCCCTTCGATCGAGATGAAGCGGCCACGCCGGTGCGATGGAAGCGCCTGCCATGCCCGCAGGGCGGCCAGCGCGCCCATCGAGTGGGCGACGATGTGGACGCGGGTGTCGTCGTTCATGTCGGCGACCAGCTCCAGCGCGCCTTGGACGCATCCGGAGAGGATGGTGATCAGGCCGTCCATGGGGTGGCGGTTGAAGTCGCGTGACATGTGGTCGTCGGCATGGTCGCCTTGGCCCGGCAGGTCGATGCTCAGCAGGGCATGGGTGCGCAGGGCCTGGTGGCTGAATGCGGTGTCGAACCAGTTGCGGTGGCAGCCGAGGCCGGGGACGAAGACGATCGGGTCCAGTAGGCGCAGGCGGCCTGGATCGATTTGGTCGGCTGCGGGCCGGAAGCTCAAGGTGAGTGGAAAGACTGCCAGGTCATGGAGGTAGTGAGTGATCTTCATGGTGTGCTCATTTCACGACGCGGTTCCAGATGCGGCTGCGGATGGTGGGGTGGCGACCGCCTCCGGCCGTGCTGTCGGCGCAGCATGGGCACGGGCGGTTGAGCTTGGAGCTGATCTTGGAGTCGAAGAAGCCTCTTCCCCGGCACGGAATGCACTTCTTCCGCCAGTTCTTGACGCCGTCATAGAACCAGTAGGCGGAGAAACCCGCTGCGCCGATGAGAACGATCGCCCGGAAGACGGGGTAGGTCTCCAGCGCCCACCAGATCGCTCCGGCCAGCGCGGCGATCGCAGGCCACAGCGCCAGCACTAGGTCGCGGAGTAGTGCGACGAAGCCGGTGGCGGCGTCGATGAAGCCGTCCATGTCACTGGGGGGTCTGCGCGAGGGTGATCTGGGTCGCGGCTTCTTCGAGGTGGCCGACGACGCTTTTGGCGCCTTCGATGCCGTCGTCGAGCTGGCCGAGGAGGCTCATCAGGCTGGTGAGGGCGACCGACTGCGCCTCTTCGACGGCGCCTGCGAGGTTGTCCATGAACTCCTGGACGCCTGCAGCGTTGTTGGAGGCGAGCTGGCAGGCCTCCTGGGCGGCTAGAACGTGGCCGATGGTGCCTTGTCCGGCGGCTTGGGTCGAGCGGACGTGCTGTTCGGCGGGTCCGAGGGTGTTGTTGGCGGCCGTCTGACTGGTGGCGGCCTGGGCGGCGAGCGAAGTGACCGTTTCCTTGAGGGTGCCGATGGCGGCGGTGACGCCTGCGGCGGCGGTTTCGACGGCTTCTTTGAGGTTGCGTTCGGCTTCGGCGGCGAGGGTCTGGGCTTCGGCGGTGGCCGAGTTGACGGCGGTGGCGTGCTCTGCGGAGGCGCTCATGAAGATCCTTTCGCTTCAACGTGATTCGTGAGGATATCCCACAGTGCGTCGTGGGTCGGGGCGCAGGCATACCAGAGACAAGTACGTTTTTGAACCAGTTCGTGGTGCATTTACTCTTTTGTCCGGTTTATGCTGTTGTGGTGGATGACTGGCTGACGATCGCGCTTGCCCTGGCCCTGACGGCCAGGATCACGCGGCTGATCACGTTCGACACGATCACGCAGCCGATTCGCGACCGGCTGCCTGGACTGCTCGGTGCCCTCGCGCAATGCCCCTGGTGCTCCGGATTCTGGGTCGCCGTCGGCGTCGCCTTCTCCTGGCACTGGTGGGCCGACCAGACCTGGTGGCAGATCAGCGCGCTCATCGGTGCGCTCTCCTGGTTCGCCGGAGCCGTCTCCAACGCAGCGATGCCCGGACAGCACGAAGTCGCCATGGTCGGACCCGTCGCACTGCTCAACGCGGACGAACCCGTCCGCGAGACCGTCGAGCGCGTCGAGACCACCAACGAGATCCACATCGACACGCGCGAAGAAGCCGATCCCGAGGCGATCGCCCGGATCGTCGTCGAAGCGCTCCAGCGCGCCAAGTGGGGTCCGGTCAACAAGGCGGGCGGGTCTGACTGATGGGGTTCGGCTCGCAGCTCAAAAGCCTGACCGCCGCCATGTTTCGCGGTCGGCCGGTCGGCGCGCCCACCGGACGCATCGGGATGGGGTCGTACGCGCTGCAGGGCGCCACTGCCGAATGGCAGGCCGAAGCCGCCGAGCTGTACAACGTCGTCCCCGAACTGCGATACGGCATCTACTGGATCGCCTCCTCGGCCTCCCGGGCAACGCTCACCGTCGCCAAGAAGCCCACCGGGGAGCACACGACACCCGAGACCGTCTCGCGCGACAACCCGGCATGGGAGCCGCTCAACGAACTCGCTCCCACCGCCCCGGAGCAGGCGATGCTCATCTACCGCATCGTCACCCTCATGAAGCTGCTCGGCCGGTGGCGGCTCGTGGGCTTCGACACCGATGAGGGCAAGCGGCAGTGGGTCGTCACCTCCGAATACGACTACAACGAATCCGGCGACGGCGTCTCCGTCCACGACGCCACCACCGGTGTCAACTACACCCTCAGCCGCGACCAGGTGTGGTCCATCCCCATGCTCATGCCCCACCCCATCCGCTCCTCCGAGCCCGACGCCCCCACCAGAGCGCTCATCCCCACCCTCCACGAACTTATCGACCTCTCCGGACACGTCCAGACCGCCGCCAAATCACGTCTGGCCGGTGCCGGGCTGCTCCTCATCCCCAACCAGGTCTCCACCGTCGCCCCCGGTCAGTCCAGCGGTGTCAACCCACCCGACGGTGACCCGGCGATGAACGCGCTCATGCGCACCGCCCAAGCCAGCCTCCGCTCCCCCACCGACGTCTCCCGCCACCTCCCGGTCATCTTCAAAGGCCAGCAGGAAGCGCTCAACGCCGTCCGCCACCTCAGCCTTCAGACCCCCTTCGACGAACGCGTCGACTCCCTGCGCACCAGCGCCGTGCGGCGCATCGCCATCGGCCTCGATCTCCCCGCCGAAGTCCTCAGTGGACTCGGCGACCTGAATCACTGGACAGCGTGGGCCGTGGAGGCCTCTGGTCAGCGGGTCAACATCGAGCCGACGTTGAATTTCATTTGCAGGGAACTGACCACGAAGTTCCTGCAGCCCGCGCTCAAGGCCATGGGCTTGCCCGACGCCGACGACTACATGGTTTCGTTCGACCCGGCCGGAGCCCAGTCCGAGGCGAACAAGGGCGACCTCGCGCTGGCTGCCTACGAGCTCGGCGTCATCTCGGCCGACGCGGCCCGCAGCGCCCTGGGCTACGGCTCTGAGGACGCACCGCAGCCGGGGTCGGTGCCGCCAGTGCAGATGCGCGCGCCCGGTGAGCGCGAGGAGGGCCTGGTCCCCAGCGCGATGGACCGCCTCGCCGACCGGCTGCGCGATCAGACCAACCGCGCCGGTCCCGCGTCGGGAACGCAGTCCCAGGTCGGCCTCGAATCGCTCGCGTCCGACGCCGGGTGGGCGGCCTGTGCCGACATCGGGGCGCGCCGCGCGCTGCGCCGGTGCGGGCAGTACCTCCTAGGTTCGTCGCGCTCCCTGCGCGGGCGCTACCGCGACACGCCCCTGGAAGCGATGCACACCCAGATCCGCGCTGAACCCGACACCGTCGCCTCTGCCCTACGGGACGGGTTCGCCGAATTGGCTGAAGCCGCGCCGCAGCTGGTTGATCCCGTAGCGAGCTATGTCCGCTTTAGGATAGAAACAGGTACTAAGCACGATAAGTCTGAAATGTGCAGGTATCTTCTAGAAGAGGCGACCACGAGGGGGTAGGGCGCGATGCCGGTAACCGTGAACACTGAACTGCCGCTGCATCGCGAGCGCGACCGCGCTTGGGATGGCGATGCGGCCCGATCGGCCATGGCACGCCGCTGCGCAGGCGAAGACGGCGTCATGGCCGAGTGCATGGGGCGCGGCTTCATCTGGCGCGAGCCAGACGAGAACCCCTCGGCCATCGGCTCCTACAAGCTCCCGGTCGCCGACGTCATCAACGGCGAACTCCAGCTCGTGCTCTCCGGCGTCCAGGCCGCCGCCCGGTCGATTTCGCCCAATGCCGAGCCCGGACAGGCACGTGCGCTGTCGGGTTCGGAGTCCGAACTCGAAGGCATGCGATCGGCCGTGGCCTCCATCCTGCGCCGTTTCGCCCGCGAGTTCGACGATGAAGGGCTGCGCGCGGCCTGGGACCGACCTGAATCCACTAGGGCCTCGGCTGTCACCAGCTGCGCCTGCGACTGCGGCGGGGTCTCCACCGAGTCGACGACGACCACTGCGCCGCCCAAGGAGGCCGCCATGCCTGAACCGACCATCACTGCACCACGCTCCCGGGTCCTCCGAGCATCGGCCACCGGCGGGGAATGGCGTCCGCCCGTCGAGCATTTCGCGAACCCACATCTGGCCGAGCCGACCAAGCTGATGGTGACCGCCGACGGCCGCGTCTACGGCCACTTGGCCACGTGGGATCAGCCGCATATCGGTTACGACGGCAAGCTCGTGTACCCGCCACGCAACCGCGATGGCGCCTACGGCTACTTCCGCCAGTCCCAGGTCGTCACCGCTGACGGATCGGTCGTCCCGGTCGGCATCATCACCATGAACACCGGTCACGCCGACGAGTCGCTCTCGGCCGACGCCGCCGCCGCGCACTACGACAACACCGGCACGATGATGGCCGCCTGCAACGTCGGCGAGGACTCGATCGGCATCTGGCTGGCTGGCTCGATGCTGCCCGACGTGTCCCCCGAACTGCGCAACCGGTTCTCCCTGGCGCGCGTCTCCGGCGACTGGCGCCAGCCCAAGCCCGGAGCCCCGCTCGAACTCATCGCCGCGCTCAGCGTGCCCAACCCCGGTTTCCCGGTGCGCCAGAGCGACCAGCTCCTGGCCGCCGACCGCTTCACCCTCGCCGCCTCCGGCCTGATCAAGGCCGAATCGGGCGAGATCCGCACCTTCATCTGCGCCGGAGCGACCGTCGTCGACGAAGCACAGCAGGCCGCGCTCGCCGACGCTGTTCGAACGGCCATTGGACCGGACTTCATCGGGCAGGTCAAGGACGCTGTCATCGAGGCGCTCAAATCGCAGGCCGACGTCGCTGTGAAGGCGCCCGAGCCCGTGCCCCCGGCCGCTCCGGAAGCACCGGCGCCCGAAAACCCATCCGAGCCTGCGGCCCAAACGGACACCGAGGCCCCGGCCGATGAACAGCTGCCCGGACAGGACCCGCTTCCGATGCCCGAGCCCGTGGGCGCCGAGGCCGCTGCGGCACCTACCGACGCGGGAGGTGCCGGTGCACTTCCTGCCGTGGACTCTGCCGCCGCACCGGCACCTCCCGTCACGCCAGCGCCACCAGCGCCAGTCGAAGCCGCGCAGGTCGCGGCCAGCGCTCTGGCGAAGCATCTGCTGAAACACCGGTCGGTCACGGCCCGGCAGAAGCTGCTCGCGGCTGCGGGGCGCGGAAAAAAAGCCTGACCGCCGCCCCACCGGCTGCAGCGGTGGGGTGGGTCGATCTTCCCGGTGAACGCAACTGGGTCGATCGGGCGGGCGGTACCCAGTCGGATCTCAAGGACGTCGCCTTGCACCTGATGGCGAAGGGCATGTCGCAGTCGCATGCGATCGCCGTGGCCACGAACGTCATTCGGCGCTGGTGCCGTGGGGGTGCCTCGGGCAACCCCGGCGACAACCTGAACTGGCCCGGACGCCAGCAGGCCACGTTGAAAACCCGGATCAAAGGGTGCAAAGCGGTTCTCGAATACAACGCGAAACGGGCGTTGGCGAAGGCACGTTCAGCCGCGCGGTAGCGGCAGGCAGGAAGGACAGATCGATGTGCGGTTGCGCGAAGAACGCTGCTGGCGGTGGAACCGCTTGGGCGTCGAATCGAACGCGGTGGCAGGTGCTGACGCCTTCGGGCGCGAGGGTGACGTACGGGCGCCGTGAGGATGCGGTGCGGCATGCACAGATCCACAATGGCACCGTCGAAGAGATTCGCCCCGGTATGACCCTTAAGAAGGGTTAGTACACTTTCGCGAGCTAAATGTCTGATTTACCGTTTGCTGTGGTAATGTCCGTTTTATCCAGTGTCTGGGGTGTGGGTGACCAGGCACTGAGCGGACCGCTGGCGTGAGGGCCGGGGACGACAGCGACGCGCCCACTCCACATCCGGAGATACGACATGACGCTCGACGAACTCATCGAGGCGCTGAACGGTCTCGATGCCGAGGAGCGGCTCGCGCGAATCGAGCAGCTCGTCGGCGAAGTCTCTGAAGACGACCTGGCCGCGATCCGCACCGCTGCCATCGAAGCCGCGCAGGCCTACATCGACGAAGTGCCTTCCGACGAGGAGAACATCGCCCGCGCTGAGTCGCTGGCCGTGATCCTCGACGCGATCGACCGGCGCACCGGCGATGGCGAGACCGAGACCGAAGCCACCGAAGCCGAGGAAGCCGACCTCGAAGCCACGGCCGCTCGCGCGGCCTCCGCTGAAGAGGTGGCCGAGCCCGCCCGCGAAGGCGAACTCGTCGCCGCTGATGGAGCTCCGCAGACCCAGAAGGCGAGTAATCAGATGCCGATCCCGCTGGCTCAGGCTGCCTCCGTCGCTCCGACGCAGGTGGCCGCAGGCGATCGCACCGACCGTGTGAAGCACACCGTCGTGGCGGCAGGCGACCTTCCCGACTATCGCGGAGGTACCGAGCTGCCGGACACCAAGGCGATCGCCGCCGCCGTCCAGGCCGGTATGACCGTCGTCTCCCGATCCCAGGCCCCGGGCGTGCGCCAGGGTCTGTGCTCGATCAAGCGTGAGGCGCCCGACCACCTCAACTACACCGGTGCCTCTGACTGGCTCAAGGTCGACGAGGTCACCAACCAGAAGAACCTCCCGGGGAAGTCGCTCGTCGCCGCTGGCGGATGGTGTGCCCCTTCTGAGGTTCTTTACGACGTTTGTCCGATTCCGGTGTCTCGTGACGGAATGGTCGATTTGCCGACCATCACCGCAACGCGTGGCGGCGTCAAGTACTCGCGTAGGCCCGACTTCGCCCCGTTCTGGTCCCTCGTGGGGTTCGAACAGACGGAAACGGACGCTATCGCCGGAGTTGAGAAGCCTTGCTTCGAAATCCCGTGTCCTGACGATTTGTCCGAATGCCGCATGGACATCGAGGGCATCTGCCTCATCCAGCCGCTGCTCACCGAGCGCGGGTGGCCGGAAAAGGTCGAGGAATTCGTCGAGTACGCGATGCTCGCGCACGCGCACCGCATCAACGCCCGGCGCATCGAGCGCATGGTCGACATGGCCACCTGGGCCATCACCGTTCCCGGCCCGGTCCGCAGCCCCGCCGACAACTCGCTGCCCTCCACGGGCATCACCGTCGACGACCACGGCCCGGGGGCGTTCGAATCGCTCCTGTCGGTTCTGGAACTGCAGGTCGAATTCTTCCGCTACTCCATGCGTCTGAGCCGCAACGCGCTGCTCGAAGGTATGGCGCCGTACTGGCTGCGAGGCCTCCTGCGCGCCGACATCTCCAAGAAGCTCGGCATCGACAACCGATGGGGCATCGCCACCGACGAGATCCTCGACCGGTGGTTCGCCGACCGTGGTGTCCGAATTCAGTGGGTTTACGACTGGCAGGACTCCATGTCCGAACAGAACCCCGCTGCGTTCGGTGGTACGCCTCCGACCAAATGGCCGGAAGAGGTCTCGATCCTCCTCTGGGAGCCGGGCACGTACTTTGCCCTGCAGCAGGACGTCATCAACCTCACTGGGGTGTATGACCGAACCGACCTGCAGCGCAACGTCTACACCCGCCTGTTCACCGAAGAGGGATTCGCGGTGTGTGCCCGTTGCGGGCGTTCCATGCTCATCACCATTCCTCTGTGCCCGAACGGACTCTCGGGCTCGCAGGAGCTCACCGTCTGCTCGACGACCGCGTAAGGAAGCCGCAACTCGATGCTCAGGTTCCGAGTCGACCCGCCAGCTGTACGGCGCGCGCCGTACGGCCTGCTCGACGTGGCCGAGGTCGTCGAACGCGACGACGCGCATTGGCGCACGGGCATCGAGTACGACAGTTTCGCCTGCTCGACGGCGAAATTGTGGGGTCGCTGGTGTACTGCCGCCGGTATGCCAGCGACCCTTCCCGACGCACGCACCATCGCGATCGCGCTCACCGGTCAGCTGACTGCGGGGCGTTACTCGATGCTGGGAGCGGCCGGGGACAACGAGGGCGCTCGCCAGCTGGCGTTCACCTACTACGACGAGGGCATTCCGACCGAAACGGTGTACACCACGGGCACCGCGCCCGTGGAGATCGCCGCCGACGATGCGCCGCTGAACGGGCATCTGCTGGTCACCGACATCCTGACCGGGCTCCATGTCGAATGGAACATCGTCCAGGACGCCACAACCGGCGCGATCACGAACCCGGGTGAAGACGCGATTCTCTTCCGTGTGCCGCAGGCCGCGATCCCGGAGGGATGCGACTCCATCACCACGACTTTCACCGCAGCGGACGCCACGCCCGCCGAGGGTGTCGGTTTCACGGTGACGTCGGTGGGCACCGGGCCACTCGGCGAGCGCGTGGTGAACATCGCGGGGCATCAGATCATCATTGCCGCCGGGGACGCCGATGGCGCCCTGGTGATCGAGACCGGCGTGGGTGAGGGGACCTGGCCGATCTCGATCCGGGATGTCGATTCCGGATCGTTCGTGTCCGGATGGATCTATGTCGACGCCGCACTGACCGGCACCGCTGTCCTCCTCCAGGCCACATGCCCGGTCAAGGAGATCAGATCGGCTCCGTGGTCGACGCTGTTCGCTCCTGCCTGGACGGTCTACTCGGAGGTCGAGTGCCAGTCGATGGCATTCGACGACGCCGCTGAGGCTGCCAGCGACGTCTTGGAGATGGCGCGCCACAAGGCCATCGAGTCGGCGTGGTGGGACCTCGCGTTCGACCGCGCCCGCGTCATCGGCACCGGGTTGATGGTCACGCAGGCGATCGCCGAGCTGGAGCACTACATCGCGACCAACTACAACGGGCTCGGGTTGATCCACATTCCGGTCTACATGGCCGCGTGGATGGGCGTGGGCACCGAAGGCGCATGGATCACCGTCGGGGACGAGGTGCGAACGCTGCGTGGGACGCCCATCGTCATCGGTTCGGGCTATCCGCGCGTCAACGTCGGGGACGAGGTCGGTGCCGCGATCATGGCGACCGGCGCGGTGCGCTTGTACGTATCCGAGGTCACTGCGATCGAGACGTTCGATCGACGCACCAATCTTCGGTCGGCGGTCGCCGAGCAGACCATTGCCGCTGCTGACGACTGCCTAGAACCTGCCGTGGTCTATGTCGACGTGGAGGGCACCCCGTGATCCATGATGTCCGATTTATCCATGTATGCACCGTTTTGACGGTGTTCAGCGGGGAGGGCCGACATGGCTGAGACTTCTACCGTCCGAGGCCGGATGGCCCGGTTCACGCGCCTGGACGAGCTGGGTCGTCCGTTGTATGGACCGGGTAACCAGGCCGTCACCAAGGGCATCATTTCGGTCACGTACACCCCGAACGTCACTGAGGGCGAAGCCACCTCGGTCACGAACTTCGCGGGCGAGCAGTGCATCAGCGCTCCCGCGCCGTGCGCGACCATCGACAACTGGACCGTGGGCGTCGAATTCTGCGCGGTCGACCCGTGTGTCGTTCTGATGATCTACCCGTCCTGGATTCCGATCTATGACGATTTCGGGTCGATCAAGGGCTTCCAGATCGTCGGCGGCCTGTCGTGCGACGTCGGTTTCGCCCTGGAGATCTGGGGCCAGATCGGCTCGGCCGGGTCGGCGATCCAGTGCGGACCGGGCGCCGTGTCGGGCTCCACGTACTGGCTGGCGCCGCGCCTCGTGGGCGCCGCCCCCGGCGAAATCACCATCAGTAACGAAGCGACTTCATTTACGTTCAACGGGACCACGACGAGCCCTGTCGGCTGGCGCCGTGGCCCCTACCTGGTCGACATCGTCAACGGTGTGCCCTCGGTCCTGCGCGACCCAGTCGACTCGGCCGCGCAGCTCGTGGAGTTCACCACGCAGGTGCGTCCGCCGGAGCCCACCAACGGCTGCGTGGAACTGCCACGACCGGTCCCGGAGGAAGCGAGCGTCATCATCGACCGCGTTCCCACCGACGGCACCGGCATGTGCGCCCGGTTGATCATCGACAACCACGGCTTTGGCCCGGTGACGGTGAACTGGGGCGACGGATCGGACCCGGAGACCACGGGCGACTGCTCGACCATCACCCACTGCTACACCACGCCGGGCACCTACACGGTGTGCGTCGCCGACCAGCAGACTCCAGCGATCTCGACCTGCCGCGAGCTCGTCGTGCCGATGCCTGCCGACCAGCCGACCATGTCGCTGGCCGTCGACCCGACCGACGACATGTGCGTCATCGCCACCATCGACATGCCGCCGCAGTCTGACGGGCGCGTGGAAGTCACCTGGGGCGACGACACCACCGCGTCGACCGTCGAGGTCACGCCGGGCACTCCAGTGGAAGTGCGGCACTGCTACGCCACGCCGGGCGTCTACACCGTCCGGGCCGTGCGCGTCGAGCAGCCGGACTACTACGTCACCGCCACCGTCGTGGTGCCGGTCATCCCCAACCCGATGGTGTCGGCTGCTGTCGCAGGTCAGCTGGTCACGTTGACCGTCGACAACAACGGCAACGGGCTGACCACCGTGGAGTGGGGCGACGGCACCACGACCTCTGGTCCGAACACCGACGGAGGCACCGTCCAGCACACCTACGTCGCTGACGGCACCTACTCGATCACGGTCACTTCGGTGTCCAACCCGCTCTCGACCACCACGGTGCAGGTCACCGTTGGCGCCGCTCCTGGTCTCCAGGCCGGAGTCGACGCCGACGGCGCTGACACCTCGGGCATGACGGTCGAAGTCACTTGGAACAACGCCTAGGAGGGCTGCCATGACCGTTCGCATCCAATGGGACGCCGACGCTCCGTTGACGGCCCAGCCCGACGCGGGTACCGCAACGAAGGTGTATACCACCGCTGGACCTGGGACGGTGACCATCACCGACGAGGCCATCGGCGGCGACAGCGTGACTCTCGACTACACGGTGCCGCTCGACCTGACCACGGTCGTGCCGACACCGAACACGGCCGACTCGGCCGGGACCGTCGAGGAGCGCACCATTTCGGTGGCGGGTGAAGGATTCCCGCCGAGCATGGGTGGCACCGTCGCGATCGCCACGGGCGTGCCTGGCGCGTTCGGGACCACGCTGGTGTCGACCTCAGCCACCACGAACACCGCCGGGATTTTCACCGACGTTGACGTGGTGGTGCCGAGCGACGCTCCAGCTGGTGACTACCACCTGGAAGTCAGCTTCGGGTCCATCGTGGACCTGTCGGCGGCGATGACGCTCACCAACACCGAGTTGGCTGCGCCGACGTCGCTCGCGTCGCCGTCGCAGACCTCGACCACCGTCACGCTGACGTGGGCTGCGGTGCCGGAGGCCGAAACGTACGTGGTGCGTTCCTCGCCTGCGGGCGCCGACACCTGGACGGAGCGCGCGCCGGTGGCGGCGCTGACCGACACCGTCTCGGCACTCACCGCCTCCACGAGCTACGACTTCCAGGTCAAGGCGCAGGCGGCCGGATCGACGGATTCGCCGTGGTCGACGACGCTCACGCAGGCCACTACCGCGCAGCCGGTCCTGGCCGCACCGACGAACCCGTCGGCAGGGACACCGACGACCACCACCATCCCGTTCTCCTGGGATGCGGTTGCCAGCGCCGAGTCCTACACCGTGGACTGGCGGATCAGCCCGGCCGGGGTGTGGACGTCGATTCCCGGCATTGCCACGACCAACACCACGGTCACCGGCCTGGACCCGAACACCACGTACGACCTGCGTGTCAAGGCTGTCGCCGATGGCTTCACCGACTCGCCGTACTCCGCCGTGATCACCGAGGCCACCGATTCGCTTGGCACGCTCACGGCCCCGACGAACATTGCGAGCCCGTCGCAGACGGCCACAACCATCGACCTGACCTGGGACGCGGTCACCAATGCCACCAGTTACGGCATTGAGCGTTCGCCTGCCGGGGCCGGGACCTGGGCGGAAGTCATGACCTCCGCGACGAACTCCGCGACGGTCACCGGGATGGTCACCGGCACCTCGTATGACTTCCGCATCGCGGCCCGCGCTGCGGGGTGGACCGACTCGGACTGGTCGGCCACGTTCACGCAGTCCACAAGCTAACGAGAGAGGAGAGCCGCTGTGCCTATCGTGTTGCAGCCCGTCGACCAGATCGCGCATGCCGAGCTGGCGCAGCGGCTTGCCTGCTGGGCGAAAGCCGAAGACGGCTATACCGATAAAGACCTGATCTACCAGTCCTGCTGCGTCTCGCCGACCGGGCAGACCCTGGGCCGGTGGGTCGTGGACGAGTCCCTGTGCGCCACGTACGGGCCGTTCGACTTCACCGGCAACGACGGGGAGATCATCCCGTGCCCGGCTCCGGGCTCGGCTGAATACGTCAACTTCTACATCTACGACGACGACGTGCACGCCATCGATCCGAATACATGCGTGGAACAGCTGCTGGCCGCGCCGACGGGCCTGAACTCGCCTACGCAGGGGCCCACCACCGTGGACCTGGCCTGGAATGCCGTCCCCGACGCCCAGCGGTACGTCGTCCGCTGGTCTCCGGCCGGTCAGGATGATTGGACTGAGCTGACGCCGACGTTCCTGCTGACTGCCGAGGTCACGGGCTTGACGGATGAAACATCCTACGATTTTCAGGTGCAGGCAATCGGCGTCGGTTTCGTCGATTCGCCGTGGTCGGCGACACTCACGGTGTCCACCACGTCGCTCGGCACGCTGGCCGCGCCGACGGGCGTAGCGACGCCATCGTCGACCGGCACCACCATCGACGTCACGTGGAATGCGGTCGACAACGCCACGGCCTACATCGTCGAATGGTCGCTGACGGGCCAGGACAACTGGACGCCGTCGCCACCTGTCACGACGACCTCGTACACCATCACCGGTCTGGCCCTCGGGACGTCGTACGACATCCGCGTCAAGGCGACCGCACCGGACTGGACCGATTCGCCGTACTCGACGCCGATCATCGGATCGACCGAGCAGCAGCTCGCGGCCCCGACCGGTCTGGCGTCGCCGTCGCAGACCGGGCAGACCGTCAACCTGATGTGGGCGGCCGTCACCGACGCCAACGAGTATGTCGTGCAGTGGTCACCCGCCGGTGCAGGCACCTGGACGGCGCTGGCGCCGGTGGGTGTCACCAGCGCGACCGTGAGTGGTTTGACGGCCGGAACGAGCTATGACTTCCAGGTCAAAGCGACCGCCGACGACTTCGTCGACTCGGCATGGTCGGCGACGCTGACCCAGTCGACGGCCGCTGCACTCGCAGCTCCGGTGGTGACGAGCCCGTCACAAACTGACACCTCGGTTACCCTGGCTTGGGCAGCGATTCCGAACGCGGCCACTTACACCACGCAGTGGTCACTCTCGCCCGACGGCGCCTGGACCGTCATGAACCCGGTCGCCAGTACCGCACAGACGGTAGTCGGCCTTACACCTGCCACTGCATACCGGTTCCAGGTGAAGGCGCAGGCGCCGGGCTGGGCGGACTCGGACTGGTCCACGATCTTGACCCAGTCGACCGACGCCGCCCTGACGGCGCCGACGGGGCTCGCGAGCCCCTCGCAGACGACGACCACCATCGACGTGTCCTGGAACGCGGTTCCGCAGGCCACCGGCTACACAGTCGAATGGTCTCCAGCCGGGGCCGGAACGTGGACCCCGGAGACCTCGGCCACGACGAGCTACACCATTACTGGCCTGAATGCGGACACTTCCTACGACATTCGCGTCAAGGCGACCGCGTCCGGGCTGGCGGACTCGCCGTACTCGACGACGCTCACCGAGTCGACGCTAGAGACGCAGCTGGCGACGCCGACCGGTTTTACCAGCCCATCGCAGACCGACACCAGCATCAACACCTCGTGGGACGCCGTCGACGGCGCTGCCTCCTACGTCGTCGAGTGGTCCCCGGCCGGGGCAGGCACCTGGACGCCGGTCCCCGCTGCCACAACCACCCAGGAGATCACCGGCCTGAGCCCGGCGACCAACTACGACCTGCGGGTCAAGGCGGTCGCTCCCGACCACATCGACTCCGGCTACGCAACGCTCACGCAGGAAACACACGGTCCGCTGGCAGCGCCCACCGGCCTCGCCAGCCCCTCGCAGACCTCGACGACGGTCGACCTTACCTGGGACACCGCCATCAACGCGGGTGGCTACGTCGTGCGCCACTCGCCCGCTGGGGCGAACACGTGGACGGAGGAACCAGAGGTGTCGGGCACTTCGGACACGGTCAGCGGTCTTACCGCTGCGACCTCCTATGACTTCCAGGTCAAATCCACTGCGGATGGTTTTGCCGATTCCGGCTGGTCCGCCTCCCTTACGCAGTCGACTAGCTAGGAGCAGCCATGACACCAATGCGGACTGGACGCGTCGAGCTTGACGGTCCCACCACCCTTCCGGTGCCGATCGTGAGCTGGCGGCGCGGACCCAAGCCGTTCAAGATCCGGCTCAAGAACGGCGGGAACTACGGGTTCTACGTCAATGCCACGGCCGATGCCGAGCGTGGATATTTCCTCGCCTCGCACAGCAACACCGATACCGAAACCGTTCTGGAGATCGAAATACCAGCCGCTCTCGGTGGTGAACCGGTAGAGGACGAAACGGTTTACGGCTACATGCCCGACGCCGAGCAGGCCGTAGTGCTCTACCTCGTTCAGCCGTCTACCGGCTGGACCATGCCGCAGCCCATCACCGAATAGTTAGGAGATAGCCATCATGCCTATCGTGCTCCAGCCGATCGATCAGACGGCAAAGAAGGAACTGGCGCAGCAGCTGCACTGCTGGGCTCGCGCAGCGAACGGGATGACCGACGTCGCCGTCCAGTTCGGTACGTGCTGCGTCTCGCCGACGGGACAGACGCTCGGGCGCTGGACCATCCCCAACGACCTGTGCACCGAGTACGGGCCGCTGCCGTTCACCGGCAACAACGGGGAAACCATCACGTGCCCGCCGACCGGAAGCGCCGAGTACGTCTCGTACTACATCTACGACGAGGACGTTGACCCGATCAACGTGGACACCTGCACGCCGCTGACGCCGCTGGCGGCGCCGACGGCGTTGGCGGCGGGGACGCCGACCGACACCACCATTCCGCTGACGTGGACCGCGTCGCCGAACGCCAACGGATACACGGTGTCGTACTCGACGGATTCGGGGACGACCTGGTTGGAGGTGCAGGCGACTGCCAGCCCGTTCACGCTGACGGGACTGACCCCGGACACGGCGTACACCATCCGCATCCGCGCGACCGACTCGACCAACGCGTTCGCGAAATCGCCGTGGACTGCCACGGTTACGGCCACTACGGAGTCCTCGCTGCCGGAGCTCGCGGTTCCCACGAACTTGGCGACGGGCACCATGACGGCCACGACTGCGCCGCTGACCTGGGACGCGGTCACGAACGCCGTGTCGTACCACGTCCAGTACAAGACGAGCGTCGAGACCGAGTGGACCGACTTCGCGACCGAGCCGGTCACGCCGTCGACCACCGTCACGGGCCTGGTCACCGCCACCGAGTACGACTTCCGGGTGCGTGCCAACGGCGACGACGTGTCGTTCTCCGACTCCGACTACACCGCGCCGGTCACTGCGACCACGGCGTAAGCGACGCGGGGGTGCCCGGCTTTCTTTTCGAGGGGGCCGGGCACCCCCGGTTTCAACTTATAGTCCCTTTTGGAGGGGTATATGCCGAGTATCAAGTGGTACCCGGACCGTACGGTACCGCGCAAGGGTAAGGCCCGCGTCATCGATGTGCCGCAGGCATACGTGCTGTCCTTCGGGGACGGCAACACCATCGCCAAGGACGCCGACGACGTCTATCCCTACACCTATGCGGCGCCAGGCCCGTATGCGCTGTCGGTGACGCTGGTCGGCGAGACCGAACCGGTGACGTCGCTGCTGCTGAACGTGCTGGACGCGACAGTCCCGAACGTGACCATCTCGGCTCCGGCGAATACGCAGAAGATCCGGGTTGCGTTCAACGATCCGGAGATGCCCGTCGTCGGCCGGTACACGGTGGACTGGACACCGACGGACAGCGAAGATGTGCTGGCCGAGCCGAACAAGTACGTCGAGCGGCTCTTCGCCCCGGGCACCTACCCGATCCGGGTCACCGACCATTGGTCGGCACTGTCAGTGGTGCAGGATGTGGTGGTGACGGCGGTGGCCAACGATCCGGGTTTTAGCCTCGCCGAGGACACCTCCGACGTCTCGCGGATGACTGTGGAGCTGGAAGTGCTCACGGCCGCCTCGGCAGCACCCGAAGACACGCTCACTGTCGACTGGGGCGATGGTGCCACTGTCACCACCGCCGCCGTCGTGGGCACGACCGCGACGCATACGTATGCGTATGACGACGAGTACATGGTGGAGCTGTCGTATACCGACGACCCTGAGACCAATACGACGCAGTTCGTGTGGCTTCCGTTCACCGACTAGCACTGGGAATTCGAAGCGGCCCTGACGAGTGCACGTCAGGGCCGCCTTGTCGCGGGGAGCGGATTTGAACCGCCGACCTTCAGGTTATGAGCCTGTTGAGCTACCGAGCTGCTCCACCCCGCTGCGCGTCTCCGAGCGTAGTCGATGTGCGGCGATGTTGCCCTTCACCCGGACTTCCAGCTGATCCATGGTGGTGGCGAATGCCGTCTCCAGGTCCACATCGAAGCGCTGTGCCAGAACTAGGACCGACCACAGGCAGTCGGCCAGCTCGTGTTCGAGCGCGGACTTGTCGGGGGTGCCGTCCCGGATGTCTTCGGCGATCATGACGAGCTTGGCAAGGTCGCCAAGGTCGCCGAGAAGACCGAGCGCGTAATCGGATCGGCTCCAGGTGCGTCCGCGCTTGCGGCGATGGTACTCGTCGTACAGGTCGGCAACGGTCATCGCACGATGCGAAAGGTCAGCAAGATTCACATTCGCATCGTAGTAGACGCTCACGCCCTGGGCACATCTCCTTAATTGTCTGTTTTGTCATATATAGTCACGTAAGGCGGTGAAGGGGGTTTGTCATGTCAGCGTTGTACCCGTGCGACCCGTGGCCGATCGATCCCGTCTGCTGCCCCGGGTGGCCTCCAGACGAAGACGATTGGGACGAGGCCCATTTCGAGGCCCAGTGGCTGGCCACGGTCGAGCTCTGGCGTGCGGTCGCCGGGGTGATCGGCCTGTGCCGCACCACCGAACTGCCCTGTCTGGACCAGTGTGTGGCGCGTCCGCTGGAGGCGTACTGGATGCGACCCTACCGGGACGTCAATGGCTCCTGGTTCAACTCCAAATGCGGATGCCGCGACACCTGCTCGTGTACGCAGCTGTGCACCGTAACCCTGCAGGGGCCGGTCTACTCGATCGAGTCGGTCACCGTCGACGGTGTCGCCCTGGACAGCGATGAGTGGAAGCTGCTGACGCGCAACCGTCTCGCCCGCTGCGGCGGCTGCTGGCCCGCGTGCCAGGACTACTGCACTGAGGATGGTCTCGTCGTCACCTACCTGCGCGGTACCCCGCCAGGCCTGGACGCCATCCGTGCCGTCAGCATCCTCGCCTGCCGCAAGCTCCAAGAATGCCCACCAGCTGGCAGCGGGTGCGGCACGCTGCCTTCCGGTGTCACCAGCATCAACCGTGAAGGCTTGAGCATGCAGCTGGATTCGACCATCGGGTCCGGAGAGGACGGCATCATTCACTTCACCGGGATCGCCCGGGTCGATCGATGGATCGCTTCGATCAACCCGTATGGCGTCACCTCGAACCCGTCCGTGTGGTCGCCTGACGTCGACACCTCGCAGGTCTGGCGCACCGGACCGGTGACGCCATGATCCCGCTGATCGTGAGCGTGGTCTACGTCGTTGCCATGCTATTCACCGCACGCATGCTCTACCGCAACGCCGTCGCCAGTGGATTTGACGTCACCACTTCCGCGCGGCTGGCCATGGGCGTCGGCTTCGCTCTGCTGTACGCGCTGGCATGGCCGCTGCTGCTGGTGGGTATCGGGACGGTGCGCTTCATCGTGCATCGCGCCAGGGGGGACGTCGCGTGAACGTCCTTGACTACCTCGAAAACGAGCTGCTGTCGTGCCTGTGCTCGATGCTGCGTACCGAAGGGCGTCCAGCCTGCGAGTGCCATCACTTCGGTGGTGACGTGCCGCCGGTCGGCGACCGGTGCCAAGCGAACACTGCCGGAGAGAATGGCCAAGTGTGGGTGCGTCGCATCTCGCAGGCGATCGAGATCGACCCCGAAGACCTCACGTTCGGTGGGCTCCCGTGCGCGAGTTCCTGGCAGGCGCAGATCGAGCTGGGCATCTACCGCTGTATCACCGCCATCCCCGACGAGAACGGGAACGCCCCGGCACCTGCGGCCTACGACGCCGACCGGGATCTGCTCGCCGCTGACCGCGCGACGCTGGCGCAGGTGCTTTGCTGCTGGCCGCTGGCCGGTGAGCCGCCCACGCCGGTGTCTTTCGAGCTGCCCATCTCGGTGATCGCGGCGCAGATCCTGCCGCTGGGTCCCACGGGAGGCTGTGCCGGTTCGATCTTGACGCTCGTCGTCAACGCTCCGCTCGTCGCCGAAGAGCCCGTCGCGCAGCTGGTGGCCGGTGTCGATGCCGATCCTGACGATCCGACGGGCCAGACTGCTGTAGTCACCTGGCGCAACGAGCCTGCGGAGGAGGTCTTCGTTTCACGGCCAGCCGGAGGCGGTTAATGGTCATCCGGATGCGCGTGACGCGCGTCGACATCAACATGGCCGAAGCCAACCGGCTGCTGAACTCCCCGCAGGGCGAAGTGGCGTCGTTGGTGGTGCTGACATCGCAGCGAGTGCGAGCGATGTGTGTGCAGCAGACCCCGGTGCAGGACGGCGATATGAAGGCCAGCTACGGATTCAGTCTGCGCGTGCGCCCGTTCCGGTATGTCATGGGCCGCGTGATGAACTTCGACGAGGCGGCGCTGTGGGTTCAGACGGGGACTGGGATCTACGGCAGGCGCGGGCGTCCGATCACGCCGAAGACGAAGCGGTTCCTACGGTTCGAGGGCAAGCGGGATGGGGCGCTGCTGTATCGGCGGTCGGTGAAGGGGCAACCGGCGAACCCGTTCATGCTGCGTGGGCTCATCCGGGGGACGTCGGGGCGGCAGCGGTGGGTGATTACGCCCGGTTCGGGGGTGCGGAACATCGGGCCGGGGCCGTGACACACCGAAACCTAAATGTCTGATTTAGTCGCATTCGTAGGGTTAGATCCTTTATGTGACTGATGATCTGTTTACCTCGCGTCCGCTGGCCGATGCCCAAAAGCAGTACGCCAAGACGAGCTCCGTCGGGCAGCCCCAGGCCGGGGCCCAGCCGCAGCGCGCCATCCGGCCGCAGCCGATTCTCGACATCAACCTCGACGATGTCCCCGAGACCTCCTACGCCGAATTCGTGTTCCAGCTCAAAGGCAACATCTACACCCTCGGTATTGAAGACGACACCGTGCTGTTCGACATCGCCGAGATGAGCATGGACGAGGTCAGCCCCACCGACCTCTTCGAGTACTTCTTCGAACGCACCTTCCGGCGTGCCGTCGACGAGAACGGCGACCCGATCGAGGACGGCCTCGGGGTGCTCCTGCGAGCCACCGCTGCGCGCCCGCGCGACAACTCACGCCCGGTACCCCGGCAGCAGCTCCTTCGGATCATGAACACGGCCGTCGAGGACTGGATGGGCGAGCTCACCGACACGAACATGCGTCCCAAGCGCCGCTCGGGACGCCGTCGTTGATCTCCTCCTTCGCTACCACCGTCCACATGCCCGGCATCTCTCCCGATCGGGCGCTGCTGCGCATCGATGGCGACGACTTCGAACTGCCCGTGCCGGACGCGCAGCGCCTGCTGGACATCGGCGCCTCCTACGGATGGCGTCATCTCATGCCCGACGGCCTGGTCACGGTGGACAAGGAGCGCATGTATGAGCGCTTGAAAGATCCCGAGGACTTGATGAGCTGGAAGCGGCTGCACGTGATCGCGCAGCCGCTGGGGCTCTATCTCTACGGGTTCCCGTTTTTTGTGGCCTCCCGTGCGCTGGGAACGCTGCGGCATTACCTCACGTCGTTTCGCATGTGGGCCGTGTGCAACCTGCGCATCGATTTGACCACGGCGAGCGCGGCCGACTGGTGCGCGGCGGCGGTGACGTGGCTGGTGCAGACGGGTGAGAAAGAAGAGAAGCGGCTGGAGATGTGGGCGCAGCTGACGACGCCGGGGGTGCTGCCCATGGAGGCGCCCGGGGTGAGTCCCGATTGGATGGCTTAGCCAAGCGCAAGACGTACCATAATACCCGTATGCCCGATTTGTGATCTAATGAGAACTTGGGGGGGTTATGGCAGTAATTGCGACTGCGGAAGTCCGCGTTGTCGCCGACACCAGCCGCTTCCTCTCCAACCTGCGGCGGCAACTGCGCGGCGCGTTCAGCCAAATCGGTGCTCAAGCCGCCCAGCAGTTCACCAACGCCTTCAACCAGAACATCGGCAACCAATTCACCGGTGGACTGCGGCGCGCCGGGCAGCAAGGAGGCGTCTCCTTCACCGACGGACTGCGCACCGCCCTGCGGCGCGGACTGCGCGGCATCCAGATCCTCGGCTTCCTCAACCTCGCCATCGCCCAAGGGCTGCAGGGCGCGGCCCAGCTGGTTTCGCGGGGCTTGCGCGTCGCCTTCGTGGAGGGCGGCCGGGGCATCGTCACCGCGTTCCAGAACGCCGTGGTCAACCCGCTGCGCACTTTGATCGGGAACCTTTTCGGCCGCGCACTGAACGCCACGCTGTCGCGGCTCGCGCCCCTGTTCGCCGCCGCTGGAACCGCAGCCCGCAACGCCTTCTTCAGCCAGATGGCAGGCATCGGAGCGGCCATCACCAACTTCATCAACAGCCCCGTCGGTCAGGCACTAGGTCGCATCCCGGCACTGTTCCGCGCCGCTGGCGACCTCGCCCGCGAAGCGTTCTTCCAGCGCATGGCCGGTATCGGCGCGGGCATCATGAACGTTATCGAAGGGCCCATCGGGCGCGCCGCCACGCGCATCGGGCAGCTCTTCCGCGCCGCCGGGGACATGGCCCGTGAGTCGTTCTTCCAAAGCATGGCCGGTATCGGCGCCGGGATCACCAATTTCATCGAAAGCCCCGTCGGCCGAGCGCTCGGCAGGCTCCCGGCGCTGTTCCGCGCCGCCGGGGACATGGCTCGCGAAGCGTTCTTCCAGCGCATGGCGGGCATCGGCGCGCTGATCACCGGCGTCCTGGAAAGCCCCATCGGACGTGCCCTGGGTCGCCTTCCGGCGCTGTTCCAGGCGTTCGGTGTCCGTGCCAGCGACGCGTTCGGGCGCGGCCTGGTACGGCTGCGCCTGGCGGGCACGACGGCCGTCAACAACATCACGCAGGCAATCAACCGCGCGGGCCCGCGTATCCAAGCAGCGGCCACCCGCGCGTTCGGCCCCGCTGCGCAAAGCGTCCAGCGTGCCTTCAACCTCATCCCCTGGGCACGCATCGGGCAGGGCATCGGGCAGCTGTTCGGGCGCGGTGTCGGCGACGGGGCCGAGGAGGAGACCCAGCGGCGCGGACAGAGCATCGGCGCGCGCTTCGGATCGGCCATGACCCGGGGCCTGACCACCGGGCTGCGCGGTCTGAGCACCGCGCTCGCCTCTATCTCGCTGCGGCCCCTGCAGGCGCTGGCTGGAATCTTGTCCAGCGCCACCAGCGAGATGATCTCCATGGGGGCCCAGGCCCTGGTCGTGGTGGGACTTCTGGAGTCGCTCTCAGGCGCCCTGTTCGCACTCCCGGCGGTGCTTAACCTCGTCGGCGCCGGTGTCGCAACCGTCGCCATCGCCTTCAACGGCTTCGGCGCCGCCATCGGCGCGGCCTTCGAGGACACGGCCGCCTTCGAGGAGGCGCTCGAAGGTCTCGCCCCAGCAGCCCAGGCCGTAGCCCGCGAGTTCCAGGCCATTGCCCCCGCGCTCACCAACATGCGCCTGGGCGCGCAGGAAGCACTGTTCTCGCAGCTTGCAGGCACCATCACTGCCGTCGCCGACAACCTCCTCGGCCCACTCAGCGAGGGTTTGAACCTCGCTGCCGCCTCCTTCGGGGGGATCGTCGCAAGGATCGGCGAGTTCCTCGCCCAGAGTGCCACTGCTGGCACTGTCACCACCACGTTCGCGACGCTGGCGACCATCTTCGACGCGCTTGCAGCGTCCACGGTGCCCTTCCTGGAGGGGATGCGCCTCCTGGCCGACACCTTCCTGCCCCGGATCGCCGAAGCAGCCGGTCCTATCGCCGGGCTCGGCGCGCAGTTCCAGGCGTGGACTCAGGAGGTCGTGGCCTCGGGGCAGGCCATGGAGGCATTCGACTTCGCCATCCAGGTGTTCCAGCAGCTGGGAGGCATTATCGCCAACCTCGCTGGCATCTTCCAGGCAGTGTTCTCGGCTGCCGAGCTCGCCGGTGTCGACGCGTTGGGTGCCATCGGCGAAGCGCTTGAAGTCGTCCGCACCACCTTCGAATCGTTCGAGGGGCAAGCGGCTCTCGCGAACGTGTTCGCGGCCATCGGCACCACCGTGCAGGCCTTGGCACCCGTCTTCGCCACCCTGGTGACCCAGCTCGGCCTCGTCTTGCCCATCATCGGGCTGATCGCCGAGGCCCTGGGCCCCAGCCTGTCAGTCGTCCTCGAAGGGCTCGGGCAGGCTCTCCTGGCCCTTGGCCCCGGCGTCGTCGAGATCTTCGCCGGGATCGCTGCCGCCGCCGAGGCCATCGCCCCCTCCCTCGCCCCCCTCGGCGAAGCCATCGGGGCAGTACTGACTGCTATCGCACCAATACTCCCTGTGATCGGCGAGTTGATCGGCATCGTCATCACTCTCGGCGCACAGATCCTCTCCGTGCTGGCAAGCGCGATCATGCCGATCGTGCAGGCGCTCGCAGGCGCCCTTGCGCCCGTTTTGCCACTTATCGCCGATTTGTTCACCAGGCTGGTCGAGGCCCTCGCGCCCGTGATCGAGGCCCTGGGTGCGGGGCTGGCAAGCGTTATCGCGACCCTGCTGCCGCCGATCTTGCAGCTCGTCGTTGCACTTGCGGACGCCCTGATGCCGATCATCGAGGCGCTTTTGCCCGTTTTGACACCAATTATTGAGATTTTCTTCCAATTGGTCAATGTGATCGGCTCGCTGCTTGTTCCGGTCATTTCTCTGCTTTTGCCCATTATTGAGGCACTTAGTCCGGTTTTGCAGCTGGTCGGACTCGTCCTTGCCCCGCTGCTGGAGCTGTTCTCGGCGATCCTGCAGCCGATCACCACGCTGATCACGCTGATCGCCAGCCTGCTCACGCCCGTAATCGAATTTCTGGCCGAGATCATCGGCGCGATCATCAACGTCGCGCTGGTGCCGTTGACCGCCGCCTTCGGGTTCTTGGCCGACATCCTCGCGGATCACGTCATCCCGTGGTTCGAGCAGAGCGCCGCGATCCTCAAGCTGTTCTGGGAGACCGCGATCGAGCCGTTGATCGAGTGGATCGGTCGGCTCAGCAGCGGTGTGACCAGCAAATTCGGCACTATCCGTGACGCCGTAACTACGCTCTGGAATCTGTGGAAGAACCGGTTCGACCTCATGGAGAGCCTGATCGAGACCGTGGTCGATGTGGTCTCCGACGCGGCGGGCAACATCAGCGATTTCTTCAGTGACATGGGCGACACGATCAGTGACGTCTTCGACAACATGCTCGACGGGCTGCGCAGCGCCCGCGACACCATCAGCGGCGTCGTCGACTCGATCGTCGGCTTCGTCCAGGACGCCATCAACACCGCCCAGAACCTCGGCGACATCGACCTCAACCCATTCGCCAACGGCGGCATTGTCAACGGACCTACCGCCGCACTCATCGGCGAAGCGGGCCGAGAAGTCGTCATCCCCCTCACGCGGCCCCAGCGCGCCGCCGAACTCGCCCAGCAGTCGGGCCTCATCGACCTACTCGCCTCCCAAGGCGCCCTTGCCGGAATGTCTACCAGCAGCGCACCTGCTGGTCCTGTCGTGGGTGAGATGCACGTCCACTCCCAAAACGCCGATCCCGAGCAAGTCGCACGTCGAGCCCTGCGGATCATCGAGCGCCGCATGGGCGGCCGGGGACTGGAGCGAATCTCATGATAACCGATCGCGCCGGATGGATGGCCTTCGACGGCACCGAGGTCATCAACTCCGCACGCCTCGCCGCCTACCTTGCGCACAGTCCGTGCGATCCCGGGGCGGTCACCATCTGCGTGCCGTGCCCCGAACTCGTCGCCGAAGTCTCCGATCCTCCCTTCATCTCCCCCCAGGCCGACGCGGCCCCCTGGTACGACCCGGCGGTACCGGTGTCGGCCGACTTCCTCGGCGTCGGAGGCGTCGACATCGAGGGCCTGTGGATGCATCCATCCGAGATCGTCGACGGCGTCATCGTCCGCGACATGACCATGCACGTCATCCTCGCCGGGCGCTCAGAAGCAGCGGTGTCGTACGGGCTTGCGTGGCTGTCGATGGCCCTCACGGGATCGTATTGCCCCACCGGTTCATGTATCGGCGGTCAAATGTGCGTGGCCGTGGCATGCCCAACGGACAGATCACCCGACCCTGTGCGCACCCTCGTCGACGTTTCGGCCTTGGAGCGTCCCCACGTCGTGTCGATCTGGCGGTCAGGCCTCGTGACGTTCTGGGAGGTCGAGTTCGTCATGCGCAGCCGCAACGTCGGTCTGTTCCAGGACGCGGAAATCCAGTTGCTGTTCAACGCCGCCAACGCTGAACGCACCATCGTCAACCTGCTGGAAGCCTACGAGAACTGCGGAACCGTCACACCGTGCGCGACCGATCCCGAGTGCCCGCGACCGGTCATCCCCGAAGTGCCTGAAGCTCCCCTGGACGCATGCTATCCCGTCGATGACTTCGAGGCGTACCACCAGATCGCCTCGGTCGAGGGCATGAGCGTTCCCTCATGGTTGGAGCTCGTACCGGTCATCCGCATTCGCGCCGGGGGCGCTGACCTGCGCAACGTCACCATCAGGTTCTACCAGAATCCGCTCGGGTTGGACTGCACCGACCTGATCGCGGTCGACCCCTGCATGGCCTGCACCGACATCACCGTCTTGTACATCCCCTCAGGGGGCGAGACGGTCATCGACGGTCGCGTCTCACGCGCCCAAACCGTCTGCCTCGGCGGTGACGTAGACGTCCCGGCCCTGTACGGACCGGGCGGACGCACGTTTTCGTGGCCGACGTTCTCGTGCGGCTACGGCCTCTGCGTCGAGGTGCTCGCCGCCGTCGGCGCCGATGTCGAAGCGCAGGTCGAAGTCGCCCTCTACACCCGATGGGAAGCCGCCTGATGGTGTCGCTGTCACCACTGCTGGGATGCGCCGGTCAATACCGCGTCGAGGTCTACCTCCTGCAACGCGTCGACAACAACGACGTCCCACTGCCGGTACCGGAGATGCGGTTCATCGGCGTCCTCGAAGGCATCACTCAGATCGTATGGACGCGGCGACTACGCAACTTCTCTGAAGCGGTCATCACGCTCGACTTCAACCAGGCGTCGCCTGAGTGCTGCCGACTGTTCGACATCGTTGCCAACTCCGTGCGCGTGGCGCAACTGCGGATCTGGAGGGACGACGTCCAAGTCTGGGAGGGGGAGGTGATGCAGGCGATCGAGACCACCGGCTCCACCGTGAAAGAGATCAACGCCCGCGACATCTTCCAACGCCTCGAAGATACCGTCAACGACTTCTCTCTCGACTACGTCAACATGCCAGTCACCCAAATCGCGTACGACATTATCGAACGCAACCTGCTGGATGTCCCGTTTTCGAACCCGCTGGACGACACGCTCATCCTCCCGCAGATCGTCGTGGAGACGGTCACCGACCCTGATGACACCATCAACTACCGTCCGGGCCCGAAAGTGGCCACCGTGGGGGAACTCCTGCGTACCCTCGGACAGTCGTACGGGCTGGACTTCACCGTTATCAACCGGTCCCTGCGCCTGCAACGCCGACGCACCACCCAGGACCAGACGTACGCCAGGTTGAACACTCAGCACCTCATCGGGGAGGCCGAAGCCCGATCGAACGGCAACGAAGCCGCCACCAGAGGCTGGGCAACCACCCAGAAAGAGGACGATACCGAACCTCGCGGCACCGAAACCAACGAGTACTGGCCCGGCATCACGCAGAACTTCGGCGTTACCGGCACACGATACGGCCGAATCGACGTGCTCAACCGAGTCCAGGACAACAACGCCGACGAAAGCGACGTGCTGTCATCGGCGAAACGCGCTGTCTGGGGACGCAACCCGCCCCCGTCGGAGATCCTGCTGCCGACCACGGCCCAGCTCTCCCCGTCGGCACCGCTGACGATGCCCGAACTTGTTCCGGGCTTGCGCTTCGACTTCTTCGCCGAGGAAGGGTTGTGCAGGCCCATTCGACAGGGCATGCGTCTTCTCGGTGTGGAAGTCACGTGGACACCGTCCGGTGCCAACACTGAGGAAGGCGAAGAAGTCGCTGTGGAACTGTCGACGCTGTCGGACGTTACGGGGGTAGAACCATAACGCCAACGGCCCCACCCGAAAAAGCGGGTGGGGCCGTTTGAAGGTCTTGCTATGGGGTCTTTTCTTGACGCTTCGATTTCACGAACACGTCTAGCGCTTCGACCATCAAGGCGTTCATGGGGCGCTTGGTCTCAGCCGCCATCACCTTGAGGTCCGTGTGGAGTTGATCGGGGAGCTCAATCGTCGTTCTCTTCACCAGATCCCCAATCGTTCTCCCGGGCGTTGACACGCTCACACGCTTCACCGTAGTAGTACTCGGCATAGGGATCTCCCGCGAGACCGCGCTTGAACGTTTCCGCGATGATGTCGGCAGCCGGTCGCTTCTCCACCTGCGACTTCTTTCCGATGGTCTCGATGACCCACACAGGCCACCGGTGGCTAACGCTCGAACGTTCCAGCTGAGGGTGACCGTGGTGTGCACGCACGCTGTCGAGCATGCCGATGATCTCAGCGGCTGTGCTCTTAGCGGCGCTTTCTGACGTTTGTCCGTTCGTGCGTGCACGCGTGCGTGCACTAATGGACGAACCGGACCTCTTGTCCTTCTTCGGCTGGTCTTGTGCCTGGGGTTCTTCGCGTCGCACCTCGACAACCGTGGGCTCGTCGCTGTCGGTCGGTGCCGACATGGGAGGGATCTGCGGGGGCGGTGGGGCAGGGACGTTCATGTTGTCACGCGCCATTGAGGATTTCCTCCTGCTCTTCCATGCCACGGGCGATGACCACGTCGGTGAGTGCGTCGATGGATTCGATAACGCCTTCGCATTCGGAAGGTCGGAACGAGGTGATCGGGAGGCTCTCCGACTGGGTCTCTGCCAGTCGGGCGCGGAAGGGGATGACGTGGGGAAGCACCGGCACCGGGTTGCCCTGGTCGATCGCCTTGAAGGAGGTTGGCATCTCGTCGATGTACCGGTTGTGGAGCTTCAGGCGCGTGTCGGCCTTGTTGATGATGACGCCACCGAACTTCAGGTTCGGCACCATCAGGTGCTGGCGGAAGTTGGAGACGAAGGTGGCCATGCGCATGCCGCCCTTGATCTCGTTGCGTTCGGGGATGACGGTGATCCAGACGCGGTCTTGCGCGCCGTCGAGCGCGGCGATGCAGTTCTGCACGAGGTGGCCCAGGCTCGGGTCGGCGTTCAGCAGGACGTGGTCGTACATGTCGGCGGGAAGGGCGTCGAGAGCGCGGCGCAGCCGGAACTGCGAACCGGGCCTGTCGGTTTCGTGGAGTCGGTCTTCGAGCATGTAGCCGCCCTGCGCGACGTGGATGTAGGGGGCTTCGGGGACATCCCATCCGCACGCGGTGATGGCGTCGGTGATGGGGCGAGGGTTGTGGGGGTCGAGGACTTCGGCCATGGTCAGGCGCGTGGGGTCTCCGGCGTCGAGGCGGTCGGCGGTGTCGTCCTGCGGGTCGACTTCGACGACGAGGACGCGCTTGTTGCGCCGGGCGAGGGCGTGCGCGATCTGGACGACGCCGAACGTCTTGCCCGAGCCGCCCTTGCCGTTGAGGAAGGCATCCCGAGGGGGGCGCACAAAGAGGTTGGAGGACATGCTGAACCCTTCCGATCATGTGAATACATGATCACATAAATGTTGATGCGAACATGAGAAATCTACACCCCGCGAAGCCGTCAGGGTTTTGGGCTATTTCGTGCCGGTCGTGGATGATTTCCCCTACCAGTGAGAGGATGTATTTGTCCTAGTTGACCGTTTTGGGGGAATCGTGGCGAGATGTGGTTGCAACGCCGCTAGTGCGACGACGTGCGACGCGATCGTGCTGTGTGTGGCGGCGAACCTCGGTCCGGGTTTGCGATATGACAGCGTCACTGGGCTGCTGGCAGTGCGCATCTCCGGCGACGCGGGCAACAGTGCCAGCCTCGGTTCGGACGGGGGAATCTATGTCCCGGGTGCAGGAACAAGCCCGGACCCTGCGTCGGGTCGTAGGACGATTGCCGGTCTTCCCGACCGGGCGTTCGGCGCCAGTACCACCGGCGGTGGCTCGATGGTGCCATTCGGTTCCCCCGATGGCCTGGAGTACGGCATCGCCAACCGGCTCGACATCCTGAACATCTCGACCTTCTCGCTCGCCGACGGTGTGGCAATCGCTCGCTGGGACGGACCCAACTCGAACCTGAGCAGCCGCACCGACAATCCCTCCTCTATCGACATCAAGTCCCTTTCATCGGTAACGTTGCCGAGCTTGCTGGTAGACGCAGGTGCACGTAACACCCCCACCGGGCGCAACTCGGGAGCGCCCCCTGCACTGCTGAGCCCTGACGGAGGCTGGTTCGGCTTCTACGCCCGTAACTTCACTCCGATCACATTGGTCGATGCGTTGCATCAGGTGGCGGCTCGCGGCGTTGTCTACTTGGCGGTGTACGCCGGAGTCGTCCAGGACGAGCTCGAAGCATTCATCGCCGCAGCGGGCCGTGCCGTCGTCCAGGCACAGGCACAGGAATGGACGTTCGTGGGAGTCCCTGGCTACATGGACGACGGCACCGATGACCTGATTCCGTCGCCCTTCGGGCCGTGGGTTGCCGACATTGCCGCTGCGGGCCTCACCCCGGTTGTCGACCTGTTCGACGACAACTCCGGTGGTTTTCTGGTCACACCCGCCGATGTGGTTGCCTCGGGAGCGCAGTGGGTGCGCATGGCATCCGATGAGAACAACCAAGGGACGAGCCTCGACCGCATCCAGACGTTCATCGACGCTGGGCTGCAAGCGTACGTCCAGGTTCGGTCGTCTCGGCAATGGGATGTGCAGCAGGTGTACGCCATCGGCGCGCGTGCGGTCTCTTCCGACAACGCCGTCTACAGCCGAGGAGCACGCGGAGAGGCCGGAGACCTGGACTATAGGAAGACCATCGTCATCCCGGGCCTGATTACACGCACGATGATGGAAGGCGCGCTGACCCACGGCACCAACAACGGCTCCGACTCACAGAGCATCGGGTGGGCGCGGCAGTCGGCTGAGGGGCGCAACTTCAGCGAGCGTTTCGGCTGGGAAGGTGGCATCGGCGCGCACTTGCACTCTCAGCTGTTGGGCGAGCTGTGCCCCTACCAGGTCACCTCCGAATTCCGACTGCGCCTGAAGTTCCGGGTCGATAGCGCCAGCGAGCCCGTCCCCGCCGGGACGCAGCCGAAACTGGGCGTCTTCTTCTGCTCCCCCACCGACCAGGACATCACGTGGTTCGAACCAGCCGAAGCTCCGGAATGGGTCAACGGCTATTGGTTCAGTATCCGCGTCGGCAGCTCTAACCGGGGCCGCGTCGTGATGGGCAAGTTCAACAACGGCAACTTCACGGCATTGTTGACGTCGGATGTCGTTCCTACCGTGGAATACGGCCGCTGGATCTATTTCGCCATCACCGTCGATACGACTTCCATCAGCCTCACGGTCGGTCATCAAGACATCGACTACGACATCGGCACCATCAACGACACCGATCACCGTGGCCCGTACGCCTTCTATGTGTGGGAAGACGCGTACACCTCCCCGGCGCAGAACGACGGATTCAACCACGGCTACAGCGCCTACGAGGAATTCGCCACCGGATTCCCGATGTGGGAGGACTTGAGCTGATGGCCCGCTGCGGGTGCAACACTGCCATGACCACCACATGCGATGCGATCATGACCTGCATCGCCGGAAACTTGGGCCTGGGCCTGGACTTCAACGAGACCACGCGCCAGATCGGGCTGCGGATCTCCACCGATAGTGGCAACATCGCATCGATCGGCTCCGACTCAGGGTTCTATTCGCCGACGTCGCCCGGCCCGGGTGAGATGACGTGGCCTAGAACGGTGGCGACGCTCCCAGCGCAGGCCATCGGCGCGACCGGCGGCGGCATCGGTGTCGGCCCTTCCACATCGCCCTACCTTGTCGAGTACTGCATCAGCAACAACATCGACACGTATTCCACCACCGTCGTGCTCGGGTCCGATAACGTCGCGTTGGAGACGATTGCAGGCGCGGGCAGCTCGATCACCACCTACAGCGACAACCCGGGTGCGCTAACGTGGGGCCAGGCGTCGTCGCTGACGATGACCGCGATCAACTACGACGCCGGAACCCGTGTTAACCCCACCGGCGACAACTCCAATGCGCCCGCAGCACTGCAAGTCCCGTATGGAGGCTGGGCCGGGTTCTACCAGAACCAGTATGGCGGTCGCCAGCTGTCGGAGACGCTGCGACTGATCCGGGGCCGGATGGTCATGGACCTGCGCGTCGGCCGTAGCGGGGTTACGCCCGATGAGATCGAGGCGACGATTGTCGCTACCGTGCAGGCCGTGGTGGATGCAGGCGCGCAGGACTGGTGCATCATCAACGTCCCCGGGTACCTCGACGACGACTCGCCCTCCCCGTTGGGCGCGTGGGTTCCCATCGTGACGGCGGCGGGAATCACCGCTTCGGTCAACCTCATCGTGGAGTCTCAGGCGACGAGCATTCAGCCGGTCGCCAGCATCGTCGCGTCCGGGGCGACCTGGGTCGCTGCGATCCGCGACGACGGCATGAACGGCACACTGACGGATGCCCGGATCACTGAACTGGTCGGGGCCGGACTTCAGGTGATGGCACGCACGACGTCGCGGCAGTACTGGACGACCTACAATTTCGACACGCTGGGCGTCAGGCTGGTCGAAAGTCAGGACCCCGTCTACGCGCGGGGACCTCGTGGGGAGACCGGCGATCTCGACTACCGCCAGACCCTTATTCCCGGTTTGGACGCTCGCACCGCCATGGTCGGCTCGCTGACGAACGTTACCGATGACGTGCGTACGCTGTGGAACGGGGGATTCGCCCGTTCGGACCTGCCTGGGCGCTGGTTTCCGATGCGGTATGGCTGGAATGGCGACATCCTCAGCAATGAGATCAACCAGCTGCTGGGTACCATCTGCCCGATCCCGAACGCCACCGACTATGAGATCCGGTTGCGAGTACGCCGGGAACCGGCCACGGTGATCACTTCTAACCAAGAGGTCGGCATCTTTTTTGCCATCCCCGATGACCGCGACATCTCTACCCCCACCGGGTCGACGAATCTGGCCAAGGACGGGTACATGGCGCGGCTGACGTCGCAGAGCAGCTCATCGTCGTTCCGGCAGATCTCCATCCGCCGGTTCACCAACGGCGGTTTCACCACCATCGCCACCGAAAGCAATACGGTGGCGTTGCCGACCGACTCGTGGGCCGACTTGACGGTCCGCGTGCAGGGGTCCCAGCTGACCTTCATCGTGACTGTCGCAGGGGTGACCCGGACGCTGTCGGTGGCTGATAGCACCTGGCGTGGACCCTATGCCGCATATTGCTGGCGTGATGAGCCGTCGGCCTCGTCGGGGGCCTATCCCGGCTTCGTTCACGGCTACACCAATCCTGAAGACCTGGTGATGTACGCGCCGCTGTGACGGTTGAGGAGGGGTCCGGAGCCTGCCGCCGGGAGTGATCGACTCCGGAACCCTCGGTCAGGAGAGGTCGTTGTGGATGATGCCGTAGCGGGTGATCCCGAATTTCGTGCCTTCGATGGTGATGTTCTCGCCGACGTCAGCGCCGACCGCGTCATAGAACTCGGTCGTGTCGCATTCGGTGAGCTCCCCCGTAACGTTGTTGTAGATACCGATCGATGACACGGTGTAGTGAGAGGGGATGGCGACGCCGCCACCGAGAGCGGCGGCGAGAAAGTCCCTGATGAAGCTCGCGCGGATCAGGGCCGGGGTGGTAGTCGGCGTCATGGCCCTATTGTGACTGATGATCACAGCCTGACGCAATCCGCATTCGTGTCACATTTTCGCGGCACGGCTCATTTCACGCGCGGCATCCGGTCGCGGCGCACAACGGCGTGCTGGGGCCAGTCATCGCCCGCATCGCGCCATGTCCACAGAATCCCCTGGTAGTCGTTGGCCGTGAACCAGTTCCGGGCCAGCGCCCACAGGCTCGTGGTGGGCACGTGCTTGAAGTCGCCGCGCTCGTCGTCGCGGACGAGACCGTGGCGGATGATCGTGGGCCGTTCGAGGCCGTGGGGGTTCTTGGCGAGCTTGGGGCCGATGAGTTCGTAGTAGGCGGCGCGGTCGGGCTGGAAGCCTTCGCCCATGGTGGGGAGGTCGTCGGGGCTGCCCATGGCTGCTCGGAGGGTTTTCGGGGCGTCGTCAAGTGGTTTCCACACGGCTTTGGCGTCGGCGCTGGCGGGTCCGAATTCCCAGCCGCGCTGGGGGGAGAAGCGGAGGGTGCGGCCGAGGTACAGCGGGCTGGGGGTGCCGTGTCGGCCGATCCAGTCGACGGTGACATCGGAGGTGTAGGTGCCCTCGGTGTCAGTGGCGAAAACGTCAGGCGCAGTAATCATGACCTCACTATATCGCTTTGTCGCGTTTTATCAGTGATGGTGCGGTACCGAACCTATTGGGGAGGTATTCCCGCATCGTCTCTTTCGCCGTATATGGGTTCGCCGAGGAGGTGCACATCGTGGGCGATGATTTCGTTCATCTGTTCGGCCATGGACGCGCGTGCGCCTTCGCTGATCCATTCGAGTGTGGAGCAGAGGTCGAGCCAGGTGGTGATGAGCAGGCTGGGCGGTGGTGGGAGTGTGGCCGGGTCGGTGCCGCGTAGTCCTCTGAACGCGAACGCGTTCATGGCGATGTAGCCGGTGTCGAGGTGCGTGAGGGTGAGGCGGCTGAATCCGTCGCGGGGACGCCAGTCGTAGGACAGCTCGTCGTTCTCGACGTGTTTGCGGTGCAGGTAGGGGGGATGGTGGATGTGGATGTCGTTGATGTACCAGTTGAAGAACGCGATGGTCTTGGAGCGGATCTCGTCGGGAAGTCGCAAGCGCTTGGCGGGGCTGTCCATACGCGCATCATATGAGCGGTTTGCGTCTGGTCGTCGGATTACTCGCCGGTGATGGCGGCTTCGCGGGCCGCGCGGATCTGGTCTCTCATACTTGTGAGCCGTTCGATTTCGGTGTCGAGGTCGTCCATGAGCTCGTCGAGGACGGCAGAGCGGTAGGTCAGGAGCCATGCGGCGACGTCGCCGATGACGTAGTAGCGGGTGGGACCGGGCCCGGCGATGACCTCTTTGACCGGTTTGGGGAAGTGTGGGTGGCGTCGGGCCCACACGTTGACGGTGCTGGTGTCGCGGCGCGCCATCTGGGCGATTTGGGGAACGGAGACCAGTTCGGAGTCGCGCCCCCGGTAGGTCTCGTCGAGCCAGCGTGTTTCGAAGCTCTTGGCCGGTCGCGGCGGACGCATGGTGCTCCTTCGTCATTCGATGCGGTAGTGCCCGTCGACGTGTGTCTGCGGGACGTCTTTTCCGAGTGATCGTAGTATTTTCGCTGATGCGTTGCCGTCGTCTTTGTCGTACCCCTTCCGCCACTTCAGTTCGTGTACGGCGCCCCCCGCGTCGTAGGGTCCCGGTTCGAGGCCCAGGTGGTTGATGACCTCCATGACGTGGGCTTTGCCCCGCTTCGGTTTCTCCACGTTCGCGCGCAGGCGCAGGAACTCCATGAGGTCGTTTTCGGCGGCGCGCAGCTGCTTACCGAAGCGCGCCCCGGCCTCGACCAGTTCGGTTGCCGCCTCGTCCCGGAGGGGGTCGGCGTTGTCTTTTCCCAGGCAACCGGATTTGAACTCGCAGGAGATGCACGGGGAGTACGGTGCGAACGCGTCCGAGGTGTGCTTGCCGAACCAGCGCGGTGCGGCCTCGTCCCCGGCGAGGGACAGGCCGTGCTCGAACCGGGCGGTGGCCGCTTGGAATTCCGCGTCCGTCCAGGCGCGGGTGGTCATCTCCCAGTTGTGTTCGGGGTCTTCGATGTCGATGTAGTAGATCCAGTAGCCGCGCATGGGCGAGCCGGTGTTGGCCTCAGCGAGGAGGCCGCCGACGCGGCATTGGTCGAGGTGGGAGCGTTTGGGCTCGCCGCTCTTGGCGGCTTTCACAATGTATTTCGCGCCGGTCTTGAGTTCGACGATGGCGAGGGAGCCGTCGGTGAACATGACGACCAGGTCGGGATGTGCGACCAGGGGCCCGGCACTCACTTCGGTGCTGCGTGCCTTGTCGTCGATGACGACGTCCTCGACCTCGGGGTCGGCCGCCCACTGTTCGGCCAGCAGCGGCAGGTAGTAGTCGTGGATAGCCGTCCCGATCTGGGCGCGGAGGTTCAGGCGCACGGCGATCTCGTCGGTGGCCGGGGTGCGCCGGTACCGCAGCTGCACTTGGCGCGGGCATTCGTGCAGGGCCGAGGCGTGAATCTTGCCGTCGTTGTAGTGCTCGCGGTTGCGGCGCGAGGCGGTGCGCCACGCCTCCGTGGCGTGGCGCACCGCGTGCTCTCGGCTGATCATTCAGGGTCCTGGTGTGGTTGGCCGCTACCGGCGACGCCTTCGGCCACGTTGAGCTCTTCCTTACGGTTCTTGACGTATCCGATGACGTCGTCGAGGCGTTCGTGGAGGGTGGCGTGGGTTTCGAATTTCTCCACTTCTTCGCGTTCGGCGTCGAGGATCTTCTCGGCCGCGTCTATCCATTCTTCGACACGGGAGTTGATGGTGAGGGAACCCCACGCGTATGGCATCTCTTCCGTCGGCGCAGCGGCCGGTGCGGGTGCAGAGGTGCCGGTGGCGAGGGCGTTGATGGCGGCCTTCACGGTTTCCTTGACCTCTTCAGGCCACCAGGCGCCGTCGCGGACCCACAGCCACGCTTCGCGCAGCACGTGCTGGTCGGCGCCCTGCAGCTGCTCAAGGTAGGCGCTGGTTTCAGCTTCGACGGTGTTGTCGAGGCCGTCGAGCTCGGCCAGCATGAGGTCAGCGACGGCCGGACCCGGGTCGACGAAGACGGTGCCGGTCGGCATCGGGTACTTGAAGTCGACCATGCCGTCGTCCTTCGTCCGCAGCTTCACCAGCGCGGTCTTCTCCACGATGGCGCGGTGAACGTCGGCGGCGCCCTTCTTGAGGTTCGTCTCGTGGGCGGTGGCCTCCTGCTTGAGGTGGCGTTCCATGCGGAAAATGAAGTCGGCCTCGTGGGTGATGCCCTTGCGGGCGTCCAGCTTGACGCCGACCGGCTCCTGTTTCACGAACTCGGGGGTCTGCTCGAAGCACATGATGACGTGCGCGTACGCTTTCAGCCGCTGCAAGTTCATGTACAGGGCCTTCTCTTCGGCCTTGACGGGACCCCACCCCTTGAGGTTGGCCTGCCCCTTGGAGTTGGTGCCGCCGTATTCTTCGGCGCGGTCCTTGAAGCCGTGCGGGTCGTTCCAGAAGCGGCTTGCACCGTCGACGATGACCGCGATCGGGACCGTGGCCACGGCAGCGGCGTCGGCCAGCTCCCCCACGACCTTGGTGAGCCGGTCGGGATTGGCTTTGGGGAACTTGATCGGCCGCCAGATGAAGCCACTGCCGTCGGGGCGGCGGGCGTGGTGGCGCATGCGGTCGCCGTCGGCTTCGATGGCGACGATGATGCCCCCGTGAGGGGCGGTCAGGCGGTGGGCCAGCCGCAGGGCGAACTGTCCTTTGCCGGTGCCGCCCTCGCCGTAGATGAGGGCGAAGATGTTCGACTTCGGGCACTGCTGGATCGGCAGTGCGGTCAAGTCCATGGGGACTTCACGGGTGATGGTGGCCATGGGGACTCCTTTCAGAAGGTGAGCGGTGCGACGGTGACGGTGGTGCCATCGGCGCAGTGACTGACGAGGGCGTGGCCGCCGATCAGGCGTGCGAGGGCGTTCTCGTCGTTCACGTCATCGGGGTCCGCCGGGCCGTGGAGCGCGAGCTTCCAGCGGGCCTCGCTCAAGGCTCGGTCGGGTTCGACCTGGCGGCCGTAGTAGGTGCGTTCGCCGCTGACAACGATGACCTCGAAGGATCGCCAGCGGGTGGTGCGGTGGTGGTAGGCGTCCATGACTAGAACGGTGCGCCGAAGTTGTCGCCCGCGCCGGGGACGGGCGGTGGTGCTGGAACGTAGGTGGATCGGGTGTCGCCGTTGCCGGTGCGGGGGGTGTCAGTGATGGTCGCGGTGGCGTAGCGCAGGGTCGGGCCGGTTTCGTCGATGTCGACTTTCCAGCGGCGGATGGTCTGGCCGTCTCGTTCGTAGGAGTCGTCGACCAGTCGGCCGCGCACCCACACGTGCATGCCCTTGGTGAAGGTGCGTGCGACGTTCTCGGCGTAGGTACGCCAGGCGGCGCAGTCGAAGAAGAGGGTGGTGCCATCTTCCCAGGTGTCGGTGTGCTGGTTCTTCAGTCGTGGGGTGACGGCGACGGAGAAGTTGACGACAGGGACGCCGGAGGGGATGTGGGCCAGTTCAGGGTCGCGGACGACGCGTCCGACGAATTCGACGATAGGTTCGCCAGCCATGTGACTTCCTCAGGTAGTTTCGGATGTGCGCGATGCGCATGTCCGATGAGACTACCTTTGGGCGCCGACATAGCGTTTGTCATGTTTAGCGCATGTCAGGCGGCGCTGTACCCGTCACGAGCAGCGCGCTGCACGCGTTGCAGCACGCTCGTCTCGACGTTGCCGACGAATCCGGCGAGAGCCGTGTCGGGAACCCAGAACCGCAACGGGTAGGCAACGAACCCCGGCGACGGCGCGATGGTGTGGAGCGGATCAGCGGCCACAGGGCCGATGACTTCCTCGGTGAGGACGAGAGGGCACACCACCGGCCTACGAGTAACGATGTTGTAGGCCGCCCCGGTCAGCACGACCACGAGGCGGTTGGTGTCGGCTTGGTAGTGGTAGACGCCTCCAGCCTGCGTGGTCACTGGTCGTTACCACCGCTCCAGGACTGTGTCGCCGCGCGGGAGGATTCGCCCTCCCAGAACGCCAGCGTCTGGGGGTCGATGGCCGCCAGCAGCGATGCGGCGGCGCTGGCGTTTTCGGTCTGCTCCCTCATCAGGATCGATTCGGTGATGAACCGGGAGGCGTTCCCCGAGGCGATGGCGGTTTCCCACACCTCATCTTCAATACTGATCGTACGTCGTTTCATGTCATGATTGTACATCAAGTCTGATGCACTCTGTTGTTGGGGTGTTCCCGGGCAGCAAAAAGGGGGCTGGGGTGATCCAGTCCCCAGCCCCCAACCCCAGAGTTAAGTTGATGCGATCTCGACTTCCGTCCAGATCGGAGCCGGGTTGGCCACGATGCCGTCCTCCGGTTTGAGTTCGTACCCCTTGTGCAGGTGGTAGTAGGCGGCGAAGCCTTTCGCGGCCACCTCGTCGACCGCTTCGAAGCACGGGACGACGCCGTTGTCCCAGCCGAACGTGGGCATCGCCCACCGGTGGGAGAGGTAGCCCACCTCCCGCCAGCGCAGGTCCAGGCATCCCATGAAGGAGTAGGGCATGGGACCTGAGGCGACGGCGACGTCGAGGATCATCTCGTCGGACACACCGGTCTCTTCGCTCGCACTGACCCGGATGACCAGGTCCCCGTGCGGGAAGTAGGCGATGGTGCACCCGGTGGCGAGGACGGTGCGCCCTCGGCGCTGGCGCCTGCGCCGCAGCTCGATGATGTTTTCGTCGAGGGCGCCGGGGCCTTTGCTGCGGTGTCGGCCTTGCGTAGAGTGTTGATACATCAGAACCTGAGCCTTTCGCGTAGAGGTGGTTCTGGTGGGCCGCTGCCGGATGTCGCGCCCGGCGGCGGCCATGCAATGTGATTGTCCCTCATGGCCAAGCGGTAACGGTCCCGAGTGGACCACCCAGTCGGGTAGGTCACCTGATTCTAGCCAGCGGTTCATCTCCCCTTCGACTTCGCGCACGTCGATGCCGGTGTGCATCCAGAAGTTGAAGTTGGCGATGTGGAACTTCGCGAGGAAGTGGCCTTCGCCGAAACTGATGGGGGCGTGCGTGCCGTCGCATTCGCAGCAGTGCGGCCAGTGGAGGCCGTAGATCCACATCGTCTGCAGGCCGCTGTGCGACCGGACGGTGGTCATGGCCTCGAACGTGCCGCCGCCGATGGTGAACGTGCCGCCGGGCCCCCGGTGTAGCTCATCGAACATGCATCCTCCGAATCGGTGCCGTAATCGTCTGGGAACCGACGGTCATCGTACGACAGGAGGAAGCAAATGTGTACCTCGTTCACCAATACGATTTCTTCAGTGGCGCTCCAGTTTCGGGAGGGGGGAGAGGTCGATGATGCGCATCCATACGATGCCGTCGAGCGGTCCTTTGTACTCCTCGTCGAACCAGTCCAGGAACGCACCCCCTGCAGCCATGTGGGTAGGGTCGTCCCCCACATAGACCCCCAGCCCCGGCTCGTGCACCCACTTGTTCTTCACCTGGTAGGTCCGGGAGGGCCCGAACGCGTCCACGATCGGCTTCGCCGTGGGCCCGAGGTTCGCGTTGTCGCGCAGGCCGTAGGTCTTGACCTGGAACTGCAGGTCGACCTTGACGTACTCCAAGCCCTGCGGAAGCCGCTTGCGCTCAGCGAGCGCGGCCTGGTAGACGTGGTGGCGCCATTGGGACCGCAGCCGGGAGGCGACGTTGCGGTCGAGGCTCTTGTTGGCATTCAGCCAGCCGCACGGGGCGGCGGGGATCTTGATCTGCCACTCGCCCGGCTGCAGGCGTCCGTCGACCTCACGGGGGCTTCCCCGAGTCACCAGGGCGGCCAGCCGCGTTTTGATCTTCGACCACAGCCACTTGCGGTGGTTGGGGGTCAGCTTGCGGCAGAGCCTGCGGACCGGCACCTCCAGGCGCTGGTCGCTGATGACGTCGTAGAAGGGGGTGGTGCGCATGTCGGCGTCCAGCTCGGCATCGGATGCGGCCGTGAGCGCGCACGTGGTCTCCCAGGCTTCGATCTGGGCGACCAGTTCCAGGAACGCGGCCCCGTTCACGGGGCCCCGGCCGTGAAGGTCAGCTCGGACACGGCTGCGAACGAGCCGTCGGCCGCGCTGATCTCGGTGCGGCGCCCCATGGTGGCGCGGGGGATGTCGCACCGGTACATGAGGCCGCCAGCGAATTTGAACATGAGGTCGCAGGCCACGGTGACGTAGTAGCGGGGCCAGTCGCCCTCGCGCCGGTCGATGAAGCCGTGGAAGGACAGCTGCTGTTTCCCCAGACAGGCACCCATGTCGAGGTCGCCGATCTGGTCAGCCAACGTGGCGTACTCCTTGAGTGCATCCTCGAAGTCGTCGAAGCCGCGCTGGATGTCGTCCCTCGTCGCTTCGGGGAAGGTGTAGCAGTCGTCGATGTAGATGCGCAGCATCGCGTGTCGCTTTCTGTCAGGGCGCGGCCGGAGGGGCGCCCTGGGGCGCGGATGGGGCTACGGGGGCGAGTACCTTGAGCGCCCGGTGGTTGGTGGCGACCACCTCGTGGCGGTCGTCGCGGAACTCGGTAACCACCTTCATCGTCAGCGCTCCCAGGTCGGTGCCGTTGAAGAAGGTCATCGGCAGCAGCTGCAGTAGCGCGTGCGCGGAGTCGATGCAAGCGGTGAGGGAGGGGTAGGGGAACGTGTCGACTCGCGCCCGGAAGGTCAGGGCGCATCGACCCGGGTCCGGTTCCAGGACCAGGTCGTGCAGCCCCCCGCGCGCCAGCGCGGGGCCGCGTAGGGCGGTGAGGTCGTTGATGGTGGCGCAGAACGCTTCAAGGGCTGCTCGTCCTTCGGGGACGAGCAGGTAAGTGTGCGTGATGTGCAGTTGCATCGGTATGCCTCTCGATCAGGGCAGCGTCGATCTCGCGCCGGACGGCGCGGGCTTCAACGCGCTTGGTACGTCGTTTGCGGGTGGATCGGCGGCTCGCGCCGCCGGACTCGCAGCAGATGCCCGCGCACAGGCGCCACCAGGCGCGGCGTCCGGGCAGCGGTGCATGGTCGGCCATGGCGTTTATGATGCTGCGCCGGGCCCGTGGGGGGCGTTAGGCTGCTGCGCGTATCGGTCGTCGGCCGGGTCGCAGCAGCCGCACTGGTTGCCCCGGCCGATTACTTCTGCAGCCACCCCAGCTGACGTGCCGTGTTCTCCAGGATCTCCATCAGCTCATCGCCGATAGTGAACCGCTCCCGCTGGATGACCAGGCTCCGCGCGAGGTCGCCGTCGTCGTGTCGCTGGCTGGCGGCGTACCAGTCGGCGAGCATCTCGCACAGGTCCATGAGGGTCATGTCGCGCACGCCGTGCTCGAAATGTTCGGGGTGGTGCCGGTTGTGCGCGTAGTGGTGTTCTAGGGCCGGGCCCAGCTCCGCGAGGCTCGCCTTGTACTCCTCGCTGCCGTAGGTCATGCCCCGCAGCCGGTCGGTGCACCGGTCGAAGGCCGCCTTCTCCGGCTCGGCCAGCTTCGAGGCGTCGTGCGTGTACGAGCGTTCGAGCAGGTCGGCGATCATGGTGCCGAGGTAGCGGCCCACCTTCTGGCTGTGGGCCAAGGTGTCGGCGGCGCTGTCGTAGGCCTCAGGCATCCGCTGCCGCCTTCAGCCGGGCGGCGGCTTGGCGCCCCTGGTGCACCAGTTCGGTGACCGGCGAATAGCGCACCGGCGCCAGGTGCACCATGGCGTTCATCCGGTCGCGCTCCATGAAGTACTGCTCGGAGGCGTCCAGGGCACGCGCGATGGCCTCCCGGTCCCGGTCGCCATCGGAGGGCTGCGCTGGTGTGTTCACGTGAGTTCCCCTTCCCCGTCGAGGTAGTAACCGGGGAAGTATAGGACTGATTCGACGGTGCCGGGGTCAGGCTTGGCGAGGAGCGATCGCACATGGCCGTCGGCGCCGATGCGCGCGGCCACAAACCGGTCCAAAAAGGCCTCCAAGCGGTCGTAGTCGCCGATGACGGCGGTCCCGGAGGCGGCTTCGCGGCCGGGGAGGTCGTTCTCGATCCACTCGAACGGGCTGAGTCGCAGGCCTTCGGCGGTGGCCGAGGCGGCCAGGTGCGGCGGGAAGATGGCCATGGCGACTTCCTCTCAGGATTGCAGCATCTCCGTATGGAGCTGTTCGACTTCGGTTTCGGTGTAGCCGGTGCAGGCGACGTGCACGGCGACGCAGCCCGCGTTGCTCCAGCCGCTGTCTTTGCGGTCCTCGGGGCTGATGCCGACCGGGACGAGCACGATGCGTCCGTCCACAACCAGGGGTTCGTCGCAGACCGGGCAGTAGTGCTCGGCGAGCGGGTGCATCTTCCCGGTGTCGGGGTCGGGTTCGCTGATGTTGAACAGGCGCGGTGAGATGTGGGGCCTGAAATCGGCCGGGATGCGGACGAACAGCATGTGCCTCCGTTCGGGCCGGGCCCCCGCGTGGGGGCCCGGCGTCTGGTGCTCAGTATCTGAGGCAGGCCAGGTCGACCTGCAGGCGCGCGGCGGCGTCGGCGGCGAGGCTTTCCAGGGCCATCACCTTGCTGTCGCGGTCGGTCTTGCCGTTCGACCAGGCCTTCGCCCCGATGCGGGCCGTGTGCAGCGCGCGCTCGAACGCGATCAGTGCGACCGCCGAGGAGCTCGCTGCGGCGAGCTTCAGGACCTCGTCGGCGATCTGACCGCCGCGTTCGTCGCTGAGCGTACCGTTGCGGGCTGCCTCCGTCAGCGCCGCACGGTACTGCTCGACTTGCGCGCCGGTCTCGGCGGCGATCGACGCCATCATGGCCTCCTGCTCGGCGTCTATCGCCAGCGGCAGGCCGGTGTAAGCCTGAGCATCCGTCTCCATGCTCATGCTCCCTCCTCTGTTGTGTTGTTTTACCTGGACAATCGGGTCTTCCCCCGCTCGTCGCTCATGAAGATCCTACACATGTTGATCGGGCCCGTCATCGCAGTAACAGGCCCGATCCGTGCCGGGAGCGTCGCGTTCACTGCTTGACGTTGCGGTGTGCCTGGCGGTTGATCCAGCGCTGGGCTGATTCGGCGTCGAGAAAGAGGATGCGGTCCTCTGTGGGGTGCAGGACCGCTTCGAGGTCGCCTTCGTTGACGTGGTGGAGGACTTGGGTGGCGTTCATGCCGGTCATGGCGGCGAGTTGATCGGCGGTGGGGTCGCCGACGAAGCGGATGTCTCGGCGGGCGCGGCGCCTGGGGCCTGGTGGCGAGCCGTCCATCCCGTAGTTGAGGAACTGCTGGATGCGCCATTTCGGGTATTCGTAGATGATCTGCTCGCGACCGGCGATGACCTTGCGGGTGCGTTCGCGCCGGGCGTCTTTGAGCCCGCAGGTGTTGGCGTTGGCCGCCTTCTGCAGGGTGTCGCGGCTGTACCATCCGAGGGTGCGGTCGGCGGCGAACTCCTGGGGGGTCAGCCACTGCTCTTCGAGGAGGTCGCGCGCGGCGGCGACCTCGGCTGGGATTTCGATACGTGTCTCCGGTCGCTGGGAAGCGGTAACAGTGCTGCTCATATCGGCGAGTCTAGCCCGATCGGATTGCAACGGCCCCTTCACAAAAGGAGACAAAACACCCACGATCACTGTGACATGATGATACGTGTGAACCGTATTGGACCGTTTTGCAGGATAGCGTGGTCGGCCATTGGGGCCATGGTCAGCATCCTTACCGTCACCACCGTCATAAGTCTCGTCTTGGCGTTCGCGGCTGCTGCTTTCACGACGATGCTTGGTTAAACTCCGCGCGTGGGACAACACAGCGAGAAACCGTCACCGTACCCAATCAGCGACCGGATTCGCCTGCGCCACCGGTTGCGCTGGCGCATCCCCAGCGGCACCGAAGTGCCCCTGGGCATCATGCTCCTGACCTCCCTTATCGGCCTACTGCTGGGTTTTCTGCTGGGCCTGCTGATATGACCACCGTCGTGCCCACCCATCGACGGCGGCGCCCACGCCGAGGACCGACGCGATGTAGGTGGCCCCGACGGCACCCACGCCCCACCAGAACGGCAGCAGCGGCACAACGGCCACATCGACCAGCAGCACGGGGGGCGCCACGATCATCGCGCCCCAGGTGCCCACGCGCCACTGCAGCCACCCGTCCACGACCGGGCTCGGTTCCCTAAGCGCCAGCGGCGCGCACGCCATGGCCACCAGCACGGGAGCCGACCACGGGGGGAAACCCCCTGCCGACAGCAGGTGCGTAGCGCACGAGGTGCCCAAACTGATGGCGCACAGCACCCACAGCATGATCAGCAACCAGTGGTGGGCCTCGGCTCTCTTCGCCATGGTGTTCCTCTTCCTCTTAGGCGTTGAACGTACGCACCATGCCCATGTAGTCGCCGAACGCGCGGTCGATCTGCCTGTCGTCGATGCCGTAGCGGGTGTGCCCGTACTCGTGGCGCCGCCCCTTGCCGTCCTTGGGCCGACGCAAGGCCGCGTTCAGCCGGTCGGCCTCGACGCCGTCCCATGCAAGCCCGAGCCGCTGGTACAGCGCGGCCACCTCCTGGTGCGGGTCGGCCATGAGCCGTGCGTAGGGCAGATCGATGAACGCCGCCGCCCCGCGCTTGGCCCGGGGCCGCTCGCCGCCGGTCAGCGCCGCACGGTCGTTGCGCGCCTTCTCGATACCGTACGACAGCACCTGCAGCCACGACTGGCCGATGTCCCGGGGCTCGACCTTGTGGGCGAACATGTGGAGGTAATGCAGGCTCTCGGCCATCGAGCACATCGACCCGAACACGGTCACCGGGTCCCGGTGGGTCCACACCACCTGCGCATCGGGGAACACCGTGAAGATCTCCGGCAGGTGGTAGAGGTTCCCCGGGTGCTTGAGCACCCACCGGCGCTCGGGCTGCCCGTACGAGAGCACCTGCAGCGCCTGCTTGACGAACCTCCAGTCGGCACCGGCGTCGTAGTCGCCGGTGAGGTAGCGCCAGTAACCCGGCATCGGCGCCGTCGCCAGGTCCATGATCGAGTGGTCGATGAGGAACGCGTTCTCCTCCACCGCCAGGGGGTCGTCGATGCGGTGGATGAGGTCCCAGTCGGGCGAGAACTTCAGATGGGCCCGCAGGGTGCGCCGCACACGCCGCTGCACCTTCGTCTCCTCCTTCCGCGTGCGCGTGCCCGGCAGCGCCATGTCGAACATTTCCCACAGCTGCGGCCCCCGGCACCCCTTGGCCCAGGACAGCACGTTGTGCGACAGCGTCGTCCCCGTGCGCGGCAGCCCCACGACGATGATCGGGTCATGAACGGGCACGTCGACGAGATCGGGATGAGCGGCGTGGAGCTTGGCCACACGCTTGCGGTTGCCCATCCGGTGCGCGGTCGTCTCCAACGCGATGCGCCAGCCCAAGCCCGACAAGCCGTCGGTATCGGCGTAGGCCCGCAGGCGGCGCCGGTAGCCCTCGGCCACCGGCTCCTCCAGGAACGCGAAGCCGTCCATCTCCCGGCGCATCGTGGTGTACATGCGCTCGAAGGCGCGGTCGGGGTCCCTGCGCTGGAGCAGAAGGGGGGCGGTAGCGATCTGGCCTGCGTAGAGCAGGGCGGAGGTGCGCTGCATCAAGGGGGGGGTCTCCTTCGGGTGATGGGCCGGGGAAGCGGCCGGTGAGGTGGGGATATGACAGTGGCCGGAGGTCCCCCTCCGGCCACGTATCCCCCATCTGACGCCAGGTCAGATCCTTCCTCCTCGCAGACTCAGCGTAGCAGAGTGCGTGGATCGTTCACTTTGCGTGCCAACGATTCAGCTGCCCGCACCAACAGGGGTACCACTCGCCGACGAGGTGCCCGCTGTCGCGGCGCCGGATGGCGGCGGCCACGTGAGCGGCGTGCTCGTCGATGACGGCTGACGCCAGCCGCTCGGGGCCCACTGCCGATTTCTTGGCCCAGAGGCGCAGGGCCTGCATCGGCGCGCCATCGAGCCTGACCGTCACCGCCACCGGCTGGCGCACGTAGGCGGGGGGCGGATGGAAGGAAGCGAGGCCCTCCATGTGGGGCGCAGTGTCTCCTTCGGATCGCGACCACGTCGCCGGGTTGCGACTCCACCGTTCGATCCAGACGGCCGCCATCTGCTCGCGGCTGTCGGCGTATCCGAGCTTGCACATCTCGTCGAGGGCCATGGCGGCATCATCGCCAACACGCAGCGCCACGAGCGACGGCAGCTGTTCATCCGATGTGCGATCCACAACGCGCCCCCCTTCCGCACCGCAGCGCGAAGCGATGGATCTCCGTGCCGGGCAATGCATGTCGCATGGCAACTCGTTCCTATCCCGTGAAGGATACGTTGCGAGCCGGACTCGGTTTTTCACTGCTGGGCGTGTAGGCTGATCGCAAGCAAAAAGATAGCCGGGGACGGTACTCCCCGGCTGAAGTGGTTATTTGTAAACCGTAAACCGGAGCCGACTCTACCAGAGACGAGACTACCTCGTCAAATCCGTAGGGCGTGTCCGGTGTCACCGAAAGGACATGATGCCCTCACGCCGCCTCCGGGTCGCCGATCCCCATCGCCTCGCACCACTCGCGATGGCGCTCCACCACGGTGAAGTCCAGGACGTACCAGCCCTTCGCCGCACGGCGCATCATCTCCTCGGGCGCGACCGCCTCCTTGCCCCCGCACAGAGCCTTGAACAGGATCTGATCCCACGTGTCCTCAGCGTCCACGGCATTCGGGTCGTGGCGCGCCGCGCAGTCGGGGATGGTGCTGATGACCGGGTGGAAGCACGAGGCCTCGACTTTGATGACCGCCCAGCCGCGCTGGCGCCCGTTGAACGTCAGCCGCAGGTGCGCTCCCGGCTGCAGCTTCGGCAGCCAGTTGCGCAGCATCCCCGGCACCACCATCGACGTTTTCTCGCCTTTGCAGACCGCGATGCCCGACCGGCGTCCCATGGCCATGCCCCGCAGCTGCGGACCACCCCATGCCTGCTGTGCGCGCTGAACGGTACCCATGTGTCGCAAGCTCACTTTCCCATAGTAGCGTCTGGTTACTGCTGTACTACTGAGCGAAACAGACGAGGAGTCGTTATGTTCTACTAGCGTGTACTGTGTCCGTATTAGACCGATTTCAAGCAAAACTAAAGGCCGGGGACTCCTACATCCCCGGCCCTGAAACTCACCGCGCAACGACTGTACTCGCACGGGCAGCTAACGATCAGCTCCCAGGGTACCGGAGGCGAGCAATGCTCGTCAACCGGATCAGGTCGTCGGCACGGTGGAAAGGACCACACCCGTGACCACCGACCGTAACCGCACTGTCGCAGAGCACCCCGAGGAGCCCACCGACGGCGGCTGGGGCACCCAGTTCCCCTTCTCCCAGCCCGGCGACTGGGTCTCCCTCGCCGACATCTCCCACGGCGCCAAGGCCCTCTACACCGTCTACTGCGGCCACGTCAACAAGAAGAAGAACGGCAACGGCGTCTGGCCCTCCCAGGCCTCCCTCGCCAACATCCTCCGCGCCACCGAGAAGACCGTCCGCAAGTGGAACGCCGAGCTCGAACACATCAAAGCCATCGTCGTCACCGAGGTCATCGACCCCCGCAACGGCCACAAGCGCCTCTACGTCGAAGTCAACCAGGCCGCCCCCTCCGGCTACGACGGCTACGTCGACTACGAGACCTACTACAGGGACCAGCGCGAGATCCGCAAGAACATGAAGCCCACCCTCATCGAGGTCGCGGCTGCGAACGACCCTCGCACGCCACCGGTAAAAAGTACCGGTGGCCCAGAGGAAAAAAGTACCGGTGGCAATGACCAGGGAAAACACGAGCCACCGGTAAAAATTACCGAAGGCCAAGGGTCGAAAAGTACCGCAGGCCTAGGGGAAAAAGTACCGGTTAAGAAGACGAACCCAAGAAGACCAAAGGAAGAAGACCACACACACCCGGGCGAGCCCGAACCGAACGACACCGTCGAATCCCAGGCCGAAACGAGTGTGTGTGTCGATTCCGAAACACAGACCAACCTCCTCAAGCGCCTCATCTACACCGCCGTCGTCGACCGCGCCCCCGCCTCCAAAGCCGTCCCCTCCGGCGAACAGCTCTACTACCTCCTCAGCCTCACCCAGCAGTGCGTCAACCTCGGCGTCGACCTCGACACCATCGACGCCGCACTCAACCGCCGCATCGACCACAAGACCGAGCAGCCCTACGGCCACGCCCGCAAGGAACTCGAAGCGCTCATCGGCCGCACCAAGGACCAGTCGTTCAAGGCCGCCACAGCCACGCAGAGCGCCGAACACCCCCCGGCATGGACCGACTCGCTGGGCAACCACTGGGAGCCCGTAGGGCCCCTCCAGCGCGCCTGCGAAGGCCGCGACTGCCACGACATCAGCGGCCTGAAGTACGTCTCCATCGACGAGCCCACCCTGGGCGCCTTCAGCTGCCCCACCTGCAAGGACACGTACGGAAAGCAGGTGCCCCAGGCCTGACTCTCATCGCTGGCCGCCGCGAAGCGGCGTTCCTCAACCGGAGCGCCGCAAAATGAATACGCCTACCTTTCATATGCTGTACCCTCGCGTAAAGGTATTCGTGTTCGTGTTCGCGTGCGCGGTGAAGGAAGGCAACGAAGATGAAGTTCTATCTGTGCACCAGCAGTACGGGGAGGTATCAGTCGCACGTGTCGGTGGGGCCTGATCCGCTGGGGCAGTACTGGCCTGTGTGTTGTGTTGAGCGTCCGTTGGATGTGGTGTTGGGGGAGGGGCCGTTTGCTGAGTTGCGGGTGGATGCGGGGTGTAATCAGTGTCGGTCGGTGATGCGTGAGTATGGGAACTGGCGGTGGCGATGGGAGTCGAATATGCGGAAGTGGGGGCAAACGTGGCAGGCCCGGCGCTGATGTTCGCGCCGGGCTGGTGTGGGTGGTTAGGCTGTGTGGGCATCTGTCTGATGCCACACGGTCCCCTGTGTGGAAGGCCCGGCGCTCTGGGGTAGTGGCGCCGGGCCTTTGTGCTGTCAGGCGGCTTGGGTGATGTGGGTGTGGGCGGTGGTTTTGAGTTTGGCGATGCGGTGGGAGTTGATGCCGTCGAGGTGGGGGAGGACGCGTTGCCAGGTGTTGACGGCGTCGGCAAGGCGTCCTTGGTCGTATTGGGCTTGGGCGACGCGGGCGAGGGTGATGGCCCAGATGCGGGGGTTGGTGTTGCGGTTCCACAGTTCGAGGCCGTGGCGTGCTTTTTCTTCGGCTCCGGCGTGATCGCCGAGGGCTTTGAGGGTGACGCCGATCTGGTTGTGGACGCGGGCGAGGAGTGGGCCTCCGGCGGGTCCGTTGGGGGCGGCCCAGCGCGGTGGGGTGTCGGGGGTGCGCTGGATTTGCTTTTCGGTGAGGGCGATGGCGGTTTGGGATTGGCGGTGGTTGCCTGCGGCGGCGTGGGCGCGGGCGGCGGTGATGGTGAAGAGGGCTTCGGTGTAGGGGTCGACGCGGCCTTTGGCGAGTCGGCAGGCTTCTTCGGCGAGGTCGATGTGTTCGGCGCCGTGGCCGAGGGCGAAGGCTTGGTGGCATTTGATGCGCATGACCCAGGCGGTGTGGGCGTAGGGGTCGGCGATGCGGGCGAGGGCGAGGGCGTTGTTGAAGTAGTGCTGGGCGGCGCCGTCGCGGCCGACGTCGTGGGATTTCCATCCGGCGAGGTAGACGGCTTCGGCGGCGGCGCCGAACATGTTGCGGCGGACGGTGTCGTTGGGGAAGGTGCCTTCGAGGAGGGGCGGCAGTTCGGTGGCGCAGAATTCGGCGACGGTGCTGCGGCCGAAGTTGCCGCCGAAGCGTTCGTCGAGGTCGGACAGGGAGGTGACCCATTGGCGGACGCTGTCGACGTCGGTGGTGCCGACGTGGAGGTGTTTGGTGGGTTGGGTGGTGGCCGGGATGGTGATTCCGGCGGCGATGTAGGCGGCGTTTCTGAAGAAGCTTCGGCGGTCCACGTCAGACCTTCCTAGTGTGGCGAGCAGGGCTACTGGGTCGCCTGTGGTGTCGAGTGTGGTGAGGGTTTCGGCGACGCTCTCATATTTCTCTATCAGGCCTGGGGGTGGTGGGGTGCGGCCGGTCTCGTAGTAGGAGAGGGCGACGTGGCTGTAGGGGGCGTCGTGTTTGGCCAGCTCTTTGGCCATGGCGCGGAGGCTGAGCTGGGCTGATGTGCGGATGCGGCGCAGGATGGCGGGGGAGTCTTCCATGGGCTGTGAACACCTTGTTAACGCGGAAGGGCTTCCGCTCGGGAAAGGGTGTGATCCAGACTAACACTCACGACTGGTTGTTTTGGCCTGGTCGCTTTAAGCCAATGGTGCTGCTCACCGTTGGGCCGGGCCGTGCGTCTCCCCCGTGAAAGGCACGGCCCGGCTGTCCGCCCGACCAGTCTCATCCGTTTCCCGTGGAGAGGAAGGCCCCGGCATGACCAGTGTAGAGCCTGTGATGGTGTCGGCGTTGGAGCCGCACGCGTTCGCACGGTGGTCGCTGGTGTTCAACCAGCAGGATGAGGAGCGGGGGGAGATGCCGATGCTGGCGACGTGCCAGGAGGGGACGCATGGGATCTGGATGTTGAATGCGTTGGGGGCGCGGGCGTGGCCGCTGGCGTGGCCGTCCGTTCGGGGGAGTGTGGTGGCGGACATGAAGTTCGTCGTCCCTCCTGGTGGTGCGGGCGGTTACTCTGCGTTCTGGAGGAGCTATGTGCGTGCGATGTTCTATCCGCGCCTGCTGGATCATCTGCCCGCCTGCAGGTTGCGACGAATGGAGGAGAGTGCGATGCCGAGTATTTCGACGGTGGGAACGTTCGAGTTCGGTGGCCTGATGTATGCGGTGGAGTGGCATCCGGGTGAGATCCGGGTGACCGATGCCGAAGGTCAAGACGTGGCGTTCATGGCGATGAGCCGGGATCTGCAGATGGGGGAGGCGGTGCCGGGCCGGTCGGCGCCGTCGGAGCTTTTGGACCGGTTGCGCCAGGGTGCGATCGAGGTGTTGCAGGCGGCGGCGGTGCGTCAGCGTGGGCCGTGGAAGTTGTCGAAGACGGCGTGAGGTGACGAGTGGGTTCCTCATTTCGGGGATGCTGCCGGGTAGGCTCACGCCATGAATACGCACAAATGCGAAATTAACGACCAAATGGTGCATTCATGTCGAGTGCTGCTCGGTGCCCGCGCCGCCGGATACCCCGATGCCCCCGACAACTTCGACGCCCAGCACCTGGCCCACGCCCGCCGTATCAAACGCGCCCTCGACCTCACCCACGCCTTCGCCGCGCCCCGCCAGCTCCCCTTCGAGGACCGCCACGTGCACCTGTGGGCGCGGGGCCACCGCACCGGGCGCGTAGTCCACAACTGGAAGCCCGTGGCCCGCTGGAAAGACGCCGAGACTTCCGCCGCCCGCGACCGGTTCCGCCTCGCCGCGCGCCGCGTGCGCCTTCTTGACCGCCAGGTGGCGATCATTCTCCACCACGAACCGGAGAACGACCTCGGCGAGCGCGGGGTCCGCAAGATGGCGGCCGGGACTGCTGAGGAGTACCGGCGCATGTGGGCCGTCGTGCGGGAGGTGTTCGATCAGGAGGGGGCCGACGACGTCGTCTGGGGCATGGCCTACATGAACTACCCGAAGTGGGACTACGTCGTCGCGGACCTCTACCCCGGCGACGAGCTCGTCGACTGGGTCTGGTGCAACGCGTACGGTTCGCCCGAGCGGCCGGATCTGGCCGAGAACCTGGCGCACTTTGCGAATCTGATGCGCGCCTTCGGCATCGGAGAGGGCAAGCCGTGGGGGGTGGCGGAGTGGAGCACGCCGGGGCTGCCTCTCGACCTGGCGGCCGACTACTTCGAGCAGGCCCGCGCGTTCCTCGACACGCCCGACGCCGATGTGTTCAAAGCGTGGATGGTGTTTGACTCGCCGGGCGCGGAAAACCGGTCGGACCTGCGGTTGGGCTTCGACGCCGCCGGGCGGCGAGTGGAGGACAAGCTGGAGGCCTATCAGCGGTTCACGAGCCACCGGCGGTTTCACTGCGCCGGGCGGTAGCATCGAGGCGCACCCAATTCAGTGAAGTTGCAGGGTTGGGTTACCGAAGGAACTCTGCAGGCGTTGAACTGTCGAGTGTTGCAAGATCGCTCCGGGGCCGCCACTGCCGCTGGCGGCCCCATCAACGTCAGTCGCGCATGATGCCCAGTTCGCCGAGTTCACCGAGGATGTCGCCGGTGATCCCGGGGCTCGGGCCGACGTAGTTCAGGCACACGCAGGGCACGTTCTCATACCCGGTCGCCTTCCCGTCGGCGTTCCACTGGTTGGGCCGCTGCACCGTCTCGGCGCAGGCGCCGCTGCGGTCATGGAAGTTCGCGCCGTGGCCGCATTCGCAGATCGGCCGCTTCGCGCTCAGGCGCGCCTGTTCCAGTTCCAGCTTCTGCTTTTCCAACTCGAAGGCGCGTTTGTGCTGCACCGCTTTGAGCTCGTGGCGGGCTCTGAATCGGGCACCGGTGGGCGGTCCCAGGAACAAGGCCAGCAGGATGAGGGTCCATGCGACGCCTTCGGAGAAGATCGCGTCGATCAGCGGTTCCATGGTCGGCCTCCGGGGGAGTGAGGTGTCATGATCATCTTTCTCGGGGAGAAGGGGCCGCGCGGCCCGTATCAGGATTCGGTGCTGGCCGCTTCAGCGGCTTCCAGCTCGGCGATCTTAGCCTTGGCGACCTTCTCGTTTTCCATCATGGCGTCCCAGGCGCTGAGGAGCTTCTCGGGGTCCAGGGGCTTGGGCTCGTAGGTGCGCAGGTTGAACCCGGTCAGGACGACCGGCCCGAACACGGGGTTGCCGTGCTGGATCGGGGTGCGCGTCTCGTTGGCGATCAGCATGGCCGCGACCGGGTTGAACCGTTTGGGGTCGGCGCGGTGGTAGTCGGCGGTGTTGCAGAAGTACGCATGGCCGCTGGAGCGGTACCTGAAGACGGTGTCGGCGTCGCCGCCGGTGATCTTGTCGAAGAACGCGTACCAGTCCCGGTGGTCGTCACCGAGGCCGATCGTGTCGCAGTTGTAGAGGGTGACGTGCCGCTCCAAACCGATGACCATGATCGGGCGCGGACTGTCCGCGAGCGCATCACGGAAGTGCGGGTCGTCGAGTTCGACCTGGAGGGTGGGGGCGGTCTCGGGGATCTGGGGGGTGTCAGACATGGTCGCCTGCTTTCTTGAGTTCGCGTTGGTACCAGCGTTGCAGTTGGTCTTCGGTCGCCTCACCGGCGAGGTAGTCGTCGATCCAGGCGATGGACCGGTCGTCGAGGTGCTGCTGGGCGCGGGTGACCGCGACGTAGCACAGCTGCAGATCGGCCGGGTCCATCGGACGCACCTTCCCTTCACCGTCCAGTGACGGTTCCCGGAAGTCGGCGCCGATCTTGACCCGAGGGTACTGCAGGCCCTTGGCGCCGTGCCCGGTCATGACCGTCAGATCGACCGGTCCCTTGTCAGTGTCCTTGAACTGCTTGACGATCTTCAGCAGCTGAGCCGCACCCCACTTCTCCACCAGGCGCACGAACACGGCCATGTCCCCGGCGGTCGGGTCGCTCTCGACATAGTGCAGCACCTCCCGCCAAGAGGCGAACGTCCCCAACTGCGGATGGTCGCACTGCAGTCCGGCCTGCAGGTCCAGCGCCGCTTTGCACATGTGCTTGATGTCGTCCGACACCCGCTTGGCCATGCCGACACGGCGCCCCGCCGCCAGCGCCGCTTGCGCGGCCTCGACAGCACCGGCATTCGTGCGGCACAGGACCACGTCGGGCTCGGTCAGGGGGCCGACCGTACCCGCTTCGCCTCGGCCCTTCAGGCGCAGGTCGCAGCCGAGGGCGGCCAGCCACTGGTTGGCGCGGTCGGCGATGGCCGGGCCGAACCGGAAGCTCTCGGTGAGGGAGAGGCGCTGGTCGGCGGGCCATTTCGCGAGCGCGTCCTGGGCGCCGCGCCAGGCGTACAGGGTCTGGTTGACATCGCCGACGGCGATGAGCTGGCATTGCTGGCGGGTGAGGACGTCGAGCGTGAGCGCGTCGATGTCCTGCCCTTCGTCGAGCATGATGAAGTTGACCTTGAGCTTGGGGTTCTTCAGAGCCCACATCTTCCTGTAGTGGTCGTGCGTGAATTCGGCGCGGTCGGAGTGGGGGTCTTGCAGGTCGTTCCACATCGCCTTCGCAAAGGGCAGCACGTGCGCCTTCAGCGCCCGGTGGGCGTCGGGGTCGATGCCGTCGACGGGGCCCACGTGCCAGGCGGTCAGCTCGCGGTCGGCCGAGCGGGCGAAGCGCTGCACCGCGAGCTTGGCGAGGATGGCGACGCCGATGGAGGTGATGGTGCGCTCGGGGGCCGGGGCGAACGGCTTCGTGCCGAAGGCGTCAGCCAGCTGGGCACCATTGCGCCGGGTGTTCCTGCCGCTCCAGCGGCGCGCGTAGTAGCGGCCGACGTCCATGGCCACGCTGTGGCTGGTGTGGCATTCGACGGTGCCGGGGAAGCGGTCCTTCGCGTCGGCGCGGTTGTTTTTGCCGAACGCGATGTACAGGCCCATCTTGAGGCGCCGCTCCTTGGCCTCGGCGCCCAGCAGCAGCGTCTGGGTCTTCCCGGTTCCGGCCAGGGCCTGCACGGCGACGTTGTGGCCTTCCTCGATCGCGGTGACGATCCGGTCCTGCTCAGCGGTGGGCGTGAAGCTCATCGACTTCCTTTCTGCGGGCGGAGCGGCGCATCGACTGCTGCTGACATCGCAGCCGGTAGCGCAGCACCTGCAAGTCGGTGTAGGGCAGCTGGAGGCGGTGCGTCGAGGGCGCCCACGCGCACCAGCGTTCAGCGCGCAGGTGCACGTGGGTGGCGTCATGGCGCGCGGACAGGCCTGAGTTGATGCCGAAGAGGTAGCCGTTCTCGGGGTTGAACTGCCACACGGTGCAGAACCAGCGGGTGGCGTCGCGCAGGACGGCCAGGATCGGTGCGACCTCGGCGCGTTCGATCGACCAGGCGCGTCCGGTGCGCCGGAATCGGTGCTCGGGCGTGCCGTCGGGGCCCAGGGGGGCGTGCAGGATGAAGCTGGCGGGGCGCATCTCGGCGCTCCAGCCGCCCATGTCCGGCTTCGGGTCGATCATCGTTCCTTGTTGTGGCCTCATGTGAATAGTTCAGCGTAGACCTACCAGGCAGCTAATGCGCGTTCGACTCGCTACCGAATGTGAGGATCGTTAGCGGCCAGCATAGCGGGCCCAAGGGCACAAGGAAAGGGCCCCGGAGACACCCCAACCTCCGAGGCCCACGTCGGGCTGACAGGATTCGAACCTGCGACCCCCCGCTCCCAAAGCGGGTGCGCTACCAAACTGCGCCACAGCCCGGAAGGCGCCAGCGTGCGGGCGCTGGCGCCGGTCCCTGCGGGAGCCCTCGCGGGGAATCGAACTCCGGTCACTCGCTTACGAAGCGAGCGCTCTGCCACTGAGCTACGAGGGCGAGCGGCAACCGGGGATCGAACCCGAGACCTTCTGGTTGGAAGCCAGACGCTCTACCAGCTGAGCTACTGCCGCGTGCCCAAGGCAGGATTCGAACCTGCAACCTTCCGGTCCGGAACCGGATGCTCTGTCCGTTGAGCTACCTGGGCGTAGGGCGGCCTTTGATCCGACTCGAACGGTAGGGGGCCCGCTTGACCCCTGTCCGGGTTTTTCACCGGCCTCGTACCCAGGGTGGGGGTCGAACCCACACTGTGCGGTGTTTGAAGCCGCTGCCTCTGCCGATTGGGCTACCCGGGCGTGTTCATGTTCTGTCACCGTCACCTTACGCGATGGTGTGGTGGTGTGCTCAGGGAGGGATTTGAACCCCCAACCCTCGGTACGTGACACCGATGCGCTGCCATTGCGCCACCCGAGCCGGTCGCGGCCGGGAGTCGGCCGCCTCCAGACCATACCGCCAGGGGGCGCCAGCGCCAACGGGTTTTTGTGGGGCGCAACGGTTCGAACGCTGCGCCCCAGGCCAAGAAAGGTGAAATGAAAATCGGTGAGACGACTGTAGCAGTCGCGACCGACGCTAGAGCGGGGGCTGCTGCCGCTGCTGCTGCGCGATGAGGGCGGTGTTCGCGGCCGTGTTCTTCAGGTTGATGTCCTGGTTGGACTCGCGCACCAGGCGGTCCATGCGGAACATGTCGATGAACCACAGCATGAACAGGCCGCCGAACGAGAAGCTGTACGCCACGCCGCGCGGCGTGTTGCCCAGGTAGTAGTGGTGTCCGCCGACCCATCCGAGGGTCCAGTACCACAGGTAGGCGCGGCCGAGGGTCTTGTTCTGCTGGTAGCCGTGAACGGGGGGCATGAGAGCTCCTTTAGAGGGGCGCGTGACCGCGCGGTGAGATTGTTTCACCCATGGTACGACCGAGGGCCGCCAGCGCGGTGCTGGCGGCCCTCGGTCGTATGGGTGGGGCGCAGCGTTTCCACTCGCTGCGCCCCGGTGCCGCCGTCAGGAGCACGGTCTTGCCAGAAGTACGGCGGTTGCAGACGCCGATCCCCTGGTGGGGGGGATGCTGCAGATCACAGCGTGACGCCACTGAGGGCGCGGCAGGCTTCGACTACCGCGCCCCGCATTCCATGTGGACACCCATGATCAAGGCATCGGGCCCCGCGTCCCGCGAGGGACACAAGTAGTGGTGCGCCTGTGAAAAAACCGCGTCAATCCCGAAATGAGAGTATTTTTTCTTTGCCCGACGGAGGTCGTGCGTGCGCCAGGCGCGACGCAGCACCGACTCTACCGCACCCGCCGCCGGTCACGCGAGGGACCTTCACGAGTGGTGGGCCCGGCGCCGGGCCGCATCGTCCAGGCGCGCGGCGGTGCGCTCCCCGGGCGCGTGCGCGCCTTGATGGGCGTTCTCGCGCAGGCAGCCGTGGGGGTAGCGGCCCTGGAAGGCGCGGGCGGTGAGCGCGCCGCACCGGCCCGGTTCGGCTACGCTGCTGCGCTCACGGGGGACGGTCTCGGTGAACTCCTCGATGGCGATCCGGTCGAGCCAGGCGGTCATGCTTCCTCCAGCGGTGTCGGTGGCTCCCAGGCCCAGTCGGTTGCGGAGGGTGTGGCAGGAGGTTCGTAGGCCAACGGCGGACCGGGCATCGTGTAGGCATCGATGCTGGTACCGCTGGCGGTGAAGGCAAGGACGTAGTCCTTGGGGTCGAGGCCCATCCGTTCCAGCTGCGGGCGCAGCAGGGTGCGGTAGAGACCGTCGAGTATGCCCGGTATGGCCTTGGTGATCGGCTCGGGGAGCGGTTCGTTGTAGGGCGCGTCGAAGACCTCGCCGGTGGCAGGCACGTACTGGCCACGGAACGGCGCGTGGTCGAACCAGTGGTTGCCTACGGGCACGGGAGCGATGATCTCGGGTGGGATCGCCACCGCCAGTGCCAGCGGTAGCCGCTGCAGGTCGGGGTCGTCGCGCATGAGTCGTGCGGTACGGGCGATTCCCCACTCGCGGCACCCGCGCACGAATCGGGCCCGTGCGTTGCGCCGCTCGGCCTTGGTGGTGCGCTGGCCCATCACAGGCCCTCGTCGATCAGGAGCCGCTCGGTGGGCACGAAGAGGCCCGCGTTCCACCGCCAGACCACCCATTCCGGGGCGCTCCCTTCGGCGACGGCCGCTTTGATGGCGTCGTACAGCTGCGGCGGGACGATGGCGGGGAGCGGCTGCAGGCTGGCCGCGTACGCGCGACGGCAGTCCTCGGCGTAGGCCTCGATGGCGGCGAGCACCTCGCTGGTGCCTTGCGGCATGCTCATGGCCCGGTCACGTCCTTGGTGATGAGCTTGACGTGTGGCCCGATGGCCGGGTCCGAGATGCGGTACATGTCGCCGCCGTAGTAGCCGTTGGAGGCGTTGCGGAAGGAGACGACGGCCGAGACGGGCCCGAAGGCGACGCTGCTGGTGGTGAGCCGGTACCCGTAGACCTGGACCTCGTCGTAGTCGACGATGCCCACGCCCTGCTCCCACGTCTCGGGCCGGTAGCCCGGGTCGCCGGGGGAGAGGTCGACGGCCTCGAAGCCGGTGACCAGTTCACGGGCGAGCAGGTTTTTCACGCCGTAGAAATCGTGGAAGTAGGAGCGGGAGCAGCAGTCACCTTCGACGCAGTAGCCGACCAGTCCCCGGTCGGTGTCGAAGATGAGCTGCTCCTCGCCCATGTAGATCGCCATGATCCGTGCGCCGATCAGCGCTTCGTAGTCGCGGGGATACATGCCCGGCCTCTCACTGGAACGAGAACTCAAGACGCCGCGAAAGCGGCGATGTCTCTCATTATCGGACATTCCAGTTCGATTGGGGTATTGCTTTAGCGGTGTGCCGCGACCCTTTCGGCCAGACCCGTGTAGCGCTTCGCCGCGCTCACCGTCGTCACGGCCTTCGCCAAGGCCCTCGGGGAACCCACGAGCACCACCCGCGACTGTGCTCGCGTGATGGCCGTGTAGATCAGGTTTCGCACCAGCATCTGATAGGACTGCATCGTCACCGGGATGACCACGCATGGATACTGCGACCCCTGGCTCTTGTGGATGGTGATCGCGTACGCCAGCGCCAGCTCGCGGATCTCGCTGGCCGCGTAAGCGATGGTGTGCCCTTCATCGGTCTCGATGACGACGGCCTCGTCGCCGCCTGCGGGGTCCACGCTCACCACCCGCGCCGGAGTGCCGTTGAAGACCCCGGCAGGGGAGCCCCACTCCTCGGGGCCCTTCTCGTAGTTGTTCTTGACGACCATGACGCGATCGCCGGGACGGTAGACGACCCGGTCCTCACCGATGCTGGCGTCGTACTCGATGCCCTGGGAGGGGTTGAGCTCGGCCTGCAGGCGCGCGTTCAACGCGTTGACGCCGCAGGAGCCTTTCCGCTGCGGGGTGAGCACCTGGATGTCGCCCGCGCCGATGCCGTCGGCGGCGAACTTCCCCGGGATGCGCTTGCAGACCATCTCCACCACCCCCTCCGCTGCCGCATCGGCGTCGGTGATCGACCAGAAGTGCAGGTCGGGCCAGCCTTTGAGCTGCGGGTAGGTTCCGGCGTTGACCTGGTGGGCGACCTGGACGATCCCCGAGGCCGCCTTCTGCCGGAAGATCTGCGTCAGCGCGGTCGTGCGGGCCGCGCCGGAGGCGATGAGGTCGCGCAGCACACTCCCGGGCCCGACCGAGGGCAGCTGGTCGATGTCGCCGACCAGCAGCAGCCGCGCACCGCGCTTGATCGCCCGCGTCAGGTACCGCGCGAGCGAAACGTCGAGCATCGAGGACTCGTCGCACACCACCAGGTCGGCGCTCAGCGGGTCTTCGGGGCCGACACGCACGCCCCCGTTCTCGCCGGTGCCCAGCCCGATAAGGCGGTGCACCGTCGCGGCCGGTGCGCCGTCGGCGAGCTCGGACATGCGCTTGGCAGCCCGTCCGGTGGGGGCGCACAACTCCACCCGCCACCGGCAGATCGCGGCGGCCAGCGCCACCGTGGCCACGGTGTGGGATTTGCCCACGCCGGGGCCGCCGGTGAGGACCGTCAACGGCTGCTCCAGGACCGCCCGCACCGCTTGCTCCTGCTCGGTGGTGAGTCCTCGTTCGGCCAGGAGGCTTTCGATCTGCGCCTGCTGCGGGGGCGAGGGGGGGACCACGGTCGCCCCGGCGAGGCGCCGCAGCTGCTGCGCCAGGTCGGATTCGAGGTAGTGCATGTGGCTGGTGTAGGCCCGCTCCTCCTCCACGACCACGCGCTCCTCGCCGACGGCGACGGCCACGGCCGCCGCGCAGGCGTCGGCCCGCACTCCCAGCAGCCGCGTCGCTTGCTCGACGAGCACCGCGATCGGCAGGTAGCAGTGCCCGTCGGACTGTGCGGTCTCCAGCGTGTAGGCCAGCCCGGCGCTCACGCGCCTGGGGTCGCTGCGCTCCCAGCCCAGAGCCCCCATGGCGATCTTGTCGCAGGTGGTGAACCCGACGCCTTTTGCTTTGGTGAGCGCGTACGGGTTGGTTTTGATCATGGCCGCGCCGTCGGCGCCGAACGCCTCCCAGATTGCCGACGCCAGCGACGTCGACGCCCCCACCTCGACCAGTGCCAGCGCGATGCCGTGCTGCTTGGCCAGGAGCGCCCAGCCCTCGGCGATCACTTCCAGCTTCTTGGGGCTGATCCCCTTGACCTCGATCAGCCGCCCGATCTCCTCGTCGAGGATGCGGAGCGTGTCGTCGCCGAAGCGTTCCACGATCCGCCGGGCGATGCTCGGGCCGATGCCCTTGATGCGGCCCTTGGCGAGGTACTCCTCGGCCTGCGCCGCATCAGTGGGCAGCTGCGGGGCGTAGCTGGTGAACTTGAACTGGCGCCCCCATTTGGCGTCCTCGACCCACTCGCCGTGGAGGGCGACCATGTCGCCCTCGTGCGGGTCCAGCATCGGTCCGACGGCCTTCTCGATCTGGCCGTCGGGGCAGCGGATGGACAGGACCGACCAGCCTGACTCGGCCGAGGTGAACGTGACCCGTTCAACCACGGCGCGCATCGCCCCGCTGGTGTCGGCGGACGCCTCCCGGCCAGGGCGGGGCGCGTTCTTGAACAGCGGCAGGGGCTTTTGGACTTCGAAGGTGAGATCAAGGCCGCTCATGGACGACCTCGACATCGGGCCACGGATCGGCGTCCTCGTCGCGCCACACCTCGATCAGCGGGTCCCCGAACGGCTGCCCGTTGTTGTAGACCGCGCCGTCCGCAGACGCAGGGTTCAGGTGCCAGATGGTCCAGTCCACGGCGTTCCCGAACGAGATCGTCGCATCCTCGGGCGCGACCAGGATCTGGGTCACCGACGGCGCCAGGCCGTCGGGGAACAGCCGCTCGTGCAGCTCGTCGAGGATGGGGTGGAGCTCGCGGCGCATCTGCGGCTGCGGCTCGTACGCCTTGGGTTCGGGCCAGTACGTCTGGGCGCCCCCGCGCTGCATGCTCATGAGGTTCTGCATGCGCTCCCACACCGCCGGGTCGGCCTCGAACAGGCGCTGGGCGTCGCGGAACAGGCTCAGGCGCCGCACCTCCTGCTCCTGGCCGTTCACGGCCGGGAAGCTGGCCTGCACCTGCGAGGCGTCCACGGTCATCGACTGCAGAGATTCGTCACGCGTGCCGTCGTCCAGCAGTGGCACCAGTTCTACCAGCATGTGTTCCTCCTTGAGGTCGGCCCCGTCTACGTCAGCGGGTCCTTGTCGTCGTTGTCGGATTGCTCGGCACTCCAGCCGCACCAGGCGCAGACGCCCTGGTACACGCTCGTCGCCAGGTTCTCGCACCCGCGCGCGGGTTGGCACGCGAAGCAGCGCACCAGGAAAAACCGGCCCTCCGCATTGCGGAAATTCGGACGCCGGTCGTTGACGTGCGCGCTCATGCGACCGCTGCCGCCGGTTCGTTGGCGACCATGACCTGCTCGGCGATCAGTTCCAGGCGCACGAGGGAATGCCCTCTTCGCGCCAGCACTTCCACACTCTCCTGCAGGACGCTGCGTCCAATCCCAGGGACCTCGACGCCGTCGATGAGCAGCCGGAAGGTGCCCCGGTCAGCGTTGATGATGGTGATCTCTTTGGCCATCGCGCGAACTTACCGCACATTTAGGTCGATTCTTCACCATTGCGGGGTTCGTCGACGTGGCGTCCCTGTGTGTTCTCGATGTCGATTCGGCTGTTTGTGATGGTGAGGTTGCCGTTGATGGTGTTGGCGGCGATGACCGTGCCGGGACCCGAAGCCGTGATGGTGATCGAGCCACCGCCAGCACGCCGCTGGCGCCAGCGCCGCTGCTCCTGGCGTTCCAGCTTCTCGGCCTTGCGCCGCAGGTGCCGCAGCCGCAACCAGCTAAACATCGCGGTCCCTCCCACGCGCGGCAGCCTCAGCCTCGGCCGCCTGCCGGGCCTGTTCGATCTTTCGCTCGCGCTCGGGGCGCTCGCGCGCCTCGGCGCGCATCTCCAGGTGCAACTCCACCGCCTGGCTGATCGAATGGACCAGCAGGAAGCATCCGCCCGTCCCCATCAGGTACGCGACGGCGCCCGTACGGATCTCCTCGGCCGAGTACGACACCGGGAACAGGATGCTCACCACGGCGAACGTCGCGGTGCAACCGGCCATGCCGCCCATCGTGATAAGGAGCGACTCGAACCATCGCCTGCGGTTGCTGCGCTCATGCATCGGGCTCGACCTCGTTCCCGCGCAGCTCGTCCAACCGCTGCCGCAGCGCCTCCAAGTACCGCTCGCCCTCGGCCGCCCGCTGCGCCAACAGCATGTACTCGGCGGCATGCTCTGAGGGGACACCCTCCACGTCGAGGGGGCCCTCGGGGTGGAACGCCTTCGCGAACTGGTCGCTGCCTTCGGCGTGGCGCTGGCGCAGGTGCACGAAGCACGCGACCGCGTCGGTGGCATGCGCTCCGGCCAGCAGCCCGGGAATGCCGATCACGAGGTGGACGACGAAGACAGTCATCTGCAGGACCATCCACGTCAGGAGGAGACCCATCCCTACGTCGCCGAGCCTGAACTGCTGGACCGCGTTGAACACCACAATGTTGACGAGGACGGCGCCGACCAGGAAGTAAGCGATCGTCCACCCCCGCAGGACGCGGCTGCGCCGCTCGTGCAGTGCGACCTCCTCGGGTGTGGGCGACTGCAGCAGCAGCCACGGGCCCTGGCGGTCCAAGGTTGCTGCCGGTTCAATCATCGACGTACTCCGAGTAGAAGTACCAGCCGAGGAAGACGACCACGAAGCAGGTGACGGCGCACAGCCAGAGCGGCAGCGCCGCCCCGAACAGGGGCTCGTCGATCCACCACAGCACGAAGGTCAGCGCTGTCGCCACCACCACCTTGAGTACGAACTCCAAGGCCTCCTCCATGAGGAACTCGGTGACGGCGCGGCGCCTGCGGTAGTACCCCATCAGAACCCCACTTCCCGTCGGGCCTGCTGCTCAGCGGCCAGACGACGTCGCCGCGCCGCCTGGGCGCGTCGAATGTTGCGCCGCTCCATCCACCAGTTCGCGGCCACCGCCCCGGCCCAGAACGTGGCGAACATGATCAGTCGCCCCCCGACCGCCGCCTGCAGCTCCTCAGGTGTGACGTCCGCGTCGCTGGGAACCGGTCCCCCCAGCAGGAACAGGAGGTTGAGCAGGTAGTACGCCCCCAGGAAGATGAGCGCTTGGCCGAACCCACGGATAACGTGGAAGACCCACGTCACCGGGCTCTGGCGCCGCTGTTCACGGAGCACCTCTTCGAGGGTGTTGCGTTCGATCTCGTCGAACTCGTCTTCAGTTTCCTGCATCGTCCGCTCAAAGATCCGGTCGTTGTCGTTGCTGTGGAACATCATGGCCTTTCTCGATGATCATTGCGGTACCGCTGGCATGTTGGCGAGCCCGACCAGATGCGCACCGGCGCACACGCGCTCGGGCGTCGGGTCGAGCACATCGACGACGAACAGGTCCATGCCACCGGGTGTGGCCATGGGCGTGTAGTTGAACGTCACTGTCCACCGCTCCTCCACCAGGGCCGCACTCGACGACCACAGCGGCCTGTTGTACGTCCGCGCGCACACGACGCTGCCGAGGTAAGGCGTGTCGGCGACGCCGCGCCGGATCAGGGAGTAGTACGTCGTCTCAGAGGCGATCCTGCTGTCGCAGTACCCACGCCTGAGGATAATCCCCGCGCGCAGTGCCCCCTCCAGCAGCGTCCGCCACTGCGCCGAGGCGTCACTGTTCGCTGAGGTGCTCATTGACCGCCCCCAGCAGGATCGCGAACTGGTCGTACAGTGGCAGCTCGATGTGCGCGAGCCGTTCGGGCTGGGTCAGGCAGCACTGGTGCGCGAACAGCTCGGCGAGGAATGCGTCGGCGCCCTGGCCAGGGCAGGCGTGGGACAGGGCGTACATGTCCCACTGCGTCTGCGCCATCAGCGTTGCCGTGTAGGCCGCGAAGTGCTGCAGGTCGTCTTTGCCGCAGTCGTTGATCTCGCCGGGCAAGCAGTGGGTGACGGGGAGGCCGAGCGCTTCGATCGCGGCACGACGGGCCTCGGTGGCCTTGCGCCAGCTCCGCGCCAATGCGTTGTCTGCCATGAGAGTCTCGCTTTCTGTCATCGGGAACAGTTACCGGTAGTCGTTTTCAGCAGCGGCCTGCGCGAGTCGGCGCAGGCAGTGGACGCAGTCCACCGGCTTCTCGACCTCGTCGAAGTAGGTGCCGGTCCTGCGGACTTTGGCGCTGCGGCAGAGCATGTACTGGGCGCGCAGCGGCCAACCCTTCGCGGCGCCGTTGGGCCACTGGTCCTCGAACCCGGCGTGGACGGTGGGCTGCCCGGAACGGGAAGTGGTGATGTTCTTCGTGCGCGTGGTGATGGGGTGGTCCACGGGGTTCCTCTCAATCGGGGCTGTAGGTGTGGGCGCAGTCGTGCTCGCAGCACCGCGCGGGCCGAGGTGCAGGAGGGGACACCACTTCAGCGTCGTCCAGCTCCTTCCACTGGGGGGTGTCCATCCGGTAGACCACCTGGTCACCGCAGGCCTGGCAGCGGACGGCGCAATGGGTGCGGACCGGATGGGCCGGGTAGTGGTGGGGAACGGACTTTAGCCGCTTGCCGTCGGCAATCCGCGAGGGGCTTACCACACGCCGCCCGGTCCGTGCCGGGGCGACGGTGGTTCCGAAGCACTGCAGGAGCGGCCCGGCGAAATCGCAGACGCCGCAGGACAGGTCCAGGTGGGTGGCGCGGATCTGGCGGCTCCAGGGGCCCCAGTCGGGGGATTGCCGCCAGGCCCCCTCGATAACGGTCATGCTGACATTGTTGCCGACGCCTACGACGCCGAGGCTGCCGTACCGTGGACGTCGCGGTAGAGCGGGACCTGCTCGGTCAACTGCCCGTGGTGGGCGTCGATGATCGTCTTCGCGAGGGTTTCAGATTCGGGGTTGAACTCCCAGACCGCGATGTTCTTGCGGGCGGCGTCGAACCCCGTGTGCACGGCCAGCTTGTGCCGCACCAGAATAGAGACGGCGTACCGAACGCCGGACTGACTGATGCCGGTAAGGTCGTCAGTGAGGTCCCGAGCACTTCGGAACGGCACGCCGCCGTGGTGGTAGTCGTGGCGCAGCAGCCACAGCACGGCCACGGCCGCGCCGGTGACCTTCGGGTTTCTGGAGTCGCGTGCACGCATGGTTACTCCCTGCTAGTCGGTGACGGGGGAACGGCTCCGGACGCCGTGGCGTCCGGAGCCGTGGTCGAATCGATGTTGTAGGCGCGGTCAGCCGGTCAGACCGGCGCGTTCAGCGACACGGGCCTCCACCTTGCGGGCCCAGCCCTTGATCCATTCGAGGTGAGGCTGCTTCCATTCGTGCTCAACGTCGCTGATGACCCACACGGTCAAGACGACGTCGCCGTTCGGGGCGCAGACCTCCTCACCGAGGTAGGAGCGGACGCCGAACTCGATAGCGACGATGTTCGTGGAGTATCGGGGATGGTCGTTCGTGTTGATCGCCAGCGGGCGCCGCCGTTCGGTCACCACGATGCCGCAGTAGCCCATCTTGCCGGTCATCGTCCGATCGGCTTCGGTGATCGGGCCGAGGTCGGCTCGCTTGGCCAGACCGATGAAGTACTGCTCGCAACCGGGCATCACGAGGTTCACGCCAACCTCCATGGCGTGGCCCTCTCCCATCATGGCGTCAAATTCGGCGAGCATCTGCTCGGCGACCCCGTCGTACTCCTCGTCGGCTTCGGGTCGCAGCCCGAGCTGGGTCTGCAGCGCAGCGCGTTCAGCGCCGTTGGGGTCCTCGGGTGCCATCGAACGGAACTCGCCCTTGGATCGTTTCGGGTCGGTCATGATGCGCTCCTAACAGGGTGGGTGGGGTGTGTGGGGTCAGAGGCGGCGCTGGAGCCCTGCAAGCAGGGCCTCCAGCATCTCCACGTCGGCGGCATCGGTCAGCTGCGGCGAACGCGCTTGCACCGCACCGGCTTTGATCAGATCGGACACCAGTACTTTAACAACTGAGCGGGGCAGATGCAGGTGAGCGGACACCTCCGCGACCGACATCGGCTCGGAGCGGCACAGCAGCAGCACTTCGCTGTGCTCACCGCCGAGTTCACCGACGCCGTCGGCGAACCGCGCCCCCCCGACCGTGGCGACCATCGTGGTGATGTCGAGTTTCACGCTCGCCTTAGTGCGCCCCGCCGTAGCGGTGTAGGGGCGCCCCAGGGGACTGTCACGGATCGGGCCGTCGATGTCGGCGCTCATGGCGTCTTCACTCCGTGGCGAGGCGCTCAGGGGTGGGAAGGAAGGATCGGACGCTGGCGACGAACTTCTGCGTCTCGAACCCGACCAGCGCGGCGTCGGCCTCGCGCGTGGTGACCACGGCCAGGACGGTGCCCATCCCGGCCGAGGAGATGAACAGCAGATCGTTTTCCAATTCGACCAGGACCTGGCGGACGGCGCCGGGCGACTTCGCCACGATTCCAGCGCTGCGCGCCAGAGAGAACAGGCCCGAGGCCGTGGCAGCGAGCTGGTCGGCCTGCTCGGCGCCCAGGCCGAGGACGCACCGGGTGATGCCGTCCGAGGACAGCAGCATCGCGCCCTGCGAGTGCCGGATTTCGGTGAGCATCTGCTGCAGCCGCACGGTCAGGTCGGTGCCGTCGATGAGGGGAACGGTGTAGGGACGGTCGGACACGGGAGTCTCCTTGAATTGATTGATATGGATGAGGTGGTTGAAAAATCAGGTGGTTGCAGGGGGCAGTTCGTTCCGGTCGAACCGGGGAACGGGCGCCTTCTCCCAATCGATCTTGCCCGGCCGCACACCACGGACGTACTCGATCAGCTGCCGTTCGATGACCTGGCACTGATCGGCTTCGAACCGCTTGGCGAACACGCGCACCGACGCCGGAACGCCATCGCGCCAGCGGGCAACGACCTCCAGAGGCTGCCCCGGTTCATCGACGATGGCGACCATGATGCGCCGGGCCTCGTTCTTGGCCTCGACCGTGCCGGTGAACCCCAGCTGCAGCCGGTCGTCGCCCACGCCGATGAGCAGATCGATCTCCTCGACCGCGCGCCATTCCTCTTCAGGTTGCTTCGGCATGCGCTCAGGCTCCTTCCGGATCGGGCGCCAGCGGCAGTGCGTCGCGCAGGCGCTGAGCCGCCTCGGCCGGGGAGTGGCCGTCCCATACGGGGGGCAGCAACACCTCGGGCACCGCGAACAGGTCCCAGTCGGCGTTGGGGTAGTGGAAGCTGATCTGCCCGGTCGGCAGCTGGGCGACGACGATGAAGTACTCGCCGCCGAAGCAGGGCTCGCCGTCGTGGTGGCAGCGCGACTTGACTACCTCCCACCCGTGCGCCAGCCACGCGGCCGTCGCGTGTGCATGCAGCAGCAGCCGGGATTCGTAGAGCTCGTTGTGAGTGTGGAAGCCATCTGAGGCCTTCCCGGCCTGCAGCCGCTTCTCGGCCAGCTCGATGGTCAGCTCCAACGCCGCGATGTGCGCCAGCAGTTGCGGCACATCCCGGGACGACTCGACCCGGTAGTGATCGGCACCCCCTGCGTATGCCCGCGCGGAACGCCCATCGATCGCTTCCAGTTGCTCCTCTGAGAGCCGATTCGGCAAATGGTCTTTCAGCATGTCCATGCTCGTTTCTTGGTGGGTTGCGCCATGCCGCACGTGCAGTTGCCGCTGGCCTCGATCCGGCAGCTCTTGAAGTGCCACCAGTGAGTGGACTCCGGCCGCGTGGTCGACAACGGCCCCAGCACCACCGTGGAACCATCCAGCGCGCAGGAGCTGATCGCCTCGGCCAGGATCATCGGACCGAACTGGATCTGCAAGGCCCACATGGGGGGTATGGATTTCATCGCGTGGCTCCGTTCTGGGGGAGTGCGAGGGAGCCGCCCTCGCTCGGGAAATCATCCGGGCGCGCCCGCGCCGCCGCGCCCGCGCCAGTGCCGATCCACTCGATGCGTTCGCTGCGCGTTACGTCGCCGGTCTCGCTGCGCAGCTGCGCGCCGTGGTAGCCGATATGCGGCCACCGGTCGCACCGGTAGACGTCGTAGACAGCGTCGCACTTGTGCACCGGTTGCGCCAGCCCCGACTTGCGGCCAACCGTCCACCGCGACCCATCGGCCGCGATGTGGTGGCGCGGACTGCGCACCTTGCTGTGCTCGTGCCCCTGCTGGCGCTTGCAGCGCTTGCCCGCATGAGCGGCCTCGCACCGAGGCCTGCCATCGGGTAGCGGCGCGTCGTTGGGAAAATCGAAAGGAAGGGTGGACATGCGATAACGCTCCGCGCGGTAATGAGACCGGTCCGGTGGGAGGCACCAGGCGCACCCTTCGGGTGTACTGCCAGTTGGTCTCCCACATCCGAATCGACCATTGTGTGTTGTAGTCCTCGGCTGCGGCAGCAGCTGCCTCAGGATCGACGTAGGCCTCCAGTGGATCATCCGCGCCGCCTTCGGCCACGGCCAGCAGCACCGTGATCTCCTCAGGCCAGCCCCCGTTCATGATGTCCCCTGCCGCGACTCCAGCGCCAGCCGGTTGCGGCGCTGGCGGTCGTAGCAGCAGGCTTCACGTGTGTGGCCGCTCTCGATATCGTCGGCGGCCTTCATGATCGCGTCGGTGACGGTGTCGATGAGGGCCCACCGGGACAGGTCGCCGTCGGGAAGGTCGTCGAACAGGCGCCCGTGCAGGGATTCGCATTCGAGCCATTCGGCGACACTCCGCCACTGGGGCGCATCGGCGGGAGGGCCGTAGCCGCCCCAAAGGTCGCGAGCCATCACGGTCTCCTTCGACGTCGTAGTCAGGCGCTTTCGCGTTGTTCGAGGCCGACGCCCTGGCGTAGCTCGGCGGCGGCGTCGGCGGCGTCGACCCCGTCGACTTGCTCGATCAGCTCGGCGAGTGCCTGGGCGATGGCGTTGAGTTTATGCTGCACGGCCGCATCGGCGCGCGTCTGGGTGTTTTGCAGCAGTGCGACGAGCAGGAACGTGACGATGGTGGTAGCGGTGTTGATGATCAGCTGCCATGTGTCGAGTGGGAACCACACGATCGAGGGCGCCCACACGATGATCAGCAGGAGGCACAGGCCGAAGAACCAGGCCCGGGAAGCGAACGCTGCTACGGTTGAGGCCAGCCGGTCGAAGAACCCCACGTGGGAGTCGACGTCGGAAGGCATCGTCGCCTCAGCGTCCATCACCACCACCTCACCCAAACCGTACGAACCGGAGCAAATGCTACCGGTCTTGGGCTGCCGCTTGTTGCGCTTTCGCGGCCTGCCGCGCCTTCTTCGCCTCCGCGCGCTCGGCACGGATCTTGCGCCGCTCCCCGGCGTACCGCTGCAGCGCCCGCGTGACCACCAACGACATCTCCGCGCGGTTGTGCTTAGACTTCAGCTCCTTGGCGTCGCGTTCGCTGAGCAGCACCGCGACCTCCACGTAGTGCCACGTGCACCCCGGCTCAACGTCTTTCTCCGGTGCCAGGGGCGGCGGTGCATCGCACTGCTCCCGCAGGAACGCGTTCAGCACCCTGCCGATCCGCGCCCGCGCCGTCCCTTCAGCGCCGGTCGCCCCCTCGGCGAGGATCTGCACATCGACCTCCGGGAAGCGGTTCACGGTGAAGTACAGCCGGTACCAGATGCGCTTGCCCTTCGACCCGGCCACGATCCCCGTCTCGGCCACGATGCGCATGATCTCGTGCAACGGCGCACCCGGGTAGTCGAAAATGACCGTTCTGGCGGTGGCGCCCCCAGGCTCGGAGGGCTCCAGCGTCTCCCACTCGTAGGGCGGTGAACACCGGTAGGCCGCTGGCAGCTTGAACAGCGGCTGCGCAGACAGCAGGAGGTGCTCCTCTTCGAACGACTGGCGCATCTGGATCGCACTGACCGGCGGGATGGGCTCAGGAGGATTCGCGCCGCGCCGCTTGCACCGCCCCAGCAGGGCGATGAAGTCGCCGGGCATGAGTTTGCCCGGTCCCTGCTGACCGGTGGCTTTCTGGATCTCGTGGGCGACCAGCCGCAAGTCGTACGCTTTCGGGTCGGACTGCCAGTCGACGATCATGTCGGCCAAGGTCTTGAAATACGCCTCGCGCTCCAGCGCGGCCTTGATGTCCGGGTTCATCGTTCAGCTGCCGCCTTTCGGGTTGCCCTGGGGGAGGAGTGAGGGATCATTGGGTTGACACATCATTCGTTCATTGCTTTCTGTGGTCGCAGGGAGCGGGGGTCACGGTGTAGACCGCCAGGTAGTCGAACACGGTGGAGCGACCGATCAGCACACCGGCCGTCCAACCGTGCGCGGCGGCCTTGCGCTCGATCTCGTCGGGGCGCCACGATTTCAGCGGCACATTGTGGCACGAGCTTTCGATCCGGGCGCAGTACCCGCAGTACACGGTCATTTCCTTGCCGAGCAGCATCAGGCGCCAGCCGTCGCCGCTCAGGTCGATGCCGACCTCATCAGAGCGGCCATGGAGGCAGTCCGCAACCAGGGACATCGGTCGATTCAGCAGCCCGCAGAACCGGCACGGGCTGGTCAGCTCGGCGATGAGCGCAAGGGTGTTGAAGTCGTCGTTCATGTGCGCAGCGTAGAGAGAATACCGAATCGGTGTGTCAGGGTGCGGTGTGCAGCAGGTGGGAGACGTCCTCGACCGGGCCGCAGTCGGCGGTCGCGGCGGTGGCGTGGGCCCACAGCAGGTCGCTGCCCCACATCGGCCAGTGGTCGTCGTATCCGATGCGGTGCTGCTCCCAGCGGCGCCCGTCAGGAGTGCGCCACAGGTACCGGCGCACCTGCTGCTCCTCGGTTTCGCCGTGGATGCAGCGGCAGACTGAGACCGTGCGCGTGAACGTGGGCTCCCATGGGCCCTCGTCGCCGTGGGGTATGACCATCCGGTAGTGGAAGCCGTCGCCGGGGAGGGTGTCCTCGGGAGGCGATGGGGCGACCAGTCCCCAGGAGAGGTAGCCGTAGCGGCCGAACTCGACGATGTGGCCGACCACGGGTGTGACGTGCGGCCCTTCCAGTCGTGTGGTCATGAGGGCACCTTACGGTCTGTGTCGTCGCTTTCGGCTGCGCGACGTTCCCATAGCTGCCGGTAAGAGGGCTCCTGGTGCCAGCGGCGTGCGTGCTTGACCACGCGAGGCCCAGTGATCAACGCGATGACCAGGTTTGCCCACAACATGGCGCCGACAACGATGACATTGAACAGGGCGCCCACGCCGGGCAGCACGGGGAGCACCGACATCAGGCCGATCAGGGCGCAGGCCACAACTCCGTAGCACGCCATGGCGAGCAAGACTCCGGCGCGCGCGCGTTCGGGGGAGGGAGACGGTACCGGAAGCCGGTGGGGCCCTACCCGGCGGTACTGGGTTTTGTTCTTCATCGGGGTGCGGTCCTTTCCGTGAGAGGGTGATCGTTCAGGCTATCGAAGACGAACGGCACGGGCGGGCCCTCCCGTCGTGGGAGAGCCCGCCCGGCGATGTAGCGGTGTGCCTAGTGGTGCAGCGCCGTGTACGTTCCGGCCTTCTGCGTGCCCCAGGGCGTCTTGACGTCGTTGTGGGCCTCGGCGACCGCAAGCTCCACGGTGATGCGGTGCTCGCCGACGCCGTTCTCGTCCGGATGCTGGTGCGTGAACTCGACGTCGTGGACGTGGCCGATGATCAGCCGCGACGGGGCATCGTGTTCGGCGTCCACGAATTCGACCGAGGCCTCCGGCTCGGGTACCTCGGGCTCCTCGGGTACCGGCTGCTCCATGGTGCACAGCTTGATGACAGCGGCGCTGACATGTCCCAGGTCGCCGGGGGCGACGAAGGCCATGTCGAGGCTGGCCAGGTCGGTGGTGTCGAAGACGATGCGGCGCTGCATCTCCGTGGACATCGGGTAGTCGGTGACGGTCGCGTTCACGAACCGTGAGGCGAGGACGACACTGCCTTCGCAGTAGCGGGCGCTGCCCGTGTCGTCGACGTCGCCGCCCTGCAGCAGCATCAGCTTGGCGTTGCCGGTCCATTCGACCATGTGATCACTCCTCGGTGAGGTTTCGGTGACCACACCAGTATCCCACTTATGGGTGATATGAGACTGGATGAGCGAAACATCCGGTTCGTCATTCGTAGAGGGAGTCCTCGTCCGCGTCACGCTCAGGCTCCGGATGCAGCTCCCGCTCGATCCTCGCCACCCGCGCCCGCAGCTGCACCATCGCGGCCTTCATGAAGAACGCGCCGACATACAGGCCCACCACCAGGCCGAAGATCACACTAGTCGACATCCGAGGCCCCCTCAATCGCCTGCCAGTGCCGCTGGTGCGCGCTCACCGACCACGCCGACAGCCGCTCCCAGTCCGGCGCCGGAGCCAACGGCGTCCGGCCCGTCTCCACCGCCTGCATCATCCGCGCCCGCAGCGACCGAATATCCCACAGCACCTGCTCCAGATCCGGCACCCCACCCGATTTAACCCGCAGTACGCACTTCCGTTCCGGCTCCGGCATCGGCAGCGTGAGGCGCCCGTGCTCAGCGATTTCCAGGCCCTGATACCCCAGCCGCAGCGCATGCGAGGCGAACTTCGTGTCGTACCCGTACTTCTCCACCAGCTCCGGACGCTTCGGCATCGAGCCCCGGCGCCCCTTCCCCAGCAGCTTCTGCACCTGACTGTCGAGGTAATGCGCCGATCGGTACACGACCTTCAACGACAAGAACACGGGCGCCAGCGCCCGCAGCTCCTCGCCCAGCTCACTCGTGGCGTACACCGACTGCTCCGGCGCGAACAGCATCGCCAGCACCGTGGGGTTCCCGTCGGTCGCCAGCCGCAGATACTTCCGCAGCGCATACATCACCCGATCGGTATCACCCGGCCGTGAGCGACGGCCCTCAGCCTGCGTCCGGTACGTATAGGTGTCCATCGGTTTCGCCAGACCGATCACACAGCCAGCAGGTTCGATGAACACCCCCATCTCGTCGTGGTCGTCGGTGCCCGCAATCGCAATGCCGTGCAACCCCGACCCCACCTCGGTGAGCAGGATCTGGCCCGCTCGGGCGATGCTCGCATCCCCGTGCTCCGTGTGCGTTGTAGCCATAGTCGTCCCTTCGGTTTCGTTTCGGGCATCAGCGCCCCAACGTAATGCAGGGCCCCCGCCAGCGGGGGCCCTGCGCACGAGATGCCGGTCTCGGGTCTACCGCCGCTTGGCCTCCACCAACGCCCGCGCCCGCTCCAGCAGCAGCGTGACCGCTTCGACGTGGGTGGCGTCCGAGGCCTGGTTCCACAGCAGTGCCGCGCTCAACATCAGCCGCAGCCCCTCGTCCTCGGCCACGACGAGGGCGAGATAAAGCTTCGCCTCCCGCAGGAAGTTGGGGACCAACTCGAACGAGACGTCCTCGTTGACCGCCCCCTCAGCGAAACGCCATTTCGCCGCCTCAGCGTACGCGGCCAGCCCCGCGTCGTTGGGAACCAGCTTCCCGTTCTTGGCGGTATGGATGAACATAGCGCTCAGGTGGGTGGCGATCAACACGTCCACTACGACGCCCAGCTCGACGTCGCTATAGGCATCGGGATCGCGGCCCAGCGCCCTGGCCACGTTGCGCAATTGCGCCATGTCCTCATCGGAATAGTTCTTCATGACAGCTGCTTCCTACGGTCGGAACGAATTGCCCAACGACTCACGGTCGGCCGCCGGGATGTACAGGCTCGGGTGCCCGAAAATCTGCAGCTGCCCCTGCAGCACCGAAAGGTCCAGGTCCCACTCGAACTGGCCCCGCCATCTGAATCGGTCGTCCGCGTTGCGCAGAGCGGCGTCGACCTCACCATCGGTCCACGAGTTGACCGCTTTCAACTGCGCCCGCACCTGCCACATCTGGTTCTTCAGCTCGGCGAGGCCGATGTGCTGCACCTGGTGGCATTCCACGCACAACGCGATCAACCTGAGGAGCCGCTGCACATGGCGGTTGCCGAGAGTATCGAAATGCCACAGCTCATGGCAGTCCGGAGTGCGCCGGGCTCCGGTCTGGCCATTGCGGCTCGGCTGCCTGCAGACCTCGCAGCGCATCTCGGCCGCCTGCACCACCGGCATCCGCAGCCCGTCCCATTCATTCCGGGACAAGATGCCACGCAGGTTCGAACCCCACACGTTGCTGGGCAACAGATCGGGATAGAGCACGCCGGGCCCGATGGGGAGGACGCCGACGTTCGGACTCAGGGGTTCCATGATCACTCGATTTCTGTGAGCCGCTCGACGCGGCCGTCGGGATAGAGGCGCACCAGCGGCGCACCGAAGGGGTAGTCGACGGGGTCCACCCGGGGACCTGCGGGCGGATGGCAGCTGCTCAGCATCAGGTACAAGAGCTGAGCTTCCTGCGACTTCGAGGACGCCAGGAGCCAGTCGACGACCTCCTGCACCGCAGCAGCATCATCGACCACCGGAGGAGTCTCCTGCTCCTCCATGGCCTCCTCGACGCGACGCAGCAGCGACCGCTGTTCCGCAGGCCGGTGACCGTGCTCGGGAAGTCTCATTCCCCGTCCTCCTCGCGGACGACACGCCGGAAGCCGCCGCCGATGTCTTCGAGCTTCGCTGCCTTCAACGGACCGACCACACTGTAGGAGAACTCCTCCCCGCGCTGGCGATGGTCGCGGCCGTGCGCGTCAACCCACTCCTGGTGATCGCTGGGACCAGCCACGCGCGGCACGCAGTTGCAGGTGTTGCAGCTGAGAAAGCCCGGATAGTCCACCACGGGCTCGTCCGGCTGCTCGCCGCTGTCAGAGGGAGCGGTCATAGGGGTCTTCCTTCACATAAGGAGCGGCCCGGCGACGCAGGGCGCCGATGGCCATGCCGATGAGGATGCCGACGGCCAGCGCCGACGCGAACAGAAGAAGATTCGAAGTGTCGTACATGAGCTTCATTCTCCCTAGGGGATGTAGGAGGGATGGCAGCGGGGAGGTGCACCCGCACGGGCGCACCTCCCCGCCTCATCATCAGTCCTCGGCTACAACCGGGGCGTCCTCGGTGACGTTGGCGCCGATCACGCGGTCGCGGAACTTCATCGCCACGCGGAACACCGGGACCGTCCGCGCGGGAACGGTCTGGGCCTCCCCGGTGCGCGGGTTGCGGGCCGCGCGGGCCGCGCGCATCCGGCCTTCGAAGACCCCGAAGTCCGTGAGGGCGACCCTCTCGCCGCCCATCACCGCCGACTGGACCTCCTCGATGAAGGCATTGATGACCTTGTGGGCCTCACGTTCCCCCACTCCGGCGCGGGCGGCGACGCGCTGCGTCAGTTCCTTCTTGTTCACAGGAGATTGCTTCATGATGTCCTTTCGCTTTTCGTTCGTTCTTTCAGTTGCGGCCATTCGGCCAGGATCAGACCAGCCCGCACCTTATCCAGTGCGGACAGCCAGGTAAACATCTGTAAATCGCACCGGAATTTCTACCTCATCAATCTGGCCAAACAGCAGCCACACATCAATGAGGGGATCACGGGGCCATTCATGCTTTTGGATCGGAAGCCGATGTTCATTCATCGGGACACGGGAATGGGAGGACTTGCTGCGTGAATCGCGCAGGGCTCCCCAGCTCCGGCATCTCCACCAGCTTTCCGGGCTCCGAAGCGGAGTAGCCGTAGACGAGTTCCTCGTCGCAGCGGGGGCACAGGAACGCGATGTGCGTCAAGGCCCACCAGCCCGGAACCCAAGTGGTCGCCGCCTGCGGCCGGATACCCTCGGCCATTTTCGAGCGCACCGTCAACTTCCGGACGCGCGCGCCCGGCTGCAGCGTCTTCCCGTACCGCAGCAGCAGCGGCCCAGGAAACTCGCACGTCTGGCAAGCAGGATCGATGTGGAACACCGGCAACGCAGGCTTCCACTCGTCCCAGCGAATCTCCTGGGCTCGCGGTCCGCTCATAGCGTAGAAATGTACAGGTGCATCCACTTCGCGCTGGCCTCGCAGACCGAGGCCCGGTCAGCGGCGTCCATCTCACGCATCAGACCGAGCAGGTCCTCGCCACTGGGGATGCCGCCAGCAGCGGCCATCCGGTCGATCGCAAGAGCGACTGACGGCCCATACTCGATCGTGTGCTGCATGACCACAGCAAACGCTGGGGGGACCTTCTTGGCAATCGCCATTGCAGTGCCCATGAGCACTGCCGTCGTATCCGATGATTGCGAAACCTCATGGATGAGCGCCGTGATGCACTCCTCGCACTTGTCTCGGCAGAAGGCGTAGAGGCGGGTGGTCGCCGTCGCGTCGGCGTCCGGTGCCCACGGGACAGGAGATGAAGGGGGAGCGGTGTCGAGGCCGTGAGAGTGATCCATAGGGTCCTTTTCTGTAAGAAGTCTGGACAGAACCTGTCTCGGCACACCTCGGCGAGATACGCTCCGTGCTGGCAGCGCGGCCGGTTGTACTCCGGGCGTTCCTCCCGGCGCGGTGCTCGGCGCACGGCGGCACCGGGCCGCTTGTGCCAGCCCATGGGCTCGTCCTGGGTGTCCGGGTCGTAGTCCTCAAGTGCTGCCCGCACCGCTTCCTCATCGCACGGGTAGCACCAGCCGTAATCCCATCCACTCCTGTCCCCGTGCGCCACAGTGATGAGCCGCAGGTTGTAGCCGAACGACAGGAGAATCCAGCGGTGCGTCGCGTCCTCGGCGAGTACGTGTCCGGCCCATTCCTCATCCCATACCGGTTCCGACAGCAGAAACGGATTCATCATCTTCCCCTCAGGGCTGCTTGATGGAAGGCAACGTCAGCGACAACTCCTCAGCGATCGTTAGCTGACCGGTGTGCTTCGCCGTCGTTACCAGGCGAGCGTTCGCGGCCACCGTCTTCAGCTCACCCAGGTACGGGCCCTCGGGGTCGGTGCTGTCGGCGGCACCCAGGATGTAACCGAGGAGCAGCAAGAACTCGACCGTGTTCTCGGTGGGGCCGGAGATCTGGAGCTCGTCTTCGTCGATGATGAGGTCCACGATCATCTCGCCCGCGTAGGCGTGGACGTCGAAGCCGTGGTCCTCAGCGAGCGCCTTGAGGATCATTTCAGAGAGATTCATTTTCGCTACTTTCTGCTTCCGTGGGGGAGCGGTAGCTCACGCCCAGCATGTCGAAGTGCGACGCCTGGTAGGCGTCGATGATGAGCCCCGCTTGCTCAGCGGACTTGGGGGTCAGCTTCCAGGTCATCTGGTTGCGCAGGTGACCGCCAACATACCCGGTGCACACCAGCCACGCGTGACCCCGCAGCCGGTCCATGGCGGCGCGCGCCACGGACGTCTTCATGTAGGCGCGATCGGCCAGGTCGGCAACGGTGGTGTCGTCGTTGGGGCAATGCACCAGCTGCCACAGCACGTTCAGCATGTTCGGTGTGAGCCGGAATGGAGGCCGTTCATATGATGCGGTCATTTCATTACTTTCTGATCGGTCGGCAAGTCGATTCGGGAAACCAGATTGCCCTCCACCTTCAGCCACCACCGGTCCTCGATGTCTTCGCCCTGGGCGGCGATCTCGCCATCGGCGCGGTGGTCGAAGGTGAAACCCTCCGATTCGTTTTGTTCGCGGAAGTCGCCCGCGTTCCCGGTGAGGAAATGCGCGATGACGTACCGCAGCCACTCCTCGCTGTTGTAGAACTTCTCACCGCCGTCCCACTCCAGCGCCGTACCGTCTTCGGTGGGCACCCACTGGCACCACAGGCCCGGCTGGCCCGGGTCTGGTTGGTTGTAGTTGATGATGTCGGCTTCTCTCGCCTGACCGGCAACGCCGCCCGCCCCCACGTAATAGGGGCCGCGCTCACGATGCATACGCCGCGTCTCTGCGAATTTCTGCAGGTAGGCAATCTCGGTCGGGTTCAGCGGCGGATGGACAGTGATCTGTCCTTCAAACGTGGTGGTGTAACCCATGCTGTTCTTTCTGTGATCATGAGCCTGGTCGGCTCAACTTGGTTGGGGCACAACGTAACTGCTCATTTCGGCCGGTGCATCTCCCAATAGTGACGGTCGTCAAGATAGCCGTCGACCAGTCCGCGCCAGTAGTCGTAGTCCGCCAGATGGCTGGCGAAGTCCAAGGTCAACTCGGTGCTGTCGCTGTAGTACTTCCGGTCTTCGGCCTCCAGGCGCTCCAGCAGGGCCGCATGCTCGGACACCTGGTACTGCGCCCCGGCGAGTGCCTCGTCGTCGAATCGGCCCGTCGAAGGGTCGAAGGCGGCGTTCATACCGACCTCCCACCCACGGTTGTACGACGCAGACTGGTCGTCCTTGCAGTGCGGGAAGGCCTCGCGCACAAGGTTATCGAAGATCACTGGTTACCTCCTGAATATGTCTGAGCATCCCATCGGGGGATTCGCTGTGAAGTTGAGTCGGGTGGGCTCAACATTGGGGGGCGCAAGGCAACTTATCAGAAGGATGCTCCCCGCAATTCTGAATGTGACTGTGGCTCATAGGATGAGCGAGCCCGGCGACGGCGGTCACCGTCCCGGGATTGGCCGAACGACGCAAAAGATGACGGTACGTTGCCGCTCCTGCGGGAGCCGATGAGCACCTGGGACCGCTTCTGGTCCGACGTCGATGCCGACGGCGACTGCTGGTTGTGGACCGACTACAAGGTGTAAAATATGTGCGCTGGAGTACCGGCGACGTCGATACCAAGAGCTCCGGGAATAGCTTGGTAGAATAATTCTTCCCGCAAGTAACGACGTGCGGTGCCCTATGTCGCTCCTGCCCCGCATGAGCCACGGCTTGGCTACGAGAGCTGCTCGCACTGCGGCGGGATCGAAGCGGTACTTGCGGCCCTCCCGGGTGGAGGGCACATACCCTTGGCGTGCCCACCGCTGGATGGTCGACGGTTGGCGTTTCAGCTCGGCGGCGAGCTGCTGAGTGTCCATGGTCTTCGTCCCGGTGAGGGGAAGGGTGGTCACTTCCAGGGCTTCGTTGACCGCGTCGAGGTCGAACCAGTACTGCCCGTCTTGCCTGACGAACGGGATAGTGCCTTCGCGTGCCCACTTGCGGATGGTCTGGTCGCCCTTGCAGAGCGCCCACGCCAGCTCCTCAGTAGTGAGACGTCCTTCGTGCTCGTTCATCGATCTACTTCCCGCAAGTAACGACTAAGTGGTTTCTTCTTTGGGCCACGAGAACCCACGCTCGTTATCGATATGGTCGTCGGGGTGATCGGGTTCTTCGTCGCAGAGGACTTCGACTTCGTTCTCTCCGTCGAAGCAAAGGTTCTCGGCGAGGCACATTTCGGGAGATCCACGCCAGTCGTGAACGTCATTGCCCATCAGCTACTCGTCGCCGGGGTGGGGCTGTGTCCGGTATAGCCGCGCTTCAGTGGATTCGCCAGCCCGGATGTGCGCGGCGGCGCCGAACTCCATGACGTGTTGGAGCGGGATGTGGGGCAGCTGGTATTCCGGTAGGAGCCCGGCGTTGAGGAACGCCAGCTGCTCTGCAGCGTTCCTCACCGTAATCTTGAGATCGTCCCGATTCCCTTCACTGATAGCCCAGTACAGGTCGGAGGCAACGTAGGCAGCTTGCTGAACAGCTCCTTCTCTGGTCTCGTTTTGCAGGAATCCCTGAACGACCAGTGTAGCTTTGCTCAGCACCAGCAGGGACCGGTCGTTGTGTTTGCCGATCCAGTCCATCGCGGCTTCCTCGACGGCGTCGTTACCGCTGTAGTCAGCCGGGAAACAGGCCTCATAAAAGAAAAACTCCACAGCACTATTCCTTTTCGTTCTGGTTGGGACCGGTGTCGCTGATGTTGAGCTGCTCAGTTTCTTTCTGCTTGCACGGAGCACACACGTTCCATCGGAGCCCGTCGGTCGGGTCGACCGCCAGATCTTCTTCGCGGGTCTTCTCGGTGCAGCACTCGCAGAGCACCCACAGCTGGCCGTCGTCGTCGACCCAGGATTTGAGGCGCGAGTCCATCACTGCCACCCGGTCGGGATCTGGAGTTTCGCGATGTTGGTGCTGTACCAGGGGCAGCCGTCCCAGCCGCAGAGGATCTGGCGGGGGTGGCTGGGGCAGCCCTTGCGCTCGCGATCCAGCGCCGCCAGCAGGCTCGGGTGCGCGGGCGTCGCGAGGCCGACGCTGCCGGTCTCCCCTTCGCCGTTCCACGTGGAGTGGACTTCGTGGCCCCACTGCTCGATCTGCGCCTGGAGCCCAGCGAGCTCGCCCGGCTCCAGGGGATTGGCCAGCTGCCGGTTGTGGGGCGGTCCGGTGTATCGGGGTTCGGCTACGCCGAGGACGATGACGGGTGCCGCCTGGAACCCGGAGGGTAC